TTTCCCTCCAATAATAGCTCCATTCTTACCAACATCCCTCGCATTAACCATACCATTGTCAGTATATGTATCAATACCTCCAGTAACATAGTCCTGATCCCTTACAGCATCATTAAGGATATTTTCCGTAGCGACATCAAAGGCATTTGTAAGATAATCAACTTCCTCATCCATGATCTTACCATACCTATTCCTATTATCATTCGCTGCCATAAGAGCCTCGTATTTATTCACCATATTTGGGGTTGATGATAATACAGAACTTGACGCACCGCCATTATTAGTGATCCATGCCATAATATTCTCGCTATTAACACCACCAGGATATATAGAAGGATTGTTTTGTATATCGTTCTCTATGCCTCGTAGATCAACAGGATTTATGGATGATATTAAATCCTTCTCACCTGTCGATATATTATTCTCATTCTGAATATATTGATTGTCAAATATATTCTCAGGAGTAACATTAGGCTGAACCTTTTCCAGCTCAATCATAACACCTGTAGGGATATTAGAGCTATTACCAGCTTCCTTGGACATTACTTCCCTAAGCTTAAGATTCTGATCTATCTCCTTTGATTTCTGCCTCCACGAGAACTCTCTCTCCTTGAAATCAAGATCTCTCATCTTAAAGTAATAATCATCAGCGATGTAGTTCTCAGATGAGTTGTTATACGACCATCTAGCGGATACACCATCAAGAAATTCATTACGTACAATAAACTCCCCCGCTCTAGCCGGATTCATATTATTGCCAATAAAGGAAGTAGCCTCCTCCACTAACGCACGGCGCTGTTCCCGGACCTCCTGTAGTGACGCCTCAATAGCCGCCTTAGCGGAAGGGCTGGCCTCGGCCCCTTTGAGTTTGGCTAAGAGTGCGCTCTCCTCAGCGTCAAAACCGGAAACATATTTATTAACGAACTGATCAGTAGTCATGCCACTAAACATACCGGGATTAGTGGCAGCCAAATACTGACCCTCTATCTGCATCTGAGCCTTAGCGTTCTGGGATATAGATCTAGCGGCTATCGCTCTAATCTGAGATCGACTCATCTCATCAACAGTAATATCTCTCATCCTACCAGTAGGCTTGCCATCCACTACCTCAGGAACAGAAAACTTCTTTCCCTTATTAAGACTGACGAAATCCTTCATCATCTTATTCATCTCCTCATTGTAATCCGTATAAGGAGTGTAATGAATAGGATTCATCCTTGTACCAACCTGACCATCATTAACCCATTCATAAAACGGCATTAAGGCCACAGCCTCATTTATGGCACTATATTGCTTAGGATTATTAAGCTTCATATCTTCGATCTTCTGAGAGAAAGACCTATACTCCCTAGTACCGGCGATAGCGTTCAATACACGGGTATCTAAAGCCTCTCCAAGACGGGCTTGTATGCTTCTAGCTATACCATCAGAAGCTAGATTGGATTTACGATACACGTTATTCACATCCTGTATCAATCCATTTAACCTATTCTGAAGATATTCCCTATCCTGAGGTTTTATAATGTCAGAATTGATAATATAATCAGCATACTCATTTATAGCCTGCCGATTGGTATCTATCTTCTGCTGCATGTATCCCATACCCTGCATCATGACATCCATGTTGTAGGGTGATACGTACTTACCGTAATTCCTTAATATACTGTATTGTGAAGCCATTATTTATCCCTTTTTGCCTTTAGTTACTTCCTGAGCAGGATATAATCTCCTGTAACTTAATATATCTCCTTGAGGGTCTGCGATCAACTGGCCATTGGGACCAATCTTAACATCCCCAAATATAGATCTTAATGTATTCATGGTCGTAGCCGTGTTCCACTTCTGCTGAATCTCATCATTGACGCTATCGAAATACCTAGCCCAGTTCTCGTCATTTATAGCCAATCCCTGCAATATACGTTGCTGGTAAGCTTGACGTTGGGCTATATTCTTATCGTACGTATTAGCCCATGATTGAGAATTGACATTATCAGCCCAAGTTCTTTGAGCAACATTGCCCTGCTCTACCTCGTTAATATACCTACCTATATTAGAACTCATGATAGCCTGTAGGTTAGATGATAAAGCTCCTCTTTGAGAATCCGGGACATTACCCATCTGATCCAATTGTGATTGGAAAGCACGATTAGCCTCAACCATATACTGATCAGCCGATCTCAACACCGGGTCCACGGTAGGAGCGTAATGTCTTTCCAGACCTTCCGTTGTCACGGCTCCCGGAGTCATCCTGAACACCTCAGGAAAGTCAAGACCACCACCTACTATATTCCTGCCTCCATTGCCGCCGTTCGACTTACCGGCATTTGTGTTGGTCTTAGGGAGTGTATTGGGATCAATCAGCTCAGGCATATCCAGTTTAACATCAGGATTCTCCACATCACCTATATCCATAGGACCGGGAGCCACCTTATGAGGGTCAAGTATAAAATCAAGACCTTCCATTCCCTTCATGGATCTCAATGCCTGCATCTTAAGCATATCCTCGCCAAGTATCTTATTAACGACATCCTTGTTCTTATCAGAGAACAGTTGGCTAAAATGGGTGATACCGGCATCGTTAAGAGCCTTATGCTGTTCCTCTGTAACAACGTCTAGACCGATCATAGGGCGAGATGTGGTAAACAAACCTAATTTATTGTCTCTCATCCTATCATGATATGCGGCTTTCTTGTCTTCCGGGTAATTACCTTGACTATCCTCACCGCCAAAGGAAACGAGCGTCGTGTAATCCCGAAGCGCCTCGGCGTTGGCGATGATCGGGTTCTCAGCCGTAGCCAAGCCCATCCAGCTACTTGTCTGACCGTAGATAGCGTCTTGCAACGCCCTAGCCCTAGTGCCCTCTGAAGCTCCCATATAAGCATCGTAAGCGACCGGATTGAATGTCTTATAATAATTCAACCTCTCATCCGTATTAATACCTCCATAAGAGCCATCAGTTCCTTGGCGCTGATAACCGAAATAGTTAGGATCATTGTTGAACCTATTCTCGATCGGGCGGAAAGTTAATTTACGACCGAACAAAGACGTGCCTCCTATCTCCATCTTCTGGCGAATACCAGCCACTTTCTTAAGCAGCTCTTTCTTAGCCTCAGCTATATCCTCCTCCGTAAGACCGTATTCTTTCATGGATCTGGATATGATGTTATCTATCTCACCACCCTTAGCGAAATACGTATCCTCATCCTTCTTCATCTTCCGGTCTTCCTGCTCCTTGTATATGACATTAGCGAAGTCCGTAAATCTTCCCTCTAAGCCATTAACGGTATCGTTGCTATCATTTATAGCCTTAGATAATACGGAGGCGTTTAAACGCCTTGTATTCTCATCATCTATCTTATCGTTCTTCTTCAACTTCTCTAACGCCTTCTTCTGGTCATCGTAAGCCGATTTAAGACCGATCTTAGCCTTATACCTATCCATTAACGTAGCGTATGTGTCCTTAGGCGTGGCCTTAATCCCATACGTATCCCTAATGTATTTGGCGAAGTCCGGCTCTATGGTGGTATCATCGGTAATAACCTTCGTACCCTGCTCCAAAGAAACAGGCGTTCCCCCATCGGCGTGCTTCTGCCCCATGACCTCCATCGGCGCCTCCCCGGGCTGCTCCACGTACTCGCCCTTCTCGACCTCCACGTTGGCTTGATCTTCCATCGACTTAGGTAACGGATACAGATACTCACCGGTAAGGCTTCCGCTATCAAACCTATTATTAGGTCCTAGATAAACGCCCCCGCCATCCTTGTACTGCATTTGGGATTGCCTTCTTTGCCTAGCCTCACGTTCCTGAGCTAACCTGATATTGGTACGAGTACCTTTCTCTGACGCTATCCCAGAAACCACGTTACGAGCCAACCCCATGATACCACTAATTCCCGAGGCTATGGTAGTTATCGTATTAGCTGTTTTAGCCCCGGTGGATAAATCGCCATATCCCTCGCTTCTCATACGTCCTATACCACGACCCATCTGAGTGAACCTAGATCCTATATCATCAGCACCATAGTAAGGGATAGTGGTAAAATCAAAAACATCCGTACTACCAGACTTATCAACCTTCTTATTACTGTCAACCAAAGCGCTCAAATCACTTGTATCAATGGTATTAATATCAGGCTGCTGAATATCAAATCCTATCTGGGTAGACGAAACCAAAGGCTCCACTCCAATACCCTGAAGACCAACAACATTACCGGGCATAATAGGGGTGACTTCCCCAGCCTCTTGATATTTAGGTATCTTCCTCTTGATTACATATTTGCCCATATCAAATTAATTTCGTTCTGACACAAAGATAATCTAAAAAAACGGAGACTCACCATTTATATAACGATGAGTCTCTTTAATACTAATATTTTAAAGCCACAACAGGATTACCCCATTTCTTCTTCCATTCATGCCCAAGATAGTCTATAAGCTTATCATAAGTATCTATAAAGCCTCCATCTATAATGCCGGTAATAACATTCTCTACAGCTACTATGTCGTTTAACTGATTCTTTGTGGCCGTATTCCTTATCCCACTCTCATGCTTGTTAAAGACGATAAAATTAATAGCCTTAGCTACCCTTGATATCTTATCAGACAACTGACTCTTGTCGCTAACCAACCTGGCGACGGCCGAACTCATCTTGATATAAGCCTCGCCAGCGGCATTCCTGTCCTCTATGAATCCATCATGCAACCATATTATCACCTTGGCGTATATCTCTGGATCCAATTCCAATGCTACCATAACAAAAAAATACGGATTTACATACCATTTCTGACCCTCCCCCTTTCCTCTTCGGTAAGCCATTCCGTATTTTTTGAGATCGGTTATCTTATTGATTTTCAATTCATGGTTTTGTACCGTAAGATTTCTTACAGTACATATATCATTAATACTCAGCTCCCTAACAAGAGCTTTCATCTTTTCCTGAAATCCATTAGTAGCAAACAAATGATCAAGCCTTCTAGACTCCAACCCCATAGATTTACGTTTTTCATTCAAGGCTTCCATAACTTCCGTTATGCATACAAACCCGTCCTTGGACATAACAGAAATGTTCCTACCTAATAATTCCCTACTCTCTGATGATAAAATCAAATTACTTTTCATACCTTTACTAAAAGTTTTAAATTAATAAATGCGCCTATCCGCTCGTGATGAGTAGGTAGGCGCACAAATATAAGCAATACTAATATTATTACAAAATATAATAGCCTATATTATAGATAATAAAATCTTGAAATTTTACATATCTCAAATAATTACAAGATGCTAGATCCTTTTTACAAACAGTGATCCTATAGCTTTCACCAGATCGTAGAAGCCGGCACTACTGAACCCAACAGCTACCCCATACAGCAATGCCTCCCACCATTCACTCCCTATAAGCAATGGAGACACCTTTAGAAACCACGCTAATATACAAACCAGCATACCTATGACTACGGCGGATAGGACTTTAGCCCACTTATGGGTGTCAATATACGGCACAACCTTGGCTAACTGCGTAGCTGACATCGTGACGAAAGCCATGATGCCGGTAAAGGTAGTTAAATCAATAGTGATAGCCCCTTCTGATGGGATTACCTCTTGCGCCATCAAAGCGAACGGCGTCAATAACATAGCGAACAAAAATAACAATCTTTTCATACTAAAAAAAACATTTTAAAAACAACCAAATATAACCAATTAATTTAATACATCATCAGCAAGCCCTCCTAATGTCACAACAGGATTGGCTATATCAAGGATATCATCCAACCTATTCCCAATCCTTCCCATCACGCTCGTATTTCTTAATATATCCATCCCTCCTATCAGTTCCGCCGCAGCTCCGGCAACACCAAGGATATTCCACAGGTTATCATCATCAGGATCCAATGCTATCTGCGATGAATCGACACCAATCCCAGACAATCCAGAAATTTTCTGAATGGAATTACTATGAGCGATATTATTCAATAATGGATACAACCTTGCTCCAGAACGCTCTATCAATCTCAAAAACCCAGGAGATGCGGTGGCTATATCACCTATCGTAAGCAATGAATCAGCCATGAGCTTGTAAGGATAAAACCGCTCCTTCCTGTTTTTCTCCTCCTCGACTGATTGTTCTTTAACAGACTTTCCAAAACTATCATACATAGCCGTATCAAAAAGACTATTTATAAGATCCACCTCCCTATTATTCCTGCCATCATATTTTACGTCATCACTTAATTTAAATACAGGGAGATTATTTATTCTCCTAAACTGATCCTCATCTATAAAGCCCTGTTCCAAAGCCAATCTTGACGATCTTAATATTTTGTGCTTCTCTTCGCTAAGAGATTGCATCGTATTTTGTTTATCAATAACCTGCTTCCTTCGAACCTCATCATAAAACCACCTATTGTCACCAACAGGACCTCCTTCTGATTTTGTTGACGACATTCCTTTTATATTCAACATCAATCCCGGTATCATATTAAGTACCAACTGCCTTTTCGCCTGTTCCTTGCGCATACGCTCGGCTTCCGCTATCTGGGCTTCTGATTGGGGATCATTCTTGATATTATTAGCTATATCCTCTATAGCCTTCTTATTGGCTCCGGATTGGGCTAGCATCTTATATAATAGGTCTTGACCCTCCTTCTCCCACCAGCTATCCATAGATGGGTGGGGAGCCAAAGAAGGAGCGGCGGAGGCTACCGTCTCAGGCACGGGCTGCTGACCTCCGTCTCCCGTACCAGAATCCCGCTGCCCGAACTCGTATCTCATTGGCTCGTTCTCCGGGACACCGTATCTGTTGGAGAACATATCGGCGAACTCAAACCGCTTCTCGTTTCTTAATGTCGATCCAAGGGGTCTTCCGTATCCTTGATTCCATGCCACGGTAGCGTCCTTATAATTCGTGGCGTTATCAAAATCAGCCTTCGAATACATATAGTAATTATAAACATTGCCTTGAGCGTCCTTATCAAAGAACTTGCCTTGGTTTATGTAGTTCCAGCCTAGCCCCGGTACACGACCTTGATACTCATCCACAAGATAATCCAGCTGTTGGGTTAATGTCGGTTTTTTACCATACCTACGCTGCAACTCTTTCTTCCTCGGTCCAAGCCATTGCTGGATACCAAAGTCACCAGCGGCGCCTAGAGCTTCGGTGTCCCCTCCGGACTCGGCGGCGATGTTCGACAGGATGCCGATAGCTTGCGTTTGTGGTATCCCCTTCTTTTCTGTCAGATAGTCCCATATCTCATCATACACAGCCATCTTACTATCCTCTGATCTACTAGGATCAATAACGTATTTGCCAGCCCCATAATCTCGTTCTATATTTACCGGACCTCCATCTTTCTTGTCCTCCAACTTATTCTTGGACGTAATGGCATTACGGATAAGAGCATCCCTTCCACTTTCCGGAAGAGGATTTCGATCCTCAAACGACCCTCTCTCCTCAAACTTATCACCTATAGCGTCTAATGTCTTAGTGACTATATTGACTGGGAACTCTTGATCATTACTATAAAAATCATATACATCGTAAACACCTAACCTTCCATCCGGACGTCTATAAATAGTAAAATTACCAAACCCTGATAACGGGGTAAGATCACCAGCAGCTTCGGGGTAAAAATCATACTCAGAAAAAACCGTAGGCTTTCCGGATCTTACCGAATTACGATTCTTCTCAAAGATATCTACCCATTCTCTAGACTTTTTCAAAAGCTTCAGCCTACCATAAGCATCATCTGTAGCCGGCTTATCAGAGCCATATATTTCTTGCTCCGTATCACGAATCTTTTTATCTAGCCTCTTTATCTCATCCTTAGTGTCACGATTGAACATCTTCTCAATATCAGTAATGACATTATCAGGAATCCTTATCTCCTTGCTATTTCCATCAAGACTATTAGGCTGGGATAAGAATCTACCCCATAGCTGTTCGCTATATTCATCAACATTAGCTTTGCCATTTCTTCCGTATATAAATTCCTTAACCTTATCGGGAAGACTGGCATTTGAGGCTACCACATCAGGCGTTACATTCTTATACAACCTCCTTCTTACGGCGTTACCTATGATGTCTTTTAAATACAAAGCTCTATCAGATACATCTTGTCTTACATACATAGGATCATTACCAGTAGGACCTCCTTCGGCTTTCCGCTCAATTTTCTCTCCCCATAACCCATATTTCTCCCTAGGCCATATGCCATCTATGGCATCCACATAACCAACGGGATGCTCCCCGTCCAGACGCCGGTTCCGTCGCTCGTCCGCAGGGTACAGGGCGTTGGCCAACGGCTGCGTGATATAACCCAACCCCTTATCTTTGGATCTCGACATAGCGTCCACCACAGTCTGATATATAGGTCTTAATTTCTCAGGCAAATATAACCCCGCCTCATCAACCAGCTCGCCTATCTTCTTATTTATACCCCTAATGCTGAAATTATAATTACCCATGCCATTATTCAACGGAGACAACGCACCTCTTATCCCATTCATACCCTTAACAGCAGCTCCTCCACTAAGGATATCAAACTCCGGGGATACGTTCTTTAAAGGACTATCATCCATACCCCTGAAATACATGGGACGCTCACCTCTTACAACACGATCAAGATCTTCCTTATACAAATCCTTTATCCATGAAGGGATTTCCTCTTTCTTATCTTTCTTAGCCATAAATCACGTTTTCTACAAAGATAGGTATAATCAGATGCGGATTAAAACATTAGGCGGGTACATGATTCATATCACCTACCCGCCTACGCTTTTCAATGCATGTGATAAGCCGCTAGAGCTTTCTTAGCCGAATCCCTCGACCTGTACTTAGCCGGCCATAACTTTCCGGTCTTGTTGCTGACCACCCTCCAATCATTCCCTACTTTCTTAATGCATCCAGATTTAGGGCATCTACTGGATTTATCCTCACTCCTCTTTCTCGATTTTCCAGTCATACCACTTTTACGTACAAATTAATCAAGTCATTTAAATCATGGATCAAAGGAACAATACTATCCCTTATACATTCGTACAAGACGTTATCTTGGGAATAATATTTACCGATCTCCAGAATCATGCCCTCAAACCCGGGATCATGCGTATTATTATATAATATAGGATCATCCTTGGTTCCAGCACTACCATCCACCACCTCATGCCATAAAGCGGTTTGATTACCCGGTCTCCAATTATCCTGCGTGGTGTGCTGCTGGTCACATTCATATAACTTGCCATTATACCTATAATATTGACCAACCTGAACAGCGATCCCAGCCTTCCATTCAGGATAATACCCTTTCATGGATAACGCCTCAGAAGAAGACAACTCCACCTTATTTATTATAGACTTGACAAATTTACATAACCCACTAACAGGCAACGCCTGATCTTCATCATGACCGCCCTTTAGCCCAATCTTATCAAGCTCTACCTTTATCCACGAGATAAACATATCGTGATCCTGAACCTCCTTATCTTCCGGATTATTCCTGAATTTCCTCGCCAAAGAAGCATCCAGAGAAGCCACATCATAAGCGGAATCCAATCCGTAGGCCGTCATCTCAGCGGCAATTATAGCCTTATCTCGGCTCACCGGCTTATCCAACTTGACAGGAAAAGCCTCGGTAATAGTCTTGCTAATAACATTCCCGTCACCACCTACGTAACTGTCATTGACATACGTCTTATGACCAAGATACAGCAATACCGATCCTCCTAGATCCAATGATACACATCTACCATCCACCCATCTAGTTTTCCCCTTATTGTCATCATTGTCAACAGAAGAAGGAATCTCAATATAATTTAAATTAATCATATCAAATGTATTTTAATTGGTTCGTACTATCCTTAAATATATAACCGCATTGATTTTCTACCTCAACATCCTCTATAGGCAAAATAGCGTTCTTGCCATATTTAACCTCACATGCTAAGACAAAATTAATGATTCCTTGATAATTGCCATGAAACTCCCTTGCCTCGATCTTGCCAGTTAAAACACCATCAACTACCTCGTCTATACCAATAAGGCATTTTATCCAATTAGGATTCCCCTTGTTGTCTCTCCTTATATCATAATCAAGTACAGAAAACTTTTTGTCGATCAATCCTTTTATATCTATATTTCTGGCATCCATAGATCTGTCTATCTTGATCTTGGATGTTAAATCCTTTAATTTCATATCTTTTTCTATTCTTAAAGCCAAATTAAACGAATCAGCATGTTTAAATATACCAAAATAAGATGCCCATTTATCATCACTACCACATATCTTAGCCCTATTAACAGTTCTCTCCCGAACAGACACATATCCCTTATTATGATCATTCATGTCCATACCATTACGATGAAATACATATCCACAAAAATCTATACTATCATAAAGACTAGATATCCTTGTCGTATTACTTTTAGCCCTAATGCCTAAATTATACCACCAATAATTTTTAACCCTCCATTTAGAAACGTTAGCATCTTCTTTGGTATGGAAAGCCATAATAACATCATCAGCGTATCTAACAGCAAAAGGGGATATGGATTTAGCGTAATAATCAAATCCAAGCATAACTATATGATGAACCATGGGACTTGTAGGCGTACCTATGGGAAGCTTGCCATTGACAAAACAAATATTAACAGCAAAATCAATCAGCTTACGATCATCAACGATTCTTCTCATAGCCCTACGAAAAACCTTAACAGTTATATGATCATAACACTTCCTTTGATCAATGATAAGTGCCCATTCTAAATCAAGCCTATCATAAAACAAACCCTTTAATAATCGTACCACGGATTTTCTTCTTGTATTAGATGTTATGCCACAGCCAGGCTTACAGTTAAGACCTGTCATATTATCCTTAGAGTAATAAACAGGTTCTATGAGCAACAAGAAAAGATGCTGATATATACGGGTAATGAAGGTGGGACTATCTATCTTCCTTACCTTCCCATTCCCATTGATCTTCTCAAGTTTCTTGTATTTGATAAAGGAAAGATAACCATCATCCAACAAATTATCGTAAATCATATTACAATTAACATCAAGATTCTCATTAAAACGAATAACCTCCGTCTTCCATTCATGTCTATCTGATGCCCTAGCAACAGCCTCCTTAACCATATCAATATTGATAGAGTCAAAAATACCAGAAAACTTTTTCATCAATCATCTCCATTTTTAGCCAAGCTTGGCATTAAACGTGATCGCTTGTATGACCACCATCGTATCCCTTTGTTCATAATCTCACGAGATATTGAACGCATATACGTATGTCTTATAATTTTCGGCACTCCCGGCCACGAACAAGAGGGATTAAATCTAAAAACATAAAATACCGTTACTTTGGCAGACCCCGCATTATTACGATTCGCATTAGAAACAGCGTTGTTAGCATTGAGGTAACGAGCCGAACAATTACTGTTGTTAGCATTACCGCGAAAACGAGCAGCCGCCCCCTTGTCCGTTATTTCAACCTATCTCTCTAGTTTCAGAATCCCTGATCCCTATGTCAGATTTGTCTAGAAGCGATAGGATTTTTATGATAAAGCAAGGACTTGCAGTCCCTTCATTACGCCTGCGGCGTCGCTGCGCCCACTTTCATCAAAGCTTGGGCAGACCCCGCAGAATTACGAGCCGAAGCAGAAGAAACAGCGTAGTTAGCATGGAGGGAACGAGCCGAACAAATACTGGAGTGAGCATTACCGCGAAAACGAGCAGCCACCCTAGTACGAGTACCGATAGTGCTACCCCAGTAGCATTCGCTCCACCCATAACAACATTGTCCGGTTATCATATTTCCGCCATTCTCGACTTTCCATCCTGTGTAAGGGGCGCGTTCCCTCACATACCCATTTGGTTTGTTGTCGAAATTACCCATAAACGGATAAGCGGATTCGAAGTCAAACACACCCTTATTAGCCTTATTGACATCCACGACCTTCATCCATTTCGTCTGATCGCACTCCATATACAACTTAAAAGGATTGCCGACCCTATTGGTATTAGGATCATTCACGAGTTCTCCTACCTGCTCATATCCGCCCCCGGAATATACGAATATATCACCGGATAGTGACACGCCACCAAAGAGCGACATCCTTAACATGGCCTCCATATCCCATGACACGGATTGACTGGATGAGTCCTTGGCGTTAAACGTATCTCTCATGACCTTCATGACCTTAACGTTCATACCACTCAATCCATCCGTTTGAGGAACATTCATATACGAGTAATACGCCCCATAAAAATCAAAGTCAACCCCCTCGCTAGCCCCTATCTCATTAGCGTAAGATGCCGCCATCTGGCTTTCCATACATTGCTCTTTTTGGTATTCCATATTAACCACATAGGACATAAATGGGTAATTAAGAGAATCCGCCTCCTTTATATCGCCCTGCTCGTTCCATCTCAAATACTTCCATGTCGACGAGGACGACAGCTTATACCTTACTCCTCCATTCGATTTCCATGTATCCTCGGAATTGCATGGGTCGTTAGACGAGATACCGGAACCAAACATATTGACATTATGCAGGTCTTTCCTCCCATAATATATCTCCTGTGATATTATATAGGCGTTAAGGGCATGGAATCCTCCCTCGGCGAACGGATACGGGTTATCGACATTGGCGTTATTGGCCCTGCTCCATGTCATGTCATTGATCTGGTTCATATCAACGGTTCTTGGGTATGTCCGGCCATTAACAAACATCTGGCAAGTATTGTTGACTCCGGAATGGCTTCTGCAATTAGCGTCCCCGGCCTCATAGGCGTAAAAGAAACATCTGGATTTATTATCTATGGTAACCACCGGACAAGGGGTGTAAGCCGTCGGACGCAACGGATACATCGATACGTCTATACCATCCCATACGATAGGTTTCTTGAACAACCCGGCCCATACCTTCCCGGATTCGCCCATTACATTATCGAGCACATACACCGTATAGTCACGACCTACGCCAATGGTGTATTTGGTCTCCGTCGTCTCCCATGGGCGAAGCTTATGCGATACCGCCTGCCCTCCGGCGGAATACAGCTTCCTCGGCTCCTCGCCCTGCCGTATAAGACCCTTGTCCAACTTCCATTCCAGCTTGGCGTCATAAGCCCCGGCGTCATAGGCCATGTCGGACGCGCCCTGATCCGTGTACAACGCCACGTCGCATTGCTTCCTCATCTCCTCCGTAATACCTACGGTTGGGGCGTAATCGCCATTCTCGAACCTCAACAGGTTGCCCTTCATCAATTTCCCGACAGGGGTCGTGGTCTCACCGGCGTTGTCTGTCGTATCCAGCAAATAAAAATTCCAGTCATTGGCCAATTCCTTGTCCCCATGATACTCAACAGCGTTAGGGTCGAGATCCCCGTCTACCCATCCGGCGACATAATAGTCATGCGAGTTAAGCATCTTAAGCTCGGATATATCATCCCTGATAGCCTTCAAGCAATCCAATTGACATATTTCCTTATACGTGCCATCATCCATAAGAGCCTTGCTTCCATTGCCGCCCGTAAACAAGTTGATAGTCCTATCGTTTTCAATACTTTTGCCAGCAATCGCCAAGGATATGCCATCGATTTCCTCGGATACCGGCTGTACGGTATGGCTGGTAAGAGTGGTTTTATGAGTAAGGTCGCTGGATATATCAATCATCGCATGATAAGACATAAAACTCCCGGTCTCAAGATCACATCCAGTGGTTCTCAGAATAGCCTGAAATTTCCCTGGCGCTCCTCCCGACAACAACACGTCCCCAGGTCCATACTCCGATGACACCCCGGAAAGGAGATATTGAACCGGCATACCATCCGGGCATTTAGCCGCTATTAGATCGAATCGCTCTTTGGTAAAGACATACTCCTTGTTAAAGGCCAAATTAATCAATACAGATCTAAAATCGTCCTCATTAATGAGATCATCGTCCAAGAAGCAGGGATCATGGACATCTATGCCCTGCCACGTACCGTCACCACGAAGGAAAGCCGTCTGTTTCCCCATGGCGGGGGCCGGAACCAATCCCTCAGCCCCATCGGCGGAATCCGTGGATCCCACCATACTCTTAACCTTGTCCAACCTAGCGTCAATATCATCGCCAGTGTACTTACCTTGAAAATCCGCCATATCTTACTTAATATATAAGGGAGGGAGGTAAAATACCCCCCCCACATGTTAATAATATTTAATATATTTTCTCCTCGTTACTAAACCATCTGACTATCATCTTGAACCTGCTTTCCACGTCGTTCATGAAGCGAGCCAAGAACCAATCCCCCCGGAGGCGATCCCGCCAGCTCCGGCGATAATCGATAGCCCTAGGGTCGATCTCCCGCCCTATGTCGTTGGCATCCTTGATCCATACCGGAAGGTTATTGGTATCGTCCTTGACCTCGTTAAAATAGTCATTTATATTTATCTTCTGATCCACCTCCGTTACCAGTATCTCACGACTGTCGTCATTAGTCTTAGGATACCTTAGGCGTTGGTACATATCGTTCTTATCCGCCATGACCATCCTGAGCTCACCGCTGTTGTTGGTATCGTTATAGAACCACGCCTTATTGAACCCGGTCATACGATTCACCTGATAGTTCACCTCGTCCTGATACCTCCTCGCGTCCATCCTGTACTGGTAGTTGGTAAGGATCTTATTCACGTACTGCTCACGTACCGGGACCTCTATGATAAAAGGATACAACCTGCCGTAAAATACCTGATACGACTGGTTGGTGAGGCCATGGGACCATAACCCCAGCTCCCTGCTATCGGAAGCGTAGTTCTTTCCGGACTGGAAATAATGCTGGTGCTCGATATAATAGTCAGGGGTGTATGATAGATATGATTTCCACTCACCCTTCAAACAATTATATCCAACGGTAAAGGAGACATCCGTGAAATGGCTGGTGTCCGAAAGCTCCACCGCCTGCCCGTTCCTGTAGAACCGGCCTCTCCTGAATTGGTACTCGCTTGGATTCCCTACCGGTATGTAATCCCTCTTGGTTATCAATACCCTCTTGAAACGATTATCCCAACCCATGGACAGACCTATACCAAAGAACTTGTTATCGATATCATAATAAGACAGCTCAGCATCCGTATCGGCGTTATATATCCGGCTACGGATGATCTTCATCTGAAGATGTTCCTTAAACCAGTTTCTAAGCCCCGGTGTGACCTCCGTAAGATTCCTGCCATTAGAATCTACCTTGAATACCTGACCACGCCTTAAATCGACCCAAAAATGCCCAAATTCACAACTAATCATATCCCGGCTCTGGGTCCCGGAATATCCTAACGTCGTATTATTATACTCGATACCACGAGAGGCGAAAAGACCACCTGTCCCTAGTTCGCTATTCTCCGGGGATATTCTCTCCGCCAACACGTCTATAGCGTTGTACAACCCTACCTGATTCTCGAAGCGGGCTAATATCTGATCCGACTCTATCCCCTTCATGCTTATGAGTTTCCCAAATGAGGTCTTGAACTCATGGTAATCCATAGGCTTGTACGACAGCCAAGGGTCGGTCATGCCGTTCTCCGAAACGTCGGCGGTGCTCCATATGACGCCGTTGGGTCTTTGGTAGGCGCAGTCCCAAAAATTGCTATCATACGTCTCTGGTAATGACCTTCCGCCTAGCGTAAAACGATTCTTGTACACAGGACTCATCTTAAACACATTATCCCTTGATATAGGGACATTACGCTCTTGGGTCCATGATATATAATCCCCTACTTCTGGATAGAAACCCTCATAAGGCTCAGGCCCAGCTATACGGAAATTACAATTAATCTCAGACTCCACTAGAAACTGAGGTATGCCGTAAAAATACAGAAAGAAACGACCACTAAGATACATATCCCCGGTCTTGCAAACCATCTCATAAGCGCTCTTCCGGCTAGGGAAAGAGTATAGCGATCCGGTATCCGTATCGGTCTTATTAAGATAATCCTCCCCGGTATCATAATTAACAAAATAACGTGGATACCCGATATTCCGATAGTCGTAGTAAGGGAATGGTATCATATCTCCCTGACCAAACTGGGTCAAGTAAAACATAGGCATTTTTCTTTTAAGCGAGAATCTGGATATAAACACATCACCTCCAAAAACAGGTTTACGCTTATCCTCATCCATCAACCCGCACCCGCCTAACGATACCCATCTGATATCCTCTATCTGCCCGTATTGAGCCGGAGAATATTTCTTTATCCTCATATAGGGGCAGGACACAAAAGATTCACGTGTCATAAAATGAGGCGTCATTCCAGCCACCTCATCGTTACGAATATTACATTCATCCTGAATACGACTGGTATCATAACTTGATACTAATTCAGGGTATTCAAGCATATACTTATCCATGCCAAACGACATGAACAACGAATGCTCACGATCAAGGTTGTTTATGACAATAGGCTTACCACCTACGGTTTCCCCCTGCGACGAAATGTCTGTTACCGGATATAACCCGCTCTTAATATATTTAGCCGTTGACAACCCACGCAGCTCCGACGCCCCTATTTTTTGGTAAAATAAATTATAATGGGCGACAGAAGTATAATAATAAGCGTAATTCCATCTAGGCCCCCTATCTATCAAGGCCGTTAACCACTGATACCTGTACTTCCCTATATCCACGACAGACTGGGAGGTAGCCTTGGCGATACCTGTAGCCAGACGGATAGCCGTCAGAGCTATACCCACCGGGTTGGCCAAAAACATCACGCCTCCACCGACATATTGCTGTGAAGCCGACTGATATGTATACTCAGCTATAGCGGATATTAAATTAGCCATAGCCTCCACCGTAGCCAATGACGTTGCCATACTATAAGCCTTACTTCCTAATATCGTCCATTTAGGGTGATCCTCCACCTCCCTGAATATACCGGAGGATTTACCCAACTGATAACCATCAACCAGACATTCAGTAGGAGCGTCAGGTTTATTGAAGGCAATATCAGGGCTTAAGAATGAATACCAGATATTACCCTTCCTGTTAAACGGATGCGTTATAAAATTCTCACGATTAATATCCTTATAGATATACATGTCATCAGACAAATCGTTGTAAGGATAATTAGGATAAAGGTTAGCCGATCCGTCGGGATCATCGTACTTAAACATATCATAAGCCAGACCGGTACCGATAACGCTCTTATCCAATGTCCTATCGCCTCTATACAACTCATATCCTATTATGGAATCCCTTCTAGCCTTATCTATAAGGCCATTCTCTACCGCTATATCCAGAAACTCATTAACGATATCGTCATCAAGCATCACCCCCATAGGATAAATATAGGAGTCAACTCCATATTGACCGGTCAGTTGAGACGGATTACCCATGAAAGGAGCGACAGAGTTATCAGGGAACTTGTAATGACGTATAGGTTTCTGACAAAACGTGGTTGACGTATTAGGGTACTCAGCGTTATCTCCATTACCCGTGAAATAAGACTTACCTCCCACGGATTTAGGAGACCCATAGTATTTCGTCAAAGAATCTATTATATCCTTCCTCTTTGATCCTCCCGATGATATCCCGATCTTACTTGAATCATACAACTCAAAATTAGCCGGATACTTATTGGTAGACTCCCAATATCCGAAATCACCATACTGATATGGCCTAGGAGCGCAATCAGCGGGTTTATCTCCACATGAGATGCATTTCGCCTCATATGTGACAAATCTCCTTAATTTCAGTTCTTTTGTAAAGAAGAATACGTATTTCACCTCCAGTGGCCGAATGCCAAAACAGAACGGGGCGGGGAAGATGGCGGTGCCAGCCGTATAGAACCCGGCAAGCTCCTTCATGTCCTGCCTCATGGCGAAACCGGTGAAGAACACGCATACCGCAGGCTCAATACAAACATATATCTTATGGAAAGTAGTCTTGTCATCATTCCAGAACAAGTACTTTGGCATCATAAATATCTTATGATCCACGTAATTCACTATAACACCTTTCTTAGCATCATCAGCCAAAGGATTAGGAGCCACGGTACCTTCCTTGTCCGAGAAAAACGTTATACGAACCTTGTTGTATGATGATGAGTCACCAATCGGATAATTATAGTTACCCATCATCTCTATATACATAATACCGTTATCAGGATCGGATAAACCGCTTACGTATTTTTCGTAATCCAACTCCACCCATCTGGCGTATGAGGATACATGTGGATAGAACTTGAAATAAGTCAAGTTGCTTCTACCGAACCAATTGGTCTTGGCGTCAATATCATTCTGCACAGACACACGATCTTCCCAATCAGTAGATATGCCGGTATTGAACTTAGAGTTATCACCATCACCAAAAAGACACATGGCGTTCTCAATACCAAACTGACTCTCATATTGAGGGAAGTACTTTTTCATTGAATCCATCAATATATCAAGCATAGTCTCGGTATGCTTCTTGCCTTCCCATCCATCGCCTTGGAATAAGAACGTACATTTACCCAATGACCTACCTCCTTGGAACGTTGGTAGTTGCACATCGTTAATAGTAGGATTCACGTAAGGATCACCTACCGAACACCCATTAGTACATATACCCTCATCATATAACTGCCGGACATTAGACATATCCTGGCACAAGACCAAGGCGGAAGAATCTATATCAGACGGGAATTTGTCCTCATCCTGACCATCCAGCCATTCTTGAACCAGATCTATGATATTCTTGCCTCCACTAGAGTAATTATCAAAATCACACAATACAGAAAACTTCCTTTGAGACTCGGCGTTACTTTGTATTAATGTAGTAGGCTCTGTCTCCGTATAATCACTAGCCAGCTTATATGTAAAATCAATCCTAGAATCCACCAAAGAGTTTTTATCCAATATAGTCCTGGTCTCTATCCTCTCGATATCGTCACATCCACTAGGGAAATCGGGAGCCTTTATACCATCTTGATCCTCAGGTAACGATATAGCCGCACATAACTCGTCAGTAATGCCTACATTGGATTCTATAAGATCACACAGATTCTCTATATTGTCAGCGATATAATCAATAGCATCATCTACCGTAACATCTTCCCCCATCGTGTTGATAACGAATTGGGTCTCTCCTACCGTGGCATATTCCTGCTCTACATATCTGAGTTGCTTGACATCTAGCTGATTCTTGCATTCTCCTCCAAAATCATCAAATCCCCAAGACGGGTCGTTTATGATCTTTGCCGTATTCTTAAACTGCCAAAGATGACGGCGGCTGTTCCCCGCGCACTGCGGGTTGTTCTCCAGCACCGACGCAGCCGACAAGTCATCAGAGTTACCATCCTCATCAACGATAACCTCCATCTCCTCCCTTGTAGCCGGACGAGGAATAAGCGGGAACCTAGCCGTCCTGTATCCTGTGTTGGTAAAGAATCTTATGCCTAACGGATATACCTCATCACGCATGAATGAAGCGTATTTAGAGCAAGCTACCCCATCCTTGTATAGATTCTCAGTGGCTATGGATGTCTGCCATTTAACAAAATGTCCCAAGAAGTTAACTACCGGCTGTAAATTCCATTCATTCTCAACAGTCAAACCATATTGAAGAAGACGATTACCTACGGATGTCATTCCTCTAGCCGTCTTATATACCGGTATCTCCTTGGACAACTTCTCCATTGTCGTACGCTCACTATACTGATCTGTAAGATAATAGATAGTCCTTTCCGTTATCGGATGTATACCTTCTATGAAATACTCAAGAACCGGGCTTTGCTCGCCATTATATCCAACGGTATTCTGTATAACACCTACCTTATAATGAGATACCTGCTTATCTATATTGGATACGGTAAGCCGGATACCCATGTTGGTTGATTTGCCCCATAAGCCATCACGAATGACTATATCCTGACGATCGAATATCATGATAGGATTGGTCAATGAGCAATATCCGGTCTTCTCAATCCCGAACTCATCGCACAACGCCACGCAGAACTGGTAGGTCCCGGCACGCAAGCTTCCCCCGAACTCCACGACCTCAGGCTCCACGCATGGGGCCGTCAGCAGCGGGAATACCAGTAGCTTCTCGCAGGCCAGCCTACACCTCTCTATTGGCTTATCATCCCCACATGTCTTATATCCATGATAATGATACCAGAAATCACCATCATCATCTGGATTAAGAGCCTTGTCAACCATAACATATCGCTGGGGATTATATCCATCGGTCCAGTATATTACCTTCCCGCACTTCTCATCCTTAATCTCTATGTCGAATATCGGGTGATGGATGGAAAAGTTAAGACAAGGATCATCAACCCCATCCTCTATCAACACCTCCATCAAATCACATATCTCATCGAAACGACCATCCGACTCCTCAAGCCTCTCGCCAAGGATACGATGAATATCTTTTCCTGATCCCGCTAATTGATCCTCTACGGTCTTGACATAATCCAATGACCTCATGAACGTGATCTTAGAGGTATTGTTATCAGGATTCACCAGAAAGAAATAAGTGTTATCACCAGCTATATCATTCTTATACCCAATAACCTTATAGCCATCAAATCGCTTACATAAAAGGGTACTAGGCTCGTTCTGGATCTTAAGCTGGCTTCCATCGTCACCCTCTATGGTAGCGTTCAAGGCGAAACTGTACTCAGACGGGGATAGGTCCTGTGGATGCTTATCCCTGTTCATCCCGGAATCGGGAACCGCTATATTAGAATTATTTTGCACGATGTTATGTTTTTCGCAAATATAGCAAATCCGCCAGATAATCACTTATGTGGCGGATTCTAATAAACTGTACGTATTATGCAAAACATTCAAATCGCACAAAAATAGAAAATCCTTCTGACTCTTACAAGCCAGAAGGAAAATCTAAACACTTTGCAACGTTTACCCCTAATGAAAATACAAAAACATAATAATTATGGATTTTTCCCCATGTAGCTTGATTGCTTGTCGGCGTCCTCTACGGATATGTAGAAGAACCCGTTAGTCACGTATCTCTCATTGACATCCACAAAATCAGTAGATCCTTTGTCCACCCCTTTCTTCGATCCCTCATCACACACAGCGACCAGACTATTAAAGTCATTGGAATAGCCTACGACTACACCGTGTATATCCCGATTTCGAGGATCGAATACGTATCTCATCTTACACCTATCTTGACATACTCCCATCACTAAAGCAAATGGGATTCTTGGATACAGACGCAAGAAACCCCGATATTACTATCGCTGGAATTACTCTTGCTCTCCAATTCGGAAATGCCCTTCCGAAGTATATTCCTAGCCGCTAATACATCCCTGTCATTAATTGACTCACATTCAGGACAAATCCATTTACGGTCTTTCAACGACAACAATTTATTGATATATCCACATTCACATGTTTTGGAAGAAGGATACCATTTATCGATCTTATGTACTATTACTCCGTATTTCAAAGATACATACATAAGCTTATCAATAAAAGAAGAATGACAAAGATCAGATATCTTCTTACCCCAAATGCGTCTCATGGCTTCAATATTTAGATCTTCAATAAAAATATAATCATATCTCTTACACAACTCATGAGCTAACTTCCATTGAAAATCAGATTTAAGATTATTAATTTTCCTATGCACTTGTTGTAACTCGAATAATCTTCTACTTCTGTTATTTGATCCCTTCTTGGCGTTTGAAACACGCTTACCGCACTTCTTAATCTTATCCTGATACCTTTTAAAGAACAAGGGAGAGGCAATATCACTACCATCGCTTTTAGTTAAATAAGTTTTCAGTCCAAAATCCAATCCGACAGATGCACCATCATGTGTCTTTCTATAGGAGTTTACAGGATTATGATCTGTAACGATAATCAAACTAAATCGATGACAGGTCTCCCTAATTATTCTTATTTGTTTAATATTGCCTTCATAATGTCTACTGTATGAAAATTTAAAACGCTTCTTCCCTTTATTAATCGTAAAAATATTTCCATTTAACATAAACCCTCCTTGTTTAAAGACAAAAGAATTAAACCTATCAAATCTTTTAAATTTTGGAGGTCTTTTCGATCTCTTTTTAAAAAAACGACTATAAGACTCATCAAGCCTTTCGAGTATCTCCTGTACTGTTTGCGAATGAAGAAGATTCCTTTTTATCCTTTTAGCGAAATGTTTTTGCATCCTACCTATAGATATGTATTTCCCAGACATCCGGTAATAACGCTTCTGTAAGGAGAGGGCATGATTCCATACAAAACAACATTCACCAAGCATCTTATTAAGATGCTTGGTTTTCTTAGATCTGTATATATTATATTTGTATGAAATCATTTTATTATATTTGCTTCAAAGTTAAACAAATCAATTCATCCACAATCTAAATCAACGTGGTTTTGTTGGTTATCAAACCCCATCCCCGCTACCAAGGCCAAAACGCTCTTTGATATGTCACTCATGGTGGTATCCTTGGCCGGAGCCTTAGGCATAGAAACGCCTTCCATGACAAAATCCAACGCCTTATCTACAAGACCATCGAAATCATCATCTCTTATATAATCCTTAAGCACCTCCAGTATATATAACCGGACATGGAGTTCATTGTTAACATCACTTAATGTAATCATAACGCTAGTTTTCGGCAAAGCTAGATTATTCCTGCGCAATAAAAGATCAAATATGTCATAAGTAAAGGACTAAAAAAATAAAAAAAACTCTCCTATCCTCACGGACAAGAGAGTTAACAGATATTTATATTATGAAGAAATAGCTACTCACCTATTCTTACAATACAGTCACGAGATTCCTTATTATAAATCATCGTGCCCACCTTAGAATACGAGGTTCTTATATCCTGCCAATTATCCTCTCCGTGGGCGGATACATTGGTAGGGGCATCACCGGTATAAACCTCCTCGCCTCCGATATTGACAAAATCATATCCACGTTTCTCCATAGAACCGCCCTTATATGCCGTGAACCTGATAGTGACATTACCTTTCTCACGACCACCATACCAGTTACCGTATATACTACACCTGATCTCAAGAGGTAATTTATCATAATTATCGCCATCCAACAACGGCCCCATCTGGATCAAGGCGGCCTCATTACCTGATTCCATGTTATCGCCACCATGGATAAGATAATCACCTACCCGCTCCTGCGTGGTCTGGTTTTGTTTACTCCAACCAACCAGCTTGCCGTCCACGTCCGGGAGGCCGGTGTTGTCGAAACCGGTTGCCGTGTCGAAGTCAATGCCGTCCTCGTCAGCCCAAATATACCTAAGCACAAGGAAATCGAACTCAGGGATGATCACCACCGGAACCGACTCCTGCCTACACACGAACGTCTTCTCCTCCTTGGTGCCTTCTTTTATAACCTTGTACGTAGCCTGACGTATCTCTCCAGTCTCATTGATATCAGCGGTAACCTTAACCTCAGCAGGACCAGTACCACTTGTCTTATCTAAATGTATCCAATCAGCCATATATCACATTCCTATTAATTTACCAGAAATAAAACTCATACACCTCGACATAGCTTTATAGCTATAGGTATCCATATAACCAAAATTGACACTCCCATCACTTGTAAAAGCTAGCATCGTTTGTTTAATACCAGGGTTATTAGTGTCAAGAGTCCAATATTCCATGTTCTCGGATATAACGATTCCACCACAAGCATCCAACATCTCGTTTATCTCACCAAAATAAGATCTGATGAATCCCCAACAAGCAACAGGGATTAACGTATAAAAACCAAAATCAAGTCCTAATATCTTAACTTTTGTCTTGTGTGGAATACCAAAACCCGGAAAAAGAGTTGGATCGAATTTATCCAAGGAAGATGATTCCCAAATAGAGGGCCAACTTGAGTTCATTATAAGTCCATATTTATCCGCATATCCAGGCATCCATGACTGAGAATCAAACTCTTCATTGAAGTAAGACACGGGATAATAATTGGCCATATCACCCATATCACCAATAACACATACATCTTGCATGGTAGGATGCAAGAAAGAAAAATATGATTCACCTTTCTCATCTATATACCGATCTATTATAACACCATTAAGTTCCTTTCCGGCATCATAGGTCTTACTAACACTACCATCGGTATAGAAAAAACCTCCCCAATACTCATGATTGTTATCTCTCTTATTTTCCATCAACCTTCTTCTCATATCATACCAACTTTATATATTTATCAAAAGTATTAGGCCACATCCGCTCATAAGACATCATGCGTCTCCTGTTATCCTCAGCCAACTCCCGATAATCATTTAACGTGATCATCGACATCTTAAGCTCCTTCATAGCCCTAGCGAACTTACCCGGTTCTTGCTGAGCGTATAATTTGTAAGCGTCACCAGCGCCTTGTATCAAGCCATTAACGGCGGCGTTCTCGAAGATCTTCATCTTGATATACGTCTCGACATAATCCTCAAGATAACCTAAATCCGTCTCAGGTATATATGGTAGACCATCCTCATCCTTAGGAGTAGCTCTGTATACGATATAAATAAATCCGTCAAAGCCGGTATACATAGTATTGCCGGATATAGTTATATCATAATTATCCCAAGCGTATTTATCCCGATACTTATCAGCAGCGCAATCACGCCTCAATCCACGACCTATAGATAACCTTACTGGGTGATGGTAATGAAAACGAACCTCATGGGATCCGATATAAATCTTCTCCGTGATCGTCTTCTCAAACTCTTCCTTACAACACTCGGTGCAGGAGTTCCAACGAAACCCGCGCTCCGTGCGCTCAATCCAGCCGATCTCGTGTTGGAGGTCAGCCTTAGCCTTATCGCCGCCCGGAATCTCACAGACAAGAGGCTCACACCTGTAAGCGTCAAGCATGTCGAAGAAATCGGATGGTAATACCGCCTGCTTGTTACTGGTCTTGATAACCGCCTCAGACATGATGGCTATAACACCCCCAAACCTTTTTAAAGCGATCTCAGCCCACCTATAAACAGATGAGGTATCTATAGCCCCGCTATCATCGTATTTATGTAAATCGGCCTTGATCTCGGCCAATAAGCCCTTTATCGTCATATTTAAGTCTTTTGCACAAAGATATGTATTTGAATCCGTGATACAAAAAAAATCCAGTCTACCCTCACGAGCTAACTGGATCATAGAAACTTCTACAGCTTATAAACCCATTTAACTCCAAATACCTTACTTTCCGATTCAACTTCCCGGTACAAGAACTTATATCTCCTTCCAGACTCCATAGCCATCCTACACTCCTTGTTTAATGCTGGAGAGATATATAAATGAAAATACTTATTCCTCGGCATAAAATCCATACACGTATGGACGTAAGAATATCCACCTGTCCCACGCCTGTTTATAGTCCCGGTAAGTTTATTCAGATATATCTTACGGTTGGGATTAATCTTATGACATAGATAACCGATGTTATTTATATAAACCCCGCCCTCATTATCTAAGTACTTATCACGTATGACTTTCCAGATCAACGACTGACATTCGAGAATATCATTCTTGTCCACGATCGTATGTTTCCTTCTCTTTCCGTTCTTAGACATAATAGACCTGTAGAACCGAAGAAAGTATTGATCAAGTATTTTAAACGACTTTGTTTTCATGTCGCAAATATAATAATTTCATCCTTATTCAAGAAATATTTGGCAAGTTTTGGTGTGAGTGTAACGGTGATAAGGCCGCACTTACCGCCGCGGCACAGGCTGACGCACAGAGACTAGCGCAGGAAAAAGCCAACGCTATGGAATGCGATTGCCCCAAAACATGGAACGCTTACGCTAGTGGAAGTTTCAACGGTCAATGTTTAAGTATATCGGTAAGCTACAATAACCCATGTGGAAAATCTAAAACAGCTTCATTCGATGTGTATTATACTAGATCCGAACCGTCAGGAGATGTGGAATATTTCTCCACTACCAAGACCGTTACGATACCGACAGGATCGGGAACAGTATCCGGAGGTAGAGATTGCGTAAGTAACGCCACAAGTATGTATGTCTCTAACCCAAGTCAAGGTGGAGGATGTTAAAAACAAAAGGAGAGGTTGATTAGCCTCTCCTTTTTAGATAAATCTAAGATCTCTTTTCTTAGTATGATTAAGTATCCTACTAATATGCCTTGTACTAAAACCTGTTTTATCTTTTATCTTATCATAGATATAGCTCTTGGACACGTAAGCTGACATGTCTCCTAGATCCTTTATAATTTTATCATACATATCATGTATCTCATTATATTTTATGATTGAGCTATCTCTCATTCCTCTTTCCCCGATACCATCAACAATATCCTCAGCACCGAAGAAATTGATTATAGATCTTATTATGTTCATGCTTATTGAATTTTTTGCGTTTTCTTATTAATATCCATATCCGGATTCTCGTCCGTAGGGATCTGCAATTTGGTTATCGTCTCTCTTAACGTCTCAGATACCACATATTCCAGTAACTTATCAGGGCATATGAAATCATAATCCCATTGAGATATACATGGATCATCTTTTTCCGTTCCACATCCCCCTAGCTCTAACGCCGCTTTCCTGTCAAGGGTTATAAGATCCACGTTTATAGCCTCTATATTTATATCAGGTATATAGATATATCCATCATTGACGTAATAATAGTATTGATCTATATTACCATATTTACGTTCCTTGTTATTAGCGTATTTTCTTAACGATATAGGAGTAAATATAATATCATCCATGATGTTCGATACCTTTATAATAGCCGGTCCTATACGGGTATATATCATATCGGGAAGCCTTTTCTTGGATCTCATAAGTATCCGGCATAACTTAAACTCATCAAAGCAACAATCAACCTTCCGGACTCTCTCCATCTCCATGCAATTAATATGAGTATATAGCGATTCCTCGCCGAACAAAGTCCCATCAGCGTACTTCTGGGCTATATATGATCGAGCCTTCTGCCTACCTATGGACAATATCCATCTTCTACTGACATGAGCGTCTTTACTAATAGAGTTCATATCATTTATGATCCTAGATACAAATTCTGAATTTTTCATGCATGAAATACTAAGGAGGGGATATACCCCTCCGGTTATTACTTTTTCTTCTTAACCTTGCCCCCACATTTCAGTTGAGGTTTCTTTTTCTCGGAGACCTTGCCTCCATTAGCCATTTTCTTTTTCTTATTGCAAGCCATAACTTAATGTATTAATATTAACGATACAATATTAATGATTTTAATTAATAGATAAACAATGCGCATTGAATAAGCTAAACTCACATCGATTCAGACGGTATCTCTTACGCCAATGGGTTAGCTCAGGCCGATAGATGCGATTGCGTGGAGCCAACAAAAACGTGGTCATGGTCGGTATCTATGAATAATGATTGCATGAGCCATGAACAACTTGTCACATCAAGAGGATTTACGATTACGTATAATAATCAATGTGGTAGATCTATATCTGGTTCTGTGAGTGGTATAGGATATACACAAAACGGAGAAGAGCAGGTCAATAGCGCTAGCTTTACAATTCCCGCAGGATCCGGAACCAAGAGTGGAAGTGTATATTTTAGCCGAGAAGTGGTATGTGGAGATGTAACAATCTCTGGTCATGATTCAGGTAATTGTTGACAATCACTGCTGTTATGGTTTTTAATAAAAAGGAGAGACTTATTAGCCTCTCCTTTTTTTGTTATACATCAGAATCTTAACAGTTCCCAGATCCTCCTCCAGAAACCCTTATAGACCCACATTGTACTCCTGAATCAAAACCTATGACACCGGTTTTTTTACCAGACCCAGTAGGTATACTTACGGTAGTACTTCCAGCCGTAACGGTTTGTCCATGATCATTCCTACCAGTAACAGTTACAGTTATTGATTTAGATGATCCACATTGATTATCGTAAGACACTTCATAGGAGCACCTTAATGCAGATGTAGAACCAGACAGACCATTACAAGGATCACCGCTCAGCATAGCGTTGGCGCTCCACGTCTTTGTTGGCTCCACGCAATCGCATCTATCGGCCTGAGCTAACCCATTGGCGTAAGAGGTACCATCGGATTGGAGGTTATTGTCGGCTATCCTGTTTGCCTCGTCCTTGGTGCAGGCCTCATATTTACCAGCGATTTGCTTATAACTGATAGTCTTAGGAGTACAGTTGCTAGGACAGTTCGTGGCCTTGACATTTCCCCATCGGTCATCATTGCCAACCTTAGAAGGACATATCCTAGCATCAACTAAATTTTGTAATGCATCCTTGTACTCTTTATACTTGTTATAAGCTTGTTCACTAGCCAGATTCGATGAAGAAGCGCAATATTCACCAGCGCTAACCACCTTAATAGGGCTATCAGGAACACATACATCACCGCATTCGCCCGAACATCCCTTACATACCTCATTGGTATAGATAGTGTAGTCATGTGGATTACAGCAATGTTCACCACCATTCTGCCAATATCCTGTAGGATCACACTCGCTAGAATAATGCTCCTCGCTATTACCATTATTACACCTGCTATTATCCATATGGTATGTATTATCACATCCGCATCCACAAGATCTTGAATCGGACTCAACCAACTCATCTTGATCTGAGGCTGAAGAACAAGGATTGGTCTGATTCCTACTCCTACGATAATCGCATCCACTACAATAATAATTCCAATCATCATAAGATGGGGTATCATCGTCATCGGCGCAATCACCATTCTTGTTAGCGTAAGCCTGAGCGGCGGTCTTAGTCGCCGTATCATTCTTGAAAGCGTTTTGAACCTTGCTGTCGGCATCCGCCTGAGATACGGTAGATGTCAACGCTGACAATCCTAAGGCACTATAAGGAACGGATAGAGCGACACCATGTTTACATGTACCACAATTATCCTTATAGAACGTAGCGCTTCCAGTACCGGTCCACACACAAGTGCCATGCTGGTTAGCGTAATCCTGTCCTCTCTGGTCTAGGATCTGCTCTGCCTTGCTCCTGGCATCAGCCAAAGAAACCTTGCTGGTGATAGGCGTACCGCCGTTGGCTTGCGTAGAGGTCACCGTTATTCTCTGACCAACCCCGCTTCCGGCGCAATTGTTCTTATAGAAGTCACGGCTTGCCACGTAAGTCCAAGTACATCCACCGTTCTTATTGGCGTAATTCTGACCATCAGATCCACGAACGGCATTCTCAGCTTTTTTATTGGCGTCAGCCAAGGAAACGGTGGAGGTGTACGGGTGTCCCGGCAGCCTGTCGCTACTTACGGATACCATGTCGCCTACGCCGCCGTCAGCGCAATTGTTCTTCTGAACCTGACCGGTATAGCTTCCTGTCCAAGTACAAGTACCCTTCGAGTTAGCCACGGCCTGACCCTGAGAGTTCACGGCGGCCAATGCCTTGGCGTTAGCGTCAGCCTGGGATACACATGACTTAAACTTACCATCAGAGCTAGGACTTGGATCCGTAACATCATTCTGAGTTACGGTAACAGAGCTTCCAACTCCACCATCCGCACATTGACGGGTAAAGGCCTTGGATGCCGTACCAAACCAGAAACATGTATTATTACCACCAGCTATATACCGCTCTTGATTATCAGGATCAGTATAACAGGTATTAGTGTTACGTTGATGTAACTGAGAGATACAGTCCTTACATACAGTCTCTATAGTCTCCCATACCGGTTGCTCGGTCTTCGTATGGCACGTATCATCGTAGTTCTTATTGACGAACGCCTGACCCATTCTGTCGATATAGGCCTTAGCCAAAGCGTCTGCCTCTTCCTGAGAACGGGTTGAGGTGAAGAACTGACCCATAAGATCCGGAGTTACGGTGATAGGATCGGCGTACTGACAAGTAGGACACTTAGGAGTGAACTCCTTGCTATAATTACCTACATATATCTTCAGTTCGTCGCAAGTACCACGATCGTTGGCTATAGCCTGACCTTGCGCCTTGACAGCGGCCTTGGCAAGCTCATCGGCGGCGAACTGGCTCTCATAAGAATAGAACGGACCACCAGTGACATCAGCCTCCGTAACGTTAACAGATGAAGGTATCAATCCGGATGGACAATTATTCTTCTCGAACACCTCACTATAATGACCGGTGTACTTAGGAGCCTCATGGCAAGTACCACGCTCATCGGCAACCCTCTGTCCTTGATTCATGACAGCGGCCATAGCCACCAAGTTAGCCTCATCCTGCGATACGCAAGACTGGAACGGATGACCATCGACCATATCCTGTGTCACGGTGAACGGATCTCCTATCTGATTAGCTCCACAATTGCTCTTAGTGAACTCGAAGCTAGCCCTACCGGTATACATAGTAGCGTCAGAACAAGTACCCCTGGTGTTAGCCAAAGCCTGTCCTTGAGCCTGTACGGCGGTCATAGCCATAGCGTCAGCGGCGGTCTGGGAGTCGTTAGACTGGAATGGGTGTCCTTCTACCATATCTTGGGAGATCGTCACCTTAGATCCGATCTTACACTCACCACAGTTGTTTCTCGTGAACTCCAAGGAAGCACGGCCGGTGTACGTACAAAGGGCGTGGATATTGGCAAGGGCCTGTCCTTGGGCGTCAACGGCGGCCTTGGCCTTGTTATTGGCATCCTCCTGAGATACGGTAGACGTGAACGGATAACCGTCAACCATCCTATCATTTACCGTATAAGTACCACCAGTGCCAGTACCACAATTGTTACGGGTAAACGTACGTGTATAAGTACCGGTATATACAGGCACCTTCTCGCACTTACCTTTCACGTTAGCCACATCCTGACCTTGAGCCTCGACGGCGGCCTTAGCCTTGTTATTAGCGTCCTCCTGAGATACGGTAGATCTAAAGTCTCCTGTCACCATAGTCTCGTCTACAACAACCTTAGTACCATACTGGGTCTCGTCACAATTGTTACGGGTAAATTCCTTACTGTATTTACCATGATATACGGTCTTCTCCTTACACTCACCTTCAAGGTTAGCCTGTTGTTGGGCGTTAGCCTCAAGATCGGCCTTGGCCTTATTGTCGGCGTCCTCCTGCGAGATAATAGAGAAGTACTTACCGGCGGCTACAACATAAGTATAAGGTTGACCGATATGGAACTCATCACAATTATTTCTCGTGACTGTCTTCTCCATCCTAACGTTATAGTAGACGTTAGTCTGACAATCGCCACGCTCATTGGTGATAGCCTGACCTTGCGCCTCAACAGCGTCCTGCGCCAGCTTATTGGCGGCATCCTGTGATACTGTAGAAGTGAACGGATAGCCGGTACACATCTTCTCATCCACGGTAAAGTCAACAGGCGTAGAACCTTCAGGACAATTGGTTCTCTGGAATACCTTAGAATACGATCCGGTAAATACCGGTATCTTCTCACAATTACCCTTGATATTAGCTATATCCTGACCCTGAGCCTCTACAGCGGCTTGGGCTAACTTATTAGCCTCCTCCTGAGAGACGATAGACCTGAAGTCGCCTTCTACCATAGTCTCGTTAACAACAACCTCCGTTCCGTATTGAGTGGAGTCGCAATTGTTACGGGTAAAGGTCTTGCTAAACTTACCATAATAGATATTCTCCTTAGGCTTACACTCACCTTCCAGATTAGCTTGTTGTTGACCATTCTTTTCAATATCCTCAAGAGCCTTCCTGTCGGCGTCCTCTTGAGAGATAGAAGACACGTACTTACCCTCAGGAACGATGTAAACATATTCCTGACCGTCACTAAACTTATCACAATTGTTACGGATAAAGGTTTTCCTTTGCTCCTCGTTATACCAGATGTCAGTTATACACTCACCATGCTCATTAGCGTACTTCTGTCCGTTAAGAGCTATATCCTCCATAGCCTTAGCGTCAGCGTCCTCCTGTGAGATAAACGACTTGTACGTCCGTTCCTCAACCACATACAAGACAACCGAACCGTGCTGGTTGGCTAGACAGTCATCCTTGGTAAACGGCTGAACCATCTTGATATTATAATAAACGGGCTTGGCATCTTGGGCTATCATATACTCCTTAACAACACTACCGTCCTTTGACGTTATACGGAACTTAGCCGTACAGATCTGACCGGTGTAATTAGCCTTGTATACGATGTTAAGCTTATTATCGCCTACCCCATGGCTCTTGTCGTTAATGGCAAAGCAATTACCCTCAACGCAATTCTTATCTACTTCCCTTGCCATGTCAATCCTCCTCTATTCTCCATGAAACATTATCTCCGGCCTCTACCCTCACGATCTGGGTATCACCATCCTTATTAAGCGTCAACCTTTGCGGATCCACGTTAAAGGGTGGTTCCGGTTCCGGCTCCTCGCTGCCATCGCCACAAGTGCAACATACCAGTTCAATATCATACTCGGTATTGGACTTGATATCGATAACGACCTGACCGTTCTCACTAGTCACGTTATCAAAGTCATGATCAAGTATAATATAAGGTATATCATTAGGCTGTTGATTGATATTAACAACCTTGCCATTCAAGACAAACATCTCATGATGCTCCTCGTTATCCATGTTCTTAGGCATGGCTATAACGAAGCTAGCGTCATACAGGTCAGTGGCTCCCGGATCCTCAGGATCGGCGTACACCACGTATCTGCTATCCTCGTCAGGTATCTTAACGGATAGCCCGTTGACGTTCATAGACACCATATAGCATTTACTTACCGAACCACCAAGAGTAAGGCAGGAGGCCTTGACCGAGGCGGAGTTAAGCTTGGCGTTGATGACCGCCGTCCCGCCCTCCATGTCAAACATGATATTGGCCGGATCCACGCTCACCCGCTCCATACCCTTCTGGGTTATGGTAGCGAGTTTCGTTACCTTGCCTTTCTCGACCGCTACGTAAGTCTCCCTAGGCAACCTACCCATCCATCCCGGCTCTACCTTGATCGCCACCTTGTCGGGACCGGTACCGGAAATCTTGTCGTAGGACACCCATGAGGAGCCTTGCTCGATCTTAGCAAGAATATCTTTTAAATTATTCATATCATTCCGCTTGAGTTATAGTCCATTTATCACTCTTGCCTACGATAATCTCCAGAATCTGCTCACCGCCCTCAGGAGGATACTCGAAGTTAGTAGGCTTAATCTCAAACACGCTGGCGCCACCACAACCAAGATCGCAGATCATGTCCGGCAACCATCCCTCCTCGAAAAAACGCTCTATAAGCTCCCTGACGGCCTCTGAAAAAGAATCAAGCTCCAACCTGTCTGCTGGGACAGACCCTTTCTTAAGTGTCTCACCACATACCCAACCGTCACACTCGGAAGCCAAGACCGTATCATACACTCTCTTAGCCATAGCATGAAGTATTTAAAATATTACTATTCAATGTAGTATATACGATATTAACATCAGCGAACTCATCGCCCATGCAATACCTTTTCTTGAACTTAATGGATCTACCAGAAACGACATACCCGTCGTTAGGTACGATAGTACCGCAGTAGGTCACGCTAAGAACATTCAGAGGCTCGTATCTTAACCTTACGGCCTGCACTCCCTTAAACGAATCCCTTTGGATGGACGCCGTTGCTCCAGATACGGCAACCAGCTTCCTTACCAGAGACTCGATTACGCTATTCATGCCATCTCCGTTCCTGATATCTGCCTCAGGAAAAGACTGACCATCATATATGATCTGGGAACTGTAGATACTACATTCATTCCCCGGTCTATATTCCGGCTTACATGGATTACAGTTATTCCTCATATCAAATCAATTTATTAATCATTCTCCTTAATTCAAGTATCTCAGCATCCCTGTCCCGTATAGCCTTTATCATAGCGTTAAGGACATCAGACATATCGCAATTAGGGGACAATCCCAGCGACTCCACACGTACCTTGTCTCCTGGATAAACACAGTCGGTGCTCATGTACGTAGAGCACGGTACTTTCGTATCGTCTACAGTAGGCCTGTATTGTTTCTTGTTACAACCATTCATTGTTACCATACCTCCTCTTCAGTTCCGCTATCGCCACCGCCATTACCGGCGTTGACAAGCTCGTTTATAATCTTCTTCAAATCCAGAACCTCGCGATGGTATAAATCTATCTGCTTATCCCTAGACGCTATAATACGCCTCAATGAGTCTACAACGACAGAGATATCAGTGCCTTTCTCTATACCGTCCACCACCAACTCATCACCTGAGTATAAGACGCATTTATCATATAAAACTATAGGACATCCATAGCCAACACAAGGCTCGTCCTGACAATCCCTATCGCAAGGATCACAAGGATCCTCAGGGCATTTGTTAAGAAACCTATCTATCTTAACGCCATGACAGCATTCTTCAGGACGCTCCCTCGAATGATCATGACAACAACCACCTGTATTACACATATTAATAATATTAATGTTTTTAGCAAAGATACTTATTTGGTTTGATTATAAGACAACGAGACGCATGAAACAATAAGAGGTAGAGACCATAAGCCCCTACCTCCAAACACTAATCTAACATTATGGAAAACACAAACGCATTCTTACCAATAACATTGATCCTCTTGATCAATATTCTCAATCCATTTCTCGCACTCAAGATTAAGATCAGCGTACTCCTGCCCCTCTACCATCAAAACCTCACGGGCTTTGGCGTTGGCATCCTCTACTGATATCCATGATCTAAACCTATTGGCTTTGATAGAATAATATACCCTACCTGATTTATATCCAAACGGACATACCTTCTCAAACCAATCACCGATCGTAGTATTATAGAATACAGGGGAGCAACTACCTTCGGAGTTAGCCTTCTCCTGTCCTTCTTTCATGAACTTCCTATAAGCTAACGTATCAGCATCAATCTGGGATATATCGGATATGACGGCTCCGGCTGGCAATTCATACACAATACCTTCTTTACCTGATGTCCCAGCCTCACAATCGTTCTTGTAAAACAAGCCACGAAGAGGCTGTGAGGCCCAGTCCTTACAGCATGTCCCAACGGCGTTGGCCTCCCCCTGCCCGATCCTTCCAAGCTCAACCATCGCCTTATCATTGGCGTCTTTCTTGGATACGTATGACACAAACCTACCTTTCTCTACACATATCTGTTCCTTGGATCCCTTACCGCTTACGCAATTGTTCTTAATAAACTCATCGCATACCTGATCATTATACCATACAGCCGGTATTATGTCGGCATATGTGTTGGCGTAATCCTGACCGTTGGCATTGACATCATCCTCAGCCTTACTATCAGCCTCCTCCTGCGTATCGCCAAAATAAACATCGGCCGGGACCCGGTAGTCAACAGAGCCACCCACATATCCGGCAGGCAGGTTGTTTCTGGTGAACGTCCGTACTATTTCTTTATTGCCGTATATCATCGTAATTAACTTTGACACAAATATACGATTAAAATCCAAATCACAAAGGAAGAGCCTTTTTGCTTCTCAAAACCTTATACAGATAATCCCTTAACTGTTCCTCGGTAACTATATATCCAAATTCAATCATCTTAGCTATATCAATCTCCAGCTCCATCAACTCTTTAGCCTTAGCCTCCTCTCCAACAGAATTTCTTATCATAGTCTCATGAAGCCCATAGACAATAATATTTACGGATCTAGCCAAATCTTGTATTTTATCCCTTAGTCTTGAAGGTTCAATTATTTTAGACAAAGCGGAAGACATCCTCTTATAGGCATCACCAGCTTTATCCCTGTAATCTATAAGTTGATCATGCACAAATCTCAATACCTGAACTTCGAATCTAGGATTTATCCACATGGCAAATTTTATAAACAACAGAGGATGCATCCATACCTTATCAGGAGTCTTACCATGCTTAGTCGTCTTACCTTTCACTTTTATAACTAATTGATTATCACCAATGTCGATTTTTCTCCTATGGCTTTCATCCTCAGATAAAGCACTAACAAATTCCTTAGTTCTACTACTATTCATAAAATCATCAAGCCGTCTTCTCGTGTTCTCAGGATTATCATTCCATTGCTTAAGTAAACTATTGGCATCAAAATAACCATCACTAGTTCTTTGAAAAACGTTAAAATCACCCATCTTTCTTGTTAAAACATTTACTGTCTTCATTTTTTTAATCTAATTTTGAAGTTAATAATTAATTACTTTATGTCCGCTCCCTCGTGAGAGTCGGCGGACATACAAAAATAGCCAATTGGTGTGACAAACACAATCCAATTGGCTATTTTTAATATCCTAAAATCAGGACATTAATTACCCATTACAGATCTTATCCTCAATAGCGTAAAGGATTTTCGATACGGTCTTATCGCCATTTATCTTCACACAAGACTCACCAAGATCCCTGACATCTATAGCCTCCCTGATACGGGTAAGCTCGTCATATATCTCCTCTATCACATCGGAGATCATAACACACTCATCAGAGTCCTTATGCTTTGACCACTCTGGTAGATCACCTTCGTAAGGCACGCAAGTGGACGGGGTTATATGTGAGCAATTATACTTTTTCATGCTAGTAATCTGTTGATATGTTCCTTTAACGATCTTACCTCATCCGGGCATAACCCGCAATCATTATCGCATAATGACCTTTGCAGACGAATTATCTTGCCCCAATAAGATACATCGGGCTTGTCCCCGATCCTATACCTATGGTACCTCATGTATCCACTCCATTGGCAAGAAAGCCATTCATCTACGACCTTACATAGATCTATTCTATCAAGGTTTGATATAGATTGCGCGCCCATCTAGTATCTCCTTTCTCATTTCTTGTACCTCCTCGTCAGGCGGGCATCCATATGGCAGGTTCTTGATCCACTCACGGATCTTCTTCTGCATGTTGAGATAGACGATACCCACGTCACCTATGGTACGGGTCTGTTTGTATATGCTCACCACGTCACGCTCCATGGTCTTCAACGGATCGAGCATGACCATACAACCGGCGGTGCTCCTAGAAGCGTATTCCATATCGCTAACAACGGTAGAGGAAGCACGATTCATCATACTTCTCTCAATTCTTTCTCTCTCGGCCTTTAACGCCTTTTCCTTACAAGTATTACAACCCACGACTAAATATTTTTATGTTCAACAATGTTATTAAAATTATTCATTTTATTCGTTAAATTAAACATTTATATCACAAAATATTCAATCTAACAGGATTAAACACAAATCCGCTATCGACTATCTTTCTGATAAAAGAATCACCGATTACTTTTCTAGCTATTCCGATCGCCCCATTAATATCAGCGTTAAGCAGCTTACCAATAGAGCTTTGGAACAACCCGCGCTTCTTTCTTTTACCTAAATAGGAATCCTGTTTCTTGAGAGGTTCAAAAGCTAAATGATCTATTTTTGATGTGTAGGATTCTTCATGAACAATCACGTTTATTCCCAAGAGTTTTGACTTGTAAATTATCTTGTCAATCAACTTGGAATGAGGGATGGAGACGAAATTCTGATTGTTTTTTCTACCAATATTGATTTTATTTTTCCACTCCTTGTTCAATCCTATGATGATCGTACCTATGTTGTGAAATTTACAAAAATCAACAATATATCTGCTGATTTTATGCAACTTGTCTTCTATCCAACAATTTCGTAATAAAGTGATTTTTCTTATCCTATTCGAGATCCCTTCACTGCCAATATAAGACATTAATTCGGCTTTCGTTTTGTTGTACCATTGATTTACAGATTTCATAACCTTCCCGTTTATAATGAAAGGATTGACTACATTACTGACGCATGAACAAAGATTATTCAATCCTAAATCAATCGAAAGGAAATTGTCTTTATCAAGACCCAAGTCGACTTCCTTTCTTTCATAAATTACCTCAACCACAAAACATGTAGCTTGAGGGATTATTCTTACTTGTACTAATTCATCCGGGTTTACATTTGTTTTAACAGGTTCTATTATGTTCTTTACAAAATGGACATACCCATCTTCTTTTATTCTGCAATTTGTTTCATCGAAAACAACAACATTCAACTTCTTACCTTTCTTATACTTAGGAAGTTTTGGCTTCCCTTGAAACTTCTCAGGATGCTTCTCGTATTCTTTCTTCGACCTGATCCATGACTTTATATTTTTCCCTACCTGTTTTACAACATTCTGAGAGACATGACATGGAAGATTACGAAAATCAGACTGATTCTCCCTTCCTAATCTCGTAGAAAGCTCATATTCCTTGACATAGTTTTCAGTGAAAATCCCTTGCCTGAAAACATAAAGACAATAGTTATAAAGAAGACCTGATTTATGACAGATCTCCTTATATCTATTGTCTTTTACAATATGTCTTTCTACTTGACGCATTTTAATAATTTATATCCTCAAATTTAATGAGAATAAACAAGACAAACAAATTATTTAACAATCCACGCAATTAGTAGCCATCTCAAGAAGCTCTCCGACACGATCAATGATCTCATGAGCCGCCTCTATATTATCCAACCTGACGTTAGCTTCCGCTACAGCCATAAGCGTCTCCATCTCCTGTATCTTATTTATAAGATCCTTATCCTTGTCCTCGCATAGGATATCAGTCTTAATCCATAGCCGATCAAGACGTCTGCGTATAAGATCCGTCTTAAGATACTTGCGACTGAAGTTGTAAGTAGAAGGGCTACCTATGATCTTGATATCATATATACCATCAGGTAGGTCAAGGTACTTGACATTACAATCATCGTAATTAAAGCAATTGAGGCCTAATGTTAGGCTAGTAAAGGTATTGACCTGATTCTTGCCAAGGAACAACGTAACGGGGTCGGACATGCCCGGAGTAGTGATCTCGATAATCGCCTTCCTGTCCTCCAGCAGCCCCCACTCAGACTCATCCAATACCTGAAGCACCTTAGGATCACGTGTCTCTAGCACCTGAAATGACAGCCGAATATCATTCATGTTAACCTTCTTATCGTACCGGCATAAGCTATCGTCATAACGGGCTTGCATATCAAGATCCGGGATATCGGTATAATATGTCTTAACCTCATGACCGTTGATAAATACCGATGTTATCTGGCAAACATGAGACCTAGCGACATCAAAAAACACCATCCTTACATTACCCTCATAATCAACACCAGATGTCGGGTATGTCAATATCTGAGTGTTATACTCGCCATCATTACGTCTAGCTACGACAGTAATTACGATAGGTTTCTCTATATCGTAATCATCCATGATAATTCTAGCCGCAAACTTATCATGAATTATCTTCGGTATGATATTAATCTGATTCATCTCGTATCTTTTTCACAAAGATACTAATTTGATCAACATCACAAATACAATCATAAGATAAGAGCGGCAAGAAGATCGTCCTCGCTAAGAAGAATGCCTCCGTTGATAGCCATGAATATAGCTAGGTAAAGATAAAGAGATCTTAGATCGTATTTAAGCATCCTCCCTCTAAGGGATACAATAAACTTGTTAAGGTCAGGGTTGTTTCCGGCTACAGACATATAACTCTTAAAAAGGAACGTATCGTATATAGGATCGGATGTAGATGGATCGGTATCATCATAAGAGAAGTCACATATCTCCACCCATAACCTAATAGACTTAATGATCAAATCCTTTACAATAGACTTATTCACCATGCAACCGAATCTTACCAAAGCCACGATATCACCCCACTTCTGCCCAGATACATCCTTAACGACATACATAGCCCCATTTAGCGGATCTTTCACAATAGACGATAAAACACTCTTACATCCAATAAAATCAGATAGCTCTTGAATGTTAAACATATCATTATCATGGTTAAAGATGACATATATATCACCACTTCTTACAATAATAAGATTACTCATCACGAATCCTCCACAAAAGAATTAATATCAAAACAGTCATCATAAGAGCATAGGCCAGGCTCATATCCTTCCTTGCCATCCTCTATGTCAGAAATAGCTCTATCAGCAATAGATCTTAACTCTAATAGACTTACACCTAAAAAATCTAAGGCCTCTTTCAAGTACTTATATAAGGACGAGGTTTTAACTTCCTTAAACCCCTCGTGAATCAAATGACTATTGAATATACTGAAAAGAACTTTATCATTCCTACCGTCAAACCTTTTACCATTGTTTTTAAGACTACCATCAGAGTCAATCATCTTCCTTATCTTACTCGCAGATCTGGTATTTATGATATTCACCATAATCATAACTTTGTAGTCAACAGCGGCTCTTCTAGCTTTATTAGCCCTCCCCTTTGAACTTACAGGTGCATTGTCCTCGCCGCCAATATACCTGAACTTAGCCTTGCCTACAAAGCATGATGGATAAACCTTGCGAATATTCCACTTATAATTATAATCACCGATTGATCTCATGATCGACAACTCGCTATCAACTACCATCGATACCATTTTATAAGCCTTCTCAAAACACTTAAACGATCCTACATACTCATAGATAAACCGGTACGTCATACCTAGCTTAAAATCTTTATCAGATATCCTATTAAACACTATAGCTCTATCAAAGTTGATGATAATAGCCATAATAATCTTAAGCCTAAAGTAGGGAGGTATATAAATATCATCAGGACTGATGTTCCTAGGATTAGCCGTGGTATAATCAGCGCCAGCGAAAGTATCTCTACGTTTCTTGAAATTACGCGGATATATAGGCTGACCTTTAGATAGCTTAATGCAAGTACGCCCCTCATCTACCTGCTTCTTCTCAGCCTCGGTATACACCGGGAATTCCTTTATCATAGAAGAGCATTTCCTTATATAATTCAAGTCGAAATTCATATTGTTCATATTTTGTCCACTTCAAATATAAGCAAAATATAAGACCTTTAAAAGAATAAGATGAATTAATTTTCCCATATATCACCATTATTATTTCATTAATAACATAACTTGCTGAAACACAGTTGTCCATTTTGTGACATGTGTAATAAGAAGCTTCGCCTCTTTCTGAAGCAAATCTCATTATAAAGCATTCCTTTATTTAATTCTTACCAATTTCTAATTAATAACCCTATTAATGAAATGATGTTAGCTAACGCCTTTTATTATCTAAAGTAGACATCCAAAAAACATTAATTTAAAAATGAGTAGTATGTTGGCAGATAAAGATCTTAATAATCCCACTCAAGACTCTTTATGATTGTATTATTGAGATATTTACTATATCCTTACATTCGATCTTATTTGGCAGATGACTACTATCTTTAAACATAATGATCCTATATGTTTACTTCTTTTCTGCGCTAAAGCGTGAAGTGCCAAAGGGAATCGGCAGGGTTGGTCGTGAGTCGCTCCGCTCCTGGCCGGCCATGGAAGGCAGCCACCAGCCCCACGCCATGACGCCGCCACCTTGTTTATTGGCTTCCAGCAAGAGTCACCTAAAAACAATACTTGTCTATACAATTATCTCTACGGTTCCAGAAGTTAAATAAGAACTATTTGGCTTTAAGGAAAGTTGTTAGTTAAAAAGATGGTCAATTAAGTTATCTGGTCAAATAAAATCTTTATATTCGCGTCACGGTCGGTTGGATGAGTGGTTTAGTCGGTGGTCTGCAAAACCATATACCCCGGTTCGAATCCGGGACTGACCTCATTTTGGTTTTGGTTGATACGTGGGTAAGGATGAATGTAGGGGATTATGGTAGATCATAATCCCTTTCTTTTTGGAGGTTCAAAATCTGACTCCCATCTAGCTATATCACTTATCCTGAAATCGTCCATCATAAAATTTCCGTTATCCATACCATCACCTCGTGTATTAATACCTAGGTTATAAGACCTAAGGGAAAGCGTATTATTGGTTTTCGTATTAATAATAAGTATACCATTAACAAAACATCTTAATATGTCATATTCATTACTGCTTCTGACTATAGCTATATGATACCATTTGTTTGCCTCAACTCTATCAACATGCCAACCAGCTTGTTGAGCTTGAAATAAAAAATAAAAACCAGTACCTGTTAAAACTACACCAAAATAAAAAATACCATTAGGATATTCATGCTCAACCAAACAACTTGTAACAAGATTGGTTGACTTATACCAAAAGTCTATAGTAAATGGATGACCGTCATAAAATAGCTCAGGCAATAACGATTCTTTGGTGTTTATGATAGTATAAAGAAAAGGATCCTTTTCGTTATATTGGACACATTGTATTGAGCCATCGGTGATAAGATTGCCATTATTGGCTATAAAGAGGTCGCCAGAGGGAGTAGGATTCCCCTCTACCTTAAAATTACCATTGAATCTCATTAAGAATCTAGTATGATCGTCAATCCCCCCCCCCTAGTATATTCAATCATTCTTCGTCTCATAAAACCTTCATCTTTTTTAGTAAATATATTAAGCCCAATAATATCAACAACACGCTAATTGATGTGACAGCTATTGGCCATTTTGATTCTTTCTTATCATCTACGTCCTTATGCTTGATGTCTGTCTTCTTGTCAATATCCTTAACACCGGTAATCGTCTTATCAATGCCAAGGGAATCAGCCGTCACCGTGCTGTCCCGCCGGCCAATGACGATATGGGTATCTGTCTGCGAGGACACCGGCCGTTCCCCCGTGGTAGGATCAACATCCTTGTCCGTATCGAACTCTCTCTCCGTTATAACAATATCGGCATTAAGATCAGATGTCTTGATCTCTACGATCTTCCGATCCATGACCTCATCTATCATCGTCTCTATCCTGCTGATCAACCTACTATCAATAGACGTTTCGCTAACCTGCCTCCTGCTTCCGCAAGAGGACAGGGACAGCGACAGACCTAAACAAAAAATCGCCCTAAGACTTATCCTTAACCTCATCATCAGCAATCTTCTTTATATCGTCAAACGTCTCGTCAGGTATGTTCTTGGAAAAACTAAACATCTTGAATACGTTTATCCTCTTAAACACGGCCTTGAATACCTTCACCAAATAAGCGTCAGAGAAAGCATCCCCTATCGTATTCAAGAAAAGCATCACATATCCAACAAGGGCTATATACACCCCATATTTGGTAACGGCAAGTATCATGCTAGCCTCCTCCTCGATCGGGTATAACGTCTTATATATAACACATAATGTCATTACTATAAAACAGGACAAAGCGAACTCCTTAAGAATATCAGTAAACCTGACCTCCCTAAACCATCTCTTAAAACTAAACCTTCTTCTACGACTCCGTCGGATCTTCCAGCCCCTTATGCTTTGCGCTAACCTAGCCAAGAAATTCGCTATTAATACTATAAGTAATACGGTCAATAAATGGTGTACTGGCTGGAAATAAGCCCAACAAGAGGCACCATACGCAAGCGCAATATTCCACAAAGCCCCCACTCGCTCTATCATGTCTTTGTCTTTCATTTTATACCCTATACGCAAAGTTAACCACTATACTGTTAAGTACCTAAAACACCACGGCATGTATACCGTTCCTCGTGTCAAGACTATCAAAATGCAACCAATTCACCTTACCCTCAAGCCTAAAAGGATATGGAAGCATATCCTGATGATCTAAAATCAAACCTCTGGCTTGTTCCGCCGTCATCGACTTGACATCGAAATCACCGGCCTTACCCAATACATGAGCGGATAGATAAACATCCTTCTTATCCTTAACTATCTGGCAGATGTTGCATCTAAGACCACGTTGGGAAAACTGCCCCTGCTTGTCCCAATTATTACAATACATAGGCTGTTTGATTATATCCCTCCGTAATATAAGTAAATTATGGAGAAATGCTGTATCAAGAAACTGCCACGATCTGTCCTTCCACTTATTATATGTATGAGGACATACCAATTCCACTATATCAAAATACGAACCTAGTTCTTTTATAATATCATTTCTATTCATGTTATCCATTTTTAAAATAATGTAAAATAATAATACCACGATAACCTGATCCTCCTCGACCGCTCGTAGCCCCACTATTAGAAGCTTTAGAGGCTCCTCCTCCACCACCTCCATAATAAGTGGCATCATCTCCATTTTTACCATTAATAGTAACACCCTCAGTATCCTCAACTCCAGCCCCATCACCTCCTCCGTGATTGCCACCTTTACCTCCGGATAAAAAGCCTGTATCCCATCCTCTTGTATAAGCTCCCGATCCACCACCAGCGCCCATAGGATAAGGGTATCGGTCAGGATATTTGTTATTAAAAACATATGATCCATCTTGCCCTGGATTTCCCGGGGAAGGATCATTGCCATCCCCTTTAACTCCATATCCGCCTATTCCACCTTTGCCGGCAATAGCCTGATATATACCGAATATACTATCACCACCTATATCTCCGACAACCACCCTATATGTAACACCTGGATTTACGGGTATAGTCCCAGTCAGTACACCACCTCCGTTGCCGCCACTCCCGGCATTATATACATCGGAATATCCTCCATTAAGACCTCCGGCGACCAAGGCGAACTCAACCTCATAGACCCCATCAGGAACCTCCCAATATCCATTATCCTGAGGGGACAGTTCCTCGAATACCTCTACTATCTTCACCTTGGGTAGCATCCTTCTTCTCATCATAAAGCAAACAGGATTTTACCCCCCCCCATTTATATTTTAAAATACTAATATTAAGCATATTATTCCGGTTTTATCGTCCATTTCTGGGCGTAATTATTTTTTAATACATATATTTTCTCCATAGGCGTAGCGGGAGATCCGTTGGACTGGCCTTTCACGAACCCCTCCGGAGCCTGTTCCTGCCCCGTAGGACGTTGGTTCTCGTCAGGATAAGTACTGCCGTACATAGATACACTAAGCCCGTAAAACTGATTCCTTTTCCCGTCCTTGGCCACAGATGTCATGGTAATCTGATCCCATCCCACCACAAGGTCGTAGAAGGAGTTTACGAAATCATCTGATCTTTTTTGGCTATGAGTGGAATAATTCATCCCAAACCGTGTAATAGACCTCATCTCATAAATATAATCTGGCAGCTTATCCACTCTAATACCATTACTATGAGAAGCGTAAAAATTAGTAATATGATCCAATCCTCTACCCGACATATTATCATCATTCCAACCCGTCCTCCTTTCTCCATTCTTCCAGTCATCTAAAAAAATAAAATCAGTAATGTTAGGATTTATCTTATCTACCTCAAAAAAAGGGAGGGTGTTTATATCAAAATAATTCCACATATCAGAAGGGCCTTGAGTTATATTCAACGAAGTTAATTTAGGAAGATCATTAAACTCCTTTATATACCTATCCAAATAACATGAAGATAATTCAAGGGTTTGAAGATTTTTCATATTCTTTATATTCCTTATCCCGCTAGATTCTATATCCCTAAGATCAAGCATATTAAACATACTTAAATAATACACCTCAGTCTTACTAGTTATAGCCTCAGGCATTTCAGTCATTCTTTGCCCTACATTTGAAAGATCTATATAAATTAATTTATTAGATCTCGACAATTTATCTACCGGTATGCCATCATTAACATACATCGTATGCGATACGACCAAAAATTCAAGACCCGGAATATCTACGATTGGGAAAGCCGTCATCCTACAAGCTTGAATATTGGCATAATAAATATCACAAGTAAAATCTATCGACACAGCCCGTTGTACGTCCCTCCTCCCATCAGCGTAAGCATGATTATCCACAGGTACGTATTGCGATCCATCCTCCTTTCTAAACCACCATGTTGTATTGGGATTTTTACGGTATTGTATAGCCAAAGAACGGAATATAATACGATAATTATCCTGCCCTTGTACCTTGGTCATAGGAAACTGTTCCTTTATTCCATCCCCCCAATCCACATTAGCCATACCGGGCTTTCTGGATCTAAACTCAACAAACGTATTATAAGGATTATCAACGACAGGATCGGGTACATAATTATAATCATCGGTATAAAAATTTCTAAGTGCCCTATCCCATGTGGTGAACCACACGAACTTGTTGGATGATGCCTCATATTTATATAATGTCTTAGCCATGTCTATATTTTCATTTAAATTAGTCAATTTGTTTCTTTTTGTATCATAAAACGTTTACATCTTAATAATTTCAACTTTTTGTACGTAATATCCCGTTGATTACCACCGTCAATATCACGGATATTGAAACTACCCGATTTGCGTCTTCCAAATATGAAGTAATAATTGCCTTCAAACATAACCCTGTCAAACAAACGAAAACCAAAAACCTCAAAAGAAGATTGATTCGGCTTTTTAACCCCTCCTTTTAAAACCTTTTGTTTGTGGATTTGACGATTATGTCTTCTAATCAACCTTACCTTGTAATGATATTCTAACATTAAAGCATTGAAATTCTTAGAAATAACGAAAGCATCAGAGATATGGGATTTTTCAATTCCATATTTAATCCGATTGTATTTCGTGATATAACCGAACGTCATCGAAACGTTGTCATATCTGGATCTCAGCTCCTCGTACAACTTCCATTTCATGATACCCATGACGGCTGCGTCACGAAGTGACTTGCCTCTGCTTACTTTCAATTTGATATTTCCTTTATGAAATTCCTTATGACAAGTCTCACACAAAGTAATCAAATTTGAAGGTGAATCTCCTCCTGTCTTCCTTGACTCAATATGATGGATATTAAGAATAGGATCTTTTGACTTACCCTTACAATACTGGCATTTATGCCCGTCTCTTGCAAGGATATATTCCCTTATATTCCAAAATCCTAATTGCTCACCTTCCTGATACTCCTTACCCGATATCTCTGGATTCTTGATCTTTTGAGTATCAAATTGAGCAACCTCAATAATCAGTTTTGAGACAGGTAGTATAGAATATACAAAACCGATAATTCTAATATGAGAATCAATCTTCTGCCGGATTGATGGAGCTATCCATTTATCCTTCTTATATTTTACTCTATTATTGAATCTTGGCTTCCTATATCTCAATCTATACCTTCTAGCCCTCCTTAACTCTCTTCTTGTTGATAGAAGATCAACAACATCACTTCTCAGAATAACCTCACTTGCGTAAAGTTCCTTGCTTTTCGTTGTTGCTGACAAACCAACGTGTTTTGTACCTGCGTCAACGCCTAACGTAATCTCTTGCTTGTAACCGGTTGTATCATACAAAAGCCTGATCGTAAAAGGGCAAAGATTCACTACGGTTGCTTTCTTTGATTTAAGCAACCTTCTTACCTTCCCATGCCTTGTTGTTGGCATTAAAGGACTACCATCTATGTCCTGTACATACACCATTTCACAAACTAATTCAATGTTTATTCAACATAAGTCAGAGTAAAACCCTGTTAGTACCCATCGCCAATGTTATTTTGAGGTTTTGATGCAAGCGACACTATGGCCCGAATACAACCATTGTTTAATCACTTGCCTTAGAGCAAGGAACTTGGGCAAACATCCCTTGGTAACTATGTATTCTCAAATAACGTAGCCTTTGTCTCAAGGCTTAGGCTAATAATCGGAATAGCTTTTAGCTATTATACATAATGCGATGCAAATGTTTTATGGTTTGCATGAATTATGTATTATTCGCGAGAATTACCTATCTTGTTAAAATATTCTACAATAACATTCCTGTCCAATCCCATAGAATCACATAAATACTCTCCTTCTGGTTGATCCCCAAACGATAATACCTTATCCGTATCATGAGCTAAAACATCTCCATTGCCTACAAAAGTACGCCCATCGTCAAATACGATAAGCTTATATGGCTTATACGACCTCGTGTCAATATCAGAAGATCGTATTGACCTTAACACCGAAGCCTCTGGCGCCATACTAAACCTCCATCCATAATTATTCATAAGCACATAAACCATCTCCATAGGAGTCGACGGAGAGCCATTAGACTGACCCTTTATAAAACCAGAAGGTGCCTGTAATACGCCACTAGGCCTTTTATCAACAGGATTGGCAGCCAAATACAAACTTAGATACAATCCATAAAACTGATTCCTTTTGCCATCGGAAGCAGAGGAAGACATAGTGAGATAATCAAACCCCATCACCTTCTCATATAATGTTGATATAAACGTATCACATCGACTTTGGGTTGACAAGGAGACATGCATATAAAAACTACTCATGGATCTCATCTCATATATATAATCCGGTAGATTACTTACATCTATATTACTATAGCTATATGAGGCGGTAAGGCTAGTGATGTTTTCCAGCCCCTTGCCGATCATATACGGATGCCAGCTCACGACAGACCCATACCATCTATTTATATGATCGAAGGTCCTTAAGCTAGGATTTATCTTATCCACCTCATCCATAGCCGGGCATGTATTAGGGTCAAACGATGGCATGGCCACTCCCGGGGATATATATAATTCTTTTAGCTTGCTAAAAGACAGCCATTCCCTTGGATATACCCTAACCCTGCAACCTGCCAAAGATAATGTTACAAGATTAGGCCACATAGAGGGGAATTTCCTTATATTAGAAGACTCCGTATCATTAAAATCAGCCGTTCGACTTAGATTAATGCCTTTTAACTTAGTGAGCCTATCCCAATCGTCTGGTATGGATGTCAATGTCCCTACACCTAATTCATTAAGTGTTATATACTCTATATTTACCGATCTACGTATCCTATCTTTAGGAATATCGGTTATATTCCCATCGCCGGTAATGGATAAGATTAAGTTGATAATACTTGGGGCGTCTAATATCGGGAATCCTACCATCATTATCCTCGTTGTTTGAACGTATGTAATATCATTCGTAAAAGTCATGGTAATGACCCGCTCTTTATCTAGCCCGTCAGCGTAAGCATGATTAGGCGCAGGAATATACTCACTCCCATCTTCCTTATAAAACCACCATGGATGGCTATCCGGATTCTTACGATAACTTATATCCCTTCTCCTGAACATCAACCTATATCGCCCGTATATGGATTCGCTCCTATCCTTCACGAAAGGGAATTGCTCTTTATTCCCGTCACCCCAATCGACCTCACACATTCCTGGGGTCTTGGAATAAAACTGTATACTTTCATTGTAATTATTAACATCCAATATAGGATCAGGCACGTCATCAGTAGTATCATTCCTGTCAACGCCCCTAAAAGCGTATTTGCCTTTAGTAAAAAAGGTTATAGACCCTTTATTCGTATCCTTACATATCAGCCTCATACCTCTCCCTCCTCTATTCTCCTGAAATACTCGACAACCGGTGAACTGTCCAATCCCAGATCGTTACAGATATCTATAGCCTCGTATTTGTCAGCGAAATTATACTTACTCATATTATCATCCAACACATCTCCACTAAATACTGACACATTCCCGTCCTTTACGCCAAGGACGAACGGGGCGATCCTCGTCTTCCCAGCCCGCCTTGCCCTCGTAAGGGCAGCCTTAGAAGCCGGGGCAGGCGCCAAGATCCACGTCTGCCCGTAGTTGTTGGTAAGCACATACACCTTCTCCATAGGCGTCGTAGGATTACCGTTGCTAACACCCTTAACAAACCCCTCAGGGGCTTGATAAACGCCAGATGGTCTCTTGTTGGTAGGAGCTGAGGAAGTATATAAATCTAAGGTAAGTTTATAAAACTGATTCCTGTTACCGTCAGAAGCCGTCTGTGACATCGTTATATAACTCCACGACATTATCTTATCATAAAACGTGTTAACGAACGTATCAGCCCTCTCCTGCGTATTTATAAATCTACCTTCATCACGCAAAGTCCATATCCTAAATTCCCTTACCTCATATAACCAGTCTGGGAGATCGTCTACCGGTACCGTGCTTGAATTACAATACGTGCCCTGAATCTTATTCAACTTACCTCCTACTAGATCTTGTTTCCATGAGCTACCCCTACCCATAAAAGTAACGCCTGTCTTATCATCTCCAACCTTATCCACCTCATCAAATACAGGTATGTTATTCCTATCGCTAATGATATTTATATCCGTAGCCGGAATAGAATTAAACGCCGGATCATACGAAGGGATATTACACCAATTGAAATTAAACTTTGTAAGATTCTCCCATTCCGAGAATCTTCTCCAATTCGAATCAGGATTATCAGCGAAATTAAAAATATTGTTACATCCGAAATACCTCAGATTTTTCATATTTAAAAAACCTTCCGGCCAATTATCCCAAACACCAGGATGAGAAAAAGACCCCATCTGTATATTACGAAGATTAACGCTCTTGCTTATCCTGTCATATGGGATATCTCCGTTTTTTAAAACGGACCTGACCATAGCCAAATAAGTTATATCAGGTAGATTAACTACAGGAAACTCATGGAGGACAATACCATCCATATTGAACTCCCCATCGATTACGTTAGAGAACCTCATCGTAACCTCCCTACGCCTAATATCGCTATACTTATGGGGAGGAACCGGTATATACTGAGATCCATCCTCCTTCCTGAACCACCATGTAGTATCGTCAGGATTCTTTTTGTACTCAATATCTAAAGACCTGAATACTATCCTATAACTACCGTCAGATATCTTGACCAAAGGGTATTGATCCTTTGTCCCATCACCCCAATCAACGTCCACGAATCCCGGTTTAGATGTCGAGAACCTAAGATTGCGATTAAAAGCATCCGCTAATATTATCGGATCGGGTATATAATCAGCGCCCTTGCCATCAAAACAAGGGAACCTATCCTCATTCACTATAAACGTGACATAGGATGCTACCGTATCGTATCCTGCTAAAAAAGCCATACTCTTAATTTATTGAGGTTATATCATAAGACACCCATTCCTTATACCCGTTAACCATCTCATATACTTTGTTGATGGTCTTGCATACGACAGCGAATCCTATATCCACGTTAGGGAACTTCTCGTTAAGCTCATCAATAGTAAGTTCCCGAACAATACTCTCATCCCATTTCCGCATCTCCTTTACCTCCATCAAGATCGGTTTTCCGGTTACGCCTACGCTCATCACCCATTCTCCCTCACGGTTGGAATCAGCCAGATCGGGGAAGATCGTAACACCAAAAAGATCGGAGAGGGTGAAGGTCTCGCCGGTACGGGTGAAGGACGCCGCCGCCCCAGGCGTAAGGACCACCTCGTTCACGGCCAACAGGCTCGTAAGTTTCTTGGCTCCTCCTGATACCGTGGCGTTAAACACGACAGTAACATTACCGGTAGCGCTATTAACGAACTTGATCTCATCCTTATCGCTATTTATAGCTTGTAAACGTGATCCAGATACGATATTCACGATCTCATAGTTCTTGTCATAAGTGCTCTGTAGCGTCACATTACCGTATTTAGTATCGATAAGAGTAATCCACTTAGCCTTGCCTCCTACTACCTCCACAAGCTTATAGAACACGTCATTACCGTCAGCGTCAACCCATCTAGCTATAGCACCCGGAGCGAAATTAGTCACCTCCCGATCTTGGGTATAACTTACAGTGCTTTCCGTAGGCTTATTAGTCAAAGTAACATAAAGGCATTGCTCTACGTCGGCTTCCATCTTAACTATCCCAGCTCCATCGTAATAATAATCAGGTACGTTCTTATCTCGTATCAACAAGATAGTACCTTCCTTAAGCTTGTCGGCATTTGTAGGATCATCCACGAAGGACTTCATCTGGATATAGGTATCAAAGATGATCGACGTGCTCTTATCCTCTATCTTCTGATTGATATCGTCGACGATATCATCAACTTCATCCTTGGTATAATAAGGGGATAGATCTATTTTCTGACCCTCCTGTTCCAAGGCCTTGGTTCCGTCCCACCAATAATCAGGTACATCCTTCTCCCGAATCCAGAAGCTGTCCCCCACACGGAGCTTAGCCGTGTTCTCCGGGACCGCCAGCCACTTATTCATGGCGTCGACCGTATCAAAGATATACGCCGTGTTCTTGCCCTCGGCTATACGTCTTACGACAGCCAACTCGCTCTCGACATCGCCAAGTCTTTCCTTAATATTATTGATCTCTCGCTCTAACTTATCATAATTATCCTCCTGATCTATAGCGTCACCGATGGACATATAAACCTCGTTAGTGAGCTTATTATAGGTAACACGAGCCACCTTCTCGTAGGATGTCTTATACGTAGATGAACCTTTGCTGGTATGACAAACAAAATCATACGTATTTTGATACACCACAGATCCACCGGTATTTATAAAATTATATCCGTCTTGGCTCATAGTACCGCCCTTGTAACCCACAAGCTCAAAAGAACACTTACCTGTACCTATAGAAGCGAACCATGTAGCATAAGCCATGAATTGCGTCTCATCCGGCAATGTGGAATAATGCTGCGCCCTTAGATCCTTTACCGACATCCAAACACACTCCTTACCAGATCCGGTGTTATCACCACCCCATTTAAGTACGCTTCTTACATGATCGTCATTATTACCGGGACCATTATAACCAACACCAAGATTATCGATAGTCGGGACATTCGAGTTAAGAGCCTCTGTCATCGTATCCAAGTCCCTTCCTGAACTTTCGTCCCACAAATATCTGAACGTAACGAAATCCACGTCACCGATCTTAATACCACCGGTATTGCTAGGATATGTTTTAGTCACCAGCTCATAATACCACTTTCCGCCCCTAAACGTGACCCTTATTCTCTCCACTTGCCTTGGAGATATAGATACGTACGATCCTCCAACAGAGACGCTGGCGTCATCTTCGGCACGGGTAGCGCCTTCCTTTGGCTCCTCCGGGTCTACCGGAGTATAGATCGTGGCTTGCTTATCACCTGTATTAATGACAACGATATAATAGCTATCACCTTCCAGACCTTGCTCATGAACCATCGTAACAAACCCCTGTTCGCTTTCCGGCCTCCATTCGACCACAACCATATGTTTGTCCATAGGTATGCCAGATACGCTATTGACGTAGTTGGTTGATGACATGAAAACAGCATGGTCATCGTAAGCCTGATCCACACGCTGATGTTTGGTAGCCAGACTATCAAGGCGTGATATCTCAATGGGGTCGATAACCTCAACCCCATTATAATCATACCATTTATATCCGATCATCGTATTCTCACGACGATACTTTCTCTTTCTTATGACCTGACCTCCGGCTAAAGCGTCAATCATAAAATAATCATTACATACTTTTACCATAGCTAGAGAATTAACAGGTTTGACATAAACAAGCCACGATAGTAGCGCCAACAGGAATGGAGGTCAGCGTAGTTCCTACAGGGTAGGTCTGGGAGGATGACTCCAGCACCATCACCGACATCCGCTCAACGACCATATTGTTATCCACCAACCTGCTTCCCTCCACATAGAACCGGCCGTCGGCCACCTCATAGCACTCGCGCACCGGGACCATATGTCTTTGGCTTTTATCCGCGTAATCGCAGATCGTGACCTTAGCCCCTTCAGGGATAGAACTAAGCTCATCTCCAGCATGATAATCAGGGTGGTCGGAATACACGACATACAATATGGACTTAATATCCTGTAACGCCGGATTGACCGTCCTGAATCCCTTTAAATGGATCTTATGACCACCAACCTCATAGCAGTCATCTACCTCCATGATATTAAGGTCACAGCTTATTACCGTCCATCCATTAATAACCACCTGCGTAGGCGTGGTATTGATAGGATGATCAGGATCGGAAGACTCAACGATCTTATAATCGAAAGTCTTTACATCCAGATTCCCGTTCAACGACTCCTGTCTTCTGACCTTTACCGTACCTTTTCCGGTATCATAACAGGTCTCCGTGGTATCGATAAGCCGATCCATATAATCCGGTTCCTCGCACTCGATACGGGTAAGGCCTTCCCATAACGATCTCGCCTTGTCGCCTACGTGGATACCGTTGTCGGTGGAGCTAACGACCTCCCAAGACTCTGACCTGACGCCTAATTCGCCATCGTAAGATGCCGTGTGGATGACTCGTACCACACCATTGGTTGATCGATAACATTCAACCGTATTAGAAAGCATCCGGTCTTCCATATCCGTGAAATCACAAGACACCAAAGACCATTCATCGGGCAGGGTGGACAGGCGTTGCCCCGGGACGAAACCGCCGTTATCCGACTCCATTACCTCGTAGCGGGTATATCTGTCACCTATCTTGGCGTCATAAGACACGATCCTCCTTACCTTAACGTTACCGTCTCCCGTATCATGACACTCAACATAAGACTCTATATCCCGCGATTCCATGTCATCCATCTCGCATACCATACGAGTCCATCCGCCAGGTATATCCTTATATATCCTGTCAACGGAAACATCCGTGTCCTCGGAACGAGTAACTACATAAGAAGTCCTACGAATACTTATATCACCATCATAAGAAGTGATACGTGATACCTGTACCCGTCCGTTGCCAGTATCATAACATTCCTTTCTCTGCTGAAGCATACGATCTTCAAAATCGACGAAATCACATGGAACCAAAGAGAATCCGTCGGGAAGAGTAGCCAAGCCCGTCCCCGGGACGAAGCCGTCGTCATCCGAATCAAGAACCTCGAAACGGGTGTATCTGGCCTTTATCTTGGAGTCATAGGAAACCAGCCTACGAAGCTTGACTGGACCATTACCTCCGTCGTAACATTCGACGTAAGACCTAATGTCACGCTCTTCCATATCGTCGAAATCGCAGACAGTCCTTACCCACGTATCTGGCAAGGAACTGAAGCTGGCGCCCTCAGGCTGTGACGGATCGGTAGTCTCCAGGACTTTATAACTCTTATCCCTAACCCCTATATTCCCGTCCCATGACGTGAGAACCTCCAGCTTCACCTTACCGGCCGGTGTCTTATAACATTCTATAGTTACCTCAATATCACGATCCTCCATATCCGTGAAGTCACAAACAACCTCAACCCAGTCATCACTTATGCTGGTAATGAACTTACCTACCGGGTTCTCAGGATCTGTACTTTGCTTGATGCGATACCATTCCTTTCTGGTACCCATCTCATAATCAAATATCTTATATCCCTCTATCTGCACTCTCCCGGTACCGGTATCAAAACATTTAAGAACCGGTATTATCTCCCTTTGGGTCATGTCCGGGAAATCACATACTATACGATTCCATGTGTCGGGGATAGCGTCATACTCCGTACCGATAGGATTACTATCGTCGGTTGTATTCACTACCTCGTAATGGGATACCTCGGGATTCAGGCGGGGGTCAACTGACTCTACGCCCTCGATCTGAACCTTGCCCCCTTCCGTGGCATAACATTTACTTACGAATATCAACTCCCGATCGGTCATCTCGGCTATACTACAATCTATAGCCACCCATTCGGCAGGAACCTTATCTAATTCCGTACCGATAGGAGTATCGATATCTGATGAATTGATGATAAATATCTTCTCGGCCAGTATCTCTCCCTTATTATTCATATAGGTATGGATACGAGCCTCTACCTGACCACCCGGCGTGCGATAGCATTGGTTAACAATCGACACACGCGCGTCCTTGATGTTAATGAACTGATAGTCCTTTCTAGGGACATCGCTTACAAGTCTCTTTACTCCTTTATCATCGAAGTACACGTAACACCCGTCATTCCTCATCATGACCGGATACGTCTCCCCATTTATGACAACTCCGGAGAAGTCATCTGGAGGGGCGGAGAAACCCATGCTCCCGAATATGGAAGCAAGTCTCTTTAGATACTCATTAATGCCTGACATATTATAACATTTTAGTTCTTATGCTTCAAAGGTAATAAAAAAGGGGAAAGAATTGAATCTCTCCCCTTTAGGAAATATATGAACGCAAAAAAGGTTCTTTATTTCGGTTCGGTCACGATAGCCGGTCCAAGACCAGCGGCAGCACCGATCATATTGATCATCTCCTGAACACCCTCATGAGCGCCATAGCGTACACGTAAGATCAAGTTGATAGGATCATCAGCGATAACCTTTCCGAATCCCTGAGCGTATCTATGAGGATTGAGCGTAATCTGGAAGTCAACGTACTGAGCCGTTTGCTCTACACGGCTATATTCGTTCATGAACGTCCGCCCCATGAAATCCTGATGTTTCGGGAATCCATTGAAATGAGCATATCCTTTCAACTCATCATCCATCATATTGCCACCGACATGAGTACGTGGCGCTTTGCTGGACAATCTCTCGAAGTGAAGTTGATCCCACCAAATAGGAGAACCCTCATCCAAAGAATCGGGGTAACCGCCACTAGCACCTACGATCTCAACGCTATCCTCGATATAAGTCATTTGATCCATCAAGCACTCTGATGGAGATAACAACATTTCCTTGCCACGGAAACGGATACCGCACTTGCAGTTACTACCAAGCTCTTGTGCTGATTCCAATTTCTTCCACATCCTGTTGCGGTATGATGCCGGAGCCTCGCTGGTGAAGAATCCTTCAAATACCTTGTCACACTCATCGCACAACATATTGGTATATACCTCTGTCTGGAAACTATGCTGGCAAGCCGCAGGAGTACCGTAATCCGTGATCTCCAGTTCCGGGAACGCCTGCTTGATTTCCTCTAAAGCGCTTTCGCCACACTCGTTGTCCGGGATCGTGATATAATACTTCTCCTTAGATACCTTGCAAGATCCGCAAGCTGACCAAGAAGCGGTACGAACCGTAGGATTCTCACACATATCGGATGTCTTAGCCACATAGTAGATAATAGCCGTAGGATTGGCCTCCACGAAAGTAGAGATCTCCTCATCCGTCAATTTCTTGGAAGTAGCGGCAATATACAAACCTGATCCCTTGATCTGACTCATCTTGTTAACCGTATCGGCTACAACGTTAGGCAATGACTCCACCGTAGTAGACATATCGACACCGTCATCCTCCAAGGAGATAGAATACAGATAACCACCCTTAACCTCGGTATAGTTAGGAGGACAATCCGTACATCCTTTCATGATAGAGATAAGACGTTGAGTATAATCAGCCGGTTTAGTGCCTTTCTTCATCACCTTATAACGTGACATGCTACCCTCGATAGTCTCACGAACGATCTTCAATCCCGGGTATTGGGCGCGAACCTCAGCCAAGGCCAGATCATCACCAGTATCACATACCTCCATACAATAGAAGTTGACATCTTCCGTCTCAGGCTCCGTAGCCTCATTGGTGCATCTTGTAACAGGAGTAATATCGATATAATCAGATACCTTTCCACCACCAGCAATAGGCTGGTTCTTCATCCGCTCAATACACTTCAGGACGGCGGGTAACAAATCAACCTCCTCGCAAGGATCACACTCCTCGCATTGATTTGGCGTATTATCACAATCATCCAAAAGAATGGCGTCATTGATCTCAACACGACCTTCCTCATAGCCAAGAAGCTCGAAAGCCCTGCCGGCGAGAACCAAGCGGATAGCGATACGGTCGCCCTTGGATACGGAGAATGCCGTGTCATCCGAAACACCATTGTATCCTAAGATAACATCATCGACATAAGCATGATCTTTCTTCGGCCAAGAAGCGTAGATCTCCGTGATCTCGTTCAAAGAGAATAACGGCGTGGAAAAATCCTTATCATAGATAGAGCGGGAAGCCGCTTGTTCATTACGACCGATACGGATCTCATAACGCTTGTCGTTACGAGGCTTACCGGTAAAATCAATCACGGCCTTACAACCGTTCTCGGAAGTATCTTTAGTATCGTAAATACCGATCTGTCCTTCCTTCAAGAAGATGGAATCAACATCCACCATCTTAGCGTGTGGGGATACGAAAAGTACCCGGTCTTGCGGTCTGTGCAACATATTATCAATATTTTAGTTTAAAAATCATTTACCTAACGCAAACATAATAATAAACGAGTTCACGACAATAAAACACGATCACGAGTGTATAGGCATATAAATAAATTACATTTTTTGTAAAAACATTATTTAAGCCACTTTTTCTTATACATCTTCCTCATCATATCAACAAGTTCATCGAAACTTTTTATATAACCCATATCTATAGCCCATATAAGATTGCCTTGTGTTTGCTCCAATTCCTTCAGCTCAGCTTCCGTGGCTTTATTCCTGATCATACTTTCATGGATATTAAAAACAATATAATTAAGACCCTTGGCGATCTTAACATAATCTACATCCTTAAATCTAGAAGCTGCCCTAGACAAAGCATTATACCTATCACCAGCCTCTATTCTATTAAGAATAAGCTTATCAGTTAACCACGTAACAACCTCGGCATACAACATAGGATTCAATTCCATAGCTACAAGAACCCATATATAAGGATTACACATAGTTCTCCTGTTCTCGCCCCTACCAACCGTCTTATAAGCTCCAAACTTTTTCATTACTTTTATAAGAGACTCTTTTTCAACCATTTCCATAAAAACAGGAAATCCTGTTTCTATCATATATCCTTGTTTTTCAAGAATATAATATATTCGCTCAGCACTCTCCTTGTTAGAAAGAATATTCTCTATTCTCTTATCATTCCATCCCTCCTGAATCCTTTTCCTTGTATAGGCTTCCTGTAAATCAGTCAACGACATGAAAGACGTTTTAGTGTCTTGCTTGATAGTAACACCAAAAAGATCCCTATCCTTGGAGATCATAACAACATTAGTTTTCATATTATATATATTTAATTATTTAATACGACGCAAATATATAAATAAAAGTTTTACCGTAAAAATATATAGATAAAAAATATTCCAATATAAAATCATTATATTAAATATTTTGCAAAACACAAAAACCATACTTACGATTTCTGGAGTCGGAGAAATCTCCGATTCCAGAAAATATGCATAGGATGATAAAAAAAATAAGCCTACCCATTTCTGAGCAGGCTTATCAATCAAAACTAACGTTGTTTATTTAAAAGAAGCCACATTATCCTTATCAAGCTGATACCTCTGCAACTCGTTCTCGTTAAGGCTGAATTGTTTAGCGACCATATCCAGAATCTCCTCCACAAGATAATCGGGCAGCTCCGGGTCGATGTCCGTAGATTGGATACCGGCGGCGTTGATATACCCCGACAGGTCCACCCTGACAGGACGGCGGTAGTACGTCATCTTAACCTCCTCGGTACGGAAGCCTGACTCGTAGACCACGACCTTCCCGTTCCCTATGGAGTAGAATGTCTCCCGATAGTCGTAAGAAGGGCGGTTATTCTCGTCTCCAAGAAGCTCATGGATATTCTCGTTCTTAGCCTCCCACATAACGAAATCAGTGACCTCACACCCTTTGTATGAGAAAACGCCTTTTATGTTAGAGAACCATAGATAGTCGTCAGGTAAGTTAAAGGACGTAGACTCAGGGTCATCCATCCTACCCGCATTATCCAACGACATCCAATAAACAAGAAGGTTTTGGATGGAGCGTATAGTCTCGTCATCCTTCCTATTGAGATAGTACTTAACCAACCGGTCTTGGGCCTCGTTGAACAACAGCACGAACCTTCCCGGATCCAGCTTAATCCCGCCATTGGCCAGATTCTGCTCGTTCTTCTGCAAAGACCTTAAATATGCTTCTTGGATTGTCATCGTTATTCCTCCTTAACCTTATCACCTTCCTCTACGTCATCCTTCTTCTTAATATCCTTAACCTTCTTGGTCTTGGACTTATCATCGATATTAGACATAGACATGATCTCCTCATACTCATCCAATACATTAGCCTTTATGTTAATAAAGTCTTTCTTGGTAGCCAAGAACTCAGCGGATGTCCGAACGTCAGGTCCTATGATCTGGCCATTATATTGTAATCCGGATGGAGTCATATTGATACGACCATTTCGTTGAAGGACGTTTACGATACGGTAAAACTCAAGAACTTCCTTGAAATCACCTTCCAATGACCGATCCCAGATATCAAGCAGATAATCAACATTGGTCTTCTTCTCATTCATCCAGTTTGATAGAGATCCTGTATAATACTCATCCTCCGTGAAATCCGGGCGAGTTACGATACCGATGTAAAGAAGAAGATCTATGACAGCCTGACGATCGTCGCCGCCTTTCTTAAGGGCGCTGATAAACTTATAGCTGATGTTCATCTTATTGATCTCACGCTGCTGAACGAAATCCTTCATATTGTCTTTCTCCACGAAACAGAACATGGAGTTCATGAAGACAGGATCGCCATCCATTTCCTGAGGAGTCAACATGCCGGAAAATACAGCCAGATATAAATAAAATAGATCTACGGTATTAGCCGTATTATAAACCTTACCCATGAAGATCTTATCCTTAGCGTCATCCCAAAATTCTAAATTGGTTTGAGATAGATCCATCTGCGACATTTCCTCGAAAGGCTTCATGATATTATCTACCCGCTGTTTGACGAGCTTATCGATCTCATTCTTGTCAAGACCATTATAGCATCTTGATCTTGGATAAAAACCGGTGTTATAGGCCTTGGAGAAATCATCCCAAGGGCAACATACGTGAGTGGCGTTCTCCGGGAACGGAGCTTTAGCTATATTAGCGTCTTGAAAGGCCTGAGGAGCACTTCCATCATGTTTGCCTACAACCTCATATAAGGTATCTGACATGATATTGAAACCGTTTACCTCGGCCAATACCTTCCTTGATTTTAAAATTTCTTTCATTTTCCTTTTTGCGTTACTTTAAAAAAAAGAGGAGAGGAATATCCTCCCCTCTAAAAACCAAATTACATATATAAAAAAACTTAGCCGAAGTAGTTCGGTTGAAGCTCGATAATCAAGAACTTACTGTTATCCATAACCCAAGCTGCTGAAGCTGAGTGGCACCAGAATTGCTCTTTCATGCCCGGCAAGGATGATACGATCTCATTACCGTTAGCTTTGTGCGCCCAACGACCGTACTCATAACCCCACCACATGCTTACGCCTTCTGGCTTGATATAGAATACGTTGTTATTCATATTACCTAACTTAGCGTTAGCCGTATTAGGAATAGCGGAATACGCGTTAGTCGATCCAGCGTCAGTGATATTCTCGATAATACAAGAATAAGAGGATCTAGGATACATGCCATTCACCAACTCGCTACGATCTGTCATGTCGGCGTAATCCAAAGAAGGATCGTGCTCGAACTCAACATTACCGATGCCCGGGATGAAAGCTCCCTTAACCTGAACCGGACCTAAGATCATGGCGTCATTAGTACCAGAGATAGGGTTAGAAGGCAACATCCTATCGCTTCCCATACCCCAGCTTAAGTTCTGCAAGGTAGTGAAGAACGATTCCCTGATCAACTTCTCTAAATTGATCATAGCCATAGCTCCTACCTTGAACTTAATCTTACGTTCCGTAATAGGAAGATCCTGACGTCCACGGAAAATATAAGATGCGGCAGCCATAAGCGTGTCCTTAGTAATACCCATCGGACGGCTATAGTAGATAGTGTAACCACGGCGAAGCTGACGGTAGATACCCTCATTCAAATGGATAGGACCATTTTGATCCATGATAATACCACCTTCTTGCCACATCAACTGTCTAGCTTCCAGCTTAACCAACTCAGCCATACAGAATACCTCCAGCGTGGACGCTACCTTAGCCGTACGCAAATCAAGTCTACCATTAACAGTCTTACCGATAATAGCCAAATCAGGAATATTGCCCTCATACTCGCTTCTCATAGCATTCATACGACGAAGAGCGGTCTCCACGAACTCTGAAGTGCTATTCTGAGCGGCCTGCATGGACTTCATACCAGCGTACATAGTTGTCTCGCCCTCAACACCACGGTGGTTCCCTAAACGGAACTCACAAGTCATAGAACCGGCCTTGTCAGCTCCAGATACTTTAGAGAACTGAGTGCTGTACTCACCAAGAGCATGACCGATCTTCCAGTAACGGATACCCGGACGCAATTTCTCTTTAGGGAAGTATTTAGCCTTACCGCCAATAACACGACCCCAATAACGTGTCAAATCTCCTTCTGTCTTAGACGGAATCTCACCTGAGATAAGGATATTACAGCCGTTAGCGGCGTCATAGGTAATGACATCATAAGCCGTAAACTCAGAGGTATTCAAAACGATATCAAACAAGCTACCGTCAATACCCGGTTTTAGATGATGACCTGAAGTATCCTCTGCCGTAACGACAGCGAATGTCTTTGTAACAGGTAAATCATAACGGAAAGAAGCTCCAATACCGTTAACGGAGATCGTAGCGCCGTTATTAATCATACCCATATACATCGGAACGGGGTAATTAGCGATATTAGAGAACAGATTCAACAGACCCAAATGATTCTTATCAGGATCCTCATAATACCAGCTCGCCAATGAGCCTAAGTTATGCTCTACGAGCGAAGTCTTATAGTTCTTGGCATCGGTGAAGGCAATAACGTTATCACCATTCACGGTAGCCGGAAAACTTTTTGTCAAAAAAGGGTTCATAATTATCTATCTTTTAATGTTATACACTCTTTGATCCACTCAGATCAAGGAAGTTAGCCTCTATAGTATCATTATCGATATTATTTTTATTCTGCTTTCCTCCCTTATTGCCAGAAAGAAGAGTGATGGTCTTCTTATTGACCTCCATCTTAACCTTGTTAGTTTTCTGTTTAAGGAACTCGTCCTTATTCATCAAGAACAAGGCCAGATCAGCGGCCATGTCCGGATTCTTGATAGCCTCCGAATAAGCTTTATCTATAGCCGTATGACCTTGATTGTCTATCGGCTTGGTAACGAAATCGACAGCCTTACCTATCATCGTGTCAGTCAACTGGAATCCTGAGCTTATAGACGTCTTAAGACCTTTCTTATAGATCTTCATCTGCTCAATCAACTCCTGTTTCCTTTTCTCGGATTTTTTCTTCTCCTCCTCGATAAGGTTATCCATCTCCTTTTTCAGGATATCATGGAACTTATTGGCCTTAGACTCGATAAACTCATCGCCTTTACCAATCATCATTTCCATATTATCCTTTATCTCATCTTCCGGCATACCCAACATCTTATAATAATGCTGGATAACCGCAAGCTGATCATTTTTATTACTCATATCAAGGTTATCCAACGGAGCCTGAATACTCTGATATTGGCTTAATAGTTGGCCAACGTTACCACCGGCCTTATCCACCTCTATCATCTTCTTCATGAAATCAGACATCGAGCCGGTATCAACCTTGTCTTTCAACAACTCATCAGCCTTGTCCTTGATCAATCCCTCCACTATATCGAGTAAATCATCCTCTTTCGTGATAGTAGAAAGATCGACCGGTTTATCATCTACCATAATATCAAGGTTGTCAATACTATCGATAATACCTCTAGCGGCCATCTTCTCCAAAAAGGATTTTCCGTTAAATCCTGATACTACATTATTATCAGTACCGCCTTCGCCAATGGAATCAGGGTCTGCGGTGACCGCATCGCCGCCCTTATCCCCGCCACCGTCAGCCGCTCCGCCGTCGGCAGGCTCTTCCTTGGAATCACCTATAGGATTACCATCCTTATCATATTTACCCTCGATATTATTCTTATCGCCATCACCGTCACCACGGTAAAAAAGTTCCTCGACACTCATGGTCTTAAAACCCTTAGCGAAATCACCCATGTCATTCATACAATTTCCTTTTTTGCTTTTTACAAAAGTATTATTAATCCAATTACCAATTAAATCAAACCCATTATAGTATATGACAGAATTTTACGCCAAAATGATTACATATTTTGTAAAAATATTTACAAAACTTGTAATCAATTCTTGTTTATTATTGACGTAAACCTATCTGTATCAGAACGTTTATTCCTAGCATCTATCTCCTTTTCTTTTAATTCCAACTTCTTTTTCTCTATATCCTCACGAGATCTTCGCTCAGCCTCGGCGTTAGCCTGTCTGGTTCTCATATCCTCCTCACGGATATCTAGATCTCTTTCCCTTAAAGCCCTATCAGCCATAGCCTCGACATAATCCATGCCTTCAGAGTTATTCTCGGTCCTAGCCGCTTGACCGGCGGCCATTATGCTCTTACCCCGTAAGTCGAAGTTGCCCTTGATATAAGCCAGCTCCTTATCCTTCTCATGCTCATCGTTACGAGCCTGTTGATCGGACTCAGCCTTTTGCTGGATAAGTCGTTGTTCATTTTGATATTGCTCTTGTCTAACACGATCGGCATAAGATCTGGCATCCCTTCCTATCTGATTCATCTCAGCCGTCGAGTTGGCATTCATCATTCTAGTGATATCAAGCAAGTCATTGCCCAAAGTATTCGTCTGTAATATATATTGCTTCAAATTCTCCAATTCCAGACGTTTCTTGGAATTAGAGACAGCCATAACATTAAGATGACGTAACGACAAGCTATTATCCGTAAGACTGACGTAAGCCAAGGACAGATCGCTGTTCCTGTACATCACGGTCCAATCGTATCCTTCCTTCTGGCATACTTGAGCCACGGCTAGATGAATATCCAATGTCCGTTTCTTGAAGTCATCGAAATCATTAAAGTAAGTCTGGGTCTGTAACATGGTAGCGTTAACCCCCTGTTTTACGCCCGTAGAACTCTCGTATCTGGTTGACTGACCCATTGCCTGCTCGGATATACCTATCATCCTATAAGCCATCATATAGGCGTAAGAAGCCATTTCCATACGGGATCTTATCTGATCCGTATTAGTAAGATCATATACACCGAACTGATTATATATGCTGCTCATCTGCGGATTCTGGTAAGGATTGTTTGTGTCATTACCACCTACACCCATAAATGAGACGGACTTCACGATCTGCATGAAAGTAGCCAAAGCGCCCTTCTTGTCCATCATATCCTTATATTCAGTAGGCAGGAATCCCAAGTCACCTAAGAAGAACTTACCGATCTCCTTCTCGGCGTTATTGTATAGCTGATTCATAGCAAGGTTATACATCATCTGGAACGGTTGTATGCGATCAGCGAGACTGGCCCCTATAAATCCAGAAACCGGAATGACATAATCATACAGACTGCTGTCACCATGTATCTGATGAGGTATTGGATCCCCACCGATATATATAGGCTTATCCATTAAATTACCTCCGGTGATCTTAACGCCAAACCTAACCTCAGGGACATACTCCAAGATATAGGTGTTCACCTCAGGATCACCAACGGCTTCGGCCATAACCCTCTTCACTTTCTTGATACCGTTCTTCTCCAAGAACTCCGGGAGCAGCTCATCGGTAACAAGCTCCTGATCCACCATCCCAGTCTCCGTCATGTAAGTTATTAGAAATACCGGTTTCATGGATACCCAATATCCCTCCATAACCCTAAAAAGGCGGGAATCTATCTCATATCTCTTGCCATTGGACATGTCGGAGTTAAAATAGCCAAATGGATGGAAGCGGGGCAAGAAGCGGGGCTGGGTGTGTTCCTCCCCGTCCGGCCCGAAGGTGTGGTACTCGCCCATCGGAACGCCGTAGTAATCCTCAGCGGCGACTATAGATTCATAGTCATGGTATCCCTTCCATGGGACAACCTCATTCTCGTACATACCGGTAATAGACGGCTTCTTTTTCTTCCAGTCATACCTAGTACCGTCATTAGACACCCATCCCTCATAATCATCATCACCTCCCATAATCCGACGCTTGTCCTTGGCTGTCATCTTATGGCCGTATCTTGATATCAGCTCAACACCCTCGTAATAATGAATACGGCCCACATAAGATCCGTATTGCGGGTATTTCACGTCAGGATGGAATACCTCCATCGGGCTCCATACCTCCGGACGATAGTAGTCGAAGCCAACGAAATGATTACGGAACATCTTTCCGCTAAGAAGACGATCCCGGAAATTCTCCCTGTCAAGCTCATCCATATAAAACCGGCTACGGTCAGCCTCGATCGTATGATCCCCCCATACCGCCGCCTGCGTCTTCCATCTTGTACTCATGAACCTCTGGATATCATCAGGGGTCATAGACGTCTTGGCCTGTTGGATTTGCTGAACATAAGCCTGACGCTCCTCCTCGGAATTAAACTCATTGTACGTAGGATCAAGACCAGCCTCTACAAGGCGTTGGTTAACGATAATATCCCATTGCTCTTGAATATGGCGATGAAGAAGATTTGACATCGTATCCTCATACTCACTTATAGCCATATCCCCTACCTCATTAACCGTATACTTATCCTGTAGGTTTGTCAACCATCCCTCAAAAGCGTTTACGATACCACCTATGATATCATAATGCTTCAAGAAAGAAGGTATCCTTATATCACTCCTTAACTTCTGTACGTTCCTTAACTGTGGGATAACATCCGCCATCTCCATAAAAGATAACTTACCATCCGCCATCAGATAATAGTCACGGTACATTTGGTTACGATCATACTGTTTCAACCCTATCGCCTCAAGAGCATCCATACAATCCTCCTTCCATTTCCTGTTCTTTTTCTTCGTGGAAATAGCCTGAGGAGGTAATCCTAATAGCGCCCCTTTTGCCGGAAACGAATGATCTCTATTGAAAATCTCCATGTCAATCTAATTTGTTTTTAGCAAAGATAAGTTATTAAGCAACACTAAACTACCGAAACGCACCTATAGATACCGATCCAAATGCAGAGGCATATATCTCATGGTGTTTATAAGCATCTTCCTTACGAGCGTTATTCATCTCATCTATCTTCGATTTAGGCATGTAGTTATTATCATCAAAATACCTAGCGAGAACCAACGCATGCCCGAAGGCTATTATCCTATCGACGTTCAATCCTGGCTTGTACTGTATTATTTCATCCAGTAGAGCTATATCATCAATCAACTCAATACCCTTGACCGTTATATCAAGACCAGTACTATCATCATATCCGATAACGAAATCCTGCCAACAGTAATCCACGACACACGAGAATAGCAGGTTCTGGTTACCGGGGGTAGGGTATAGCCCCAGCTTGCTGTTCTGCCGGGAGCCGGCCTTCACATACTTATTGGCTATTGCCTCACCAGCAAACAGGAAGAAAGACGCTGGCATACCGCTTTTACGGTTAAGGTACTGCTCATACATCTGGTCAGCGTTCTCCATAAGACATATAGCACCATATCCCTTCTGAAGCACCTCACAAGTACGGCAAAACTGATCTATGGATGATGGGCGGGATACGTATGAAGCCACTATTCTATAGGCATAAGGATCTCGAATACCAACACGCCTTTTGAATACATAAAAAGCTCCTAATGAAGGGGTATCAGACTTAGCCTGTTTATAGGGATCTTGGCCTGCAACATAAATAAAATCATCAAACCTATTAGATTGAGGCATCTCAAATATCTGGACAGGAGCGTCAATAACACCACCGCTAAACGGAAAACCAGCCAATTGCTTATTCGATTTAGTAGTACCAAGCTTATTGCCCGATTCAAGAAAAACATCACACAGCATGCCACTATATTGACCCGACTCAAGAAGATCGTTCTTATGCTTGATAGCGTACTCAACCGGGAACAGGTTTTGAGAAGAACTTAAAAAACAGTCATCAATCGTAAAAGGATAGAACATAGTATGAGAGGTATAGGCTACCCTGTCCTTTGTAGAAAGCTTCTTCCGTTCCTCATTAAGTTTATTGGTGCTAGCCTCGAAGTCTGTGGCGTCAATCTTGATCTTATTAAGCTTCTTATCATCAGGTTTTCCTAAATAATCACCCAAACCTATAGTTACCTTGACACCAGAGTTTGCCATTTGTCCCGGGACAAACATCGCCCATTTCCGTTCTTTCCATGTTTTTCCTTTCATGGCTCTACGGTTTAGGATATCCCAGTCCATGACCAGAAGGTTATATGTCTCGGGATCGGAGAACATCTCTTGAGCGTCCTTAGACAACTCCACCTCACCACCGGTACCGGCCAAGATAGGACTAAGACGCCAGCCATAAGGCGTGTCGTAGGATGGCATGGCGGCCGTGTAAGGCTTCTTTATCGGACCTTTGCCTACCTCGTCGAAAATAGCCGTAGCCGGTGTCAAACCAGCCGTCTTCTGCGTGGAGGTCTTCCTACCCATATTGATGTTGGCTATAGAGATAATGGCATGGATATCACGTACACCATTGGACATCCTCTTGCCTAATGTAACTCCCGAACTCCAGTCGGTCTTGGTTCTGTTGATCCTGAAAAAAGGATGCACATGATCAAGACCATACTCACAATACTCGCCGATATTGGATAAATCACTGTCGCTGAATCCTACTACAGAATGACTAAGGCCGATCGTCATAGTAGCGTTCATCTGGAGAAGTGATGACATGATGGTCGTATTATGGGAGACGACAAAATTGGTAGTAAGAAACTGATGCGATTTATTATCGACCTCAATACAAGTAGCCTTATATCTACCGTAATAATCTATATCATATATCCTAAGCCTATCGTGGGTCTTAGATATATACATATCGTCACCATCCATGACACAATAATACCCCATAGACCAAAATATTTTCCTTACAAAGGATATAATATACTCGCTTTTATAAACGACCTTAAAACGATCGTCACCGGTATTTATACCACAAGCGATCTTCATAAACGATCTTATGAACAACTCTTTCTGTTTTTTGGATGAATAAATGACATCATCCATCTCCTTCTTGCTTAGCTCAAAGATCCTGTCGGTAGCTCCACAAAGGAAGGAGGCGGCCAGAGACCCCATGAGCTGGGGCGATATCAGCCACCGCCGCTCAGGGAAATCTACCGCCTCCCCAATATCTATAGTCATTTTGGAGAAGTCAGAATGGATGATACCCATAGTGCTCATAACCTTATAATCACCATGATACTTGACTTTCCACTGGTGCTGACCGCAACACACCACGCTGCGACCGTCCTCAAAGGTCACTTTGTACGTATCAACGAATCCCTGAGGATATACGCCCACTATGGTAGTAAGCTTACCATCATCACCGTATATGATATCTCCTATATCGGCGAATCCTATTTTCTTAGAACCATAAGGAGTGTATATAAGCTCCGAGTCCAGAAGAGCCTTGCCAAAACGACGAGTACCAAACATCCCCAACCCTTTCTTCTCCATACGGGCACGTTGGTACATCTCGGCGAAAAACCATTCGTTATCACGCAAACGACTGATCGCTGGCACACGTTCCCCGTTTGGAAGATCCTGAAATACGGGAAAGAAATTAACATGCCAATAAAGCCATGGGGGGATGAACGTACCATTGATAGTCACCCCGTACTTGACCTTATAAGCCTCTTCTTTAAAGAACTGCTTAACATCGTCATCCTGATCCTCCCAACCGAACAGATCGTTCCATACAGGAGGATTTTTCATGTTTACATAAAATTCTGGACTCGTGCTTAAACTCATTTCATAATATCCTTTAAAACAGACTCAATTCCACCAGAAACCTGACCCTTACGTTCCTTTTTCTGGACATTGCTTACAGACCTATATACATCCATGATCCCACTTTTCTCCATATAAGAATCATTCCATGTATTTATCTTATCGATTAATTTTGATATGAAGTCAAATGCCCTTGCCATATCCTCCGGCTTCTCCTTGTCCCAAGGATGCTTATCAATATAAGTCTTAGCGTCATTTATAGCCTTAGCTATGACCTCAAGATTGTCGTTAACCCGATCAGCGTCCTTACTCGTCGGCTTTCGTCTTCCCTGTGGCATTAGCTTTCATATCTTTAAACTCATTATACTGTTTCATAAGAAGCTCATAAGATTGAACAACCCCGATCTTACTTACTTCCGTCACGCTCATGTCATGGAACATATCCTCAAGCTCCTTGTCAGCATATCTAAGACGTTCCTTGTCATCATAAAACACGAATCCAGACGTTCTGTCTTCTATAATACCCTTGGCGGTGGACGCATATGTCGTATCTAAATCCAGATCCATACCGAAGCTGGTAGCCAACTGGATCATGAACATCAACCTAGAATTGACTTTTACAGCCTCTATATTCAACATCTGTATCTTATGAGTCATCTCATGAAGAGCGACAAAATCATCCTCCTTTATCAACGAGGATGATTTAAGGGCTATCTTCTTGGTTCTATCCTCAATCTCACTATAAAGACGCTTGCTCTCACGTTTTATAGCCAGCCAATGTCTTATATGAGTATCTGCTTCTTCTTTAAGATAATCCCTAATATCTTTCTTAATATCCTTATCCTCTTCCATTATAATCACGCATTATAATCATTATTGTTTAATTCGATCTCATCACTAATACTTTGGTCTATAGACCTCAATAGATCTCTGGTACTAATATCCCGCAAGAAGCGTACATTACCACCATTAGCCCTAGCAACTCTCCTTAAAGCGGAGTAAAGTATATCACCCAGCGAATATTCGGGTAACTCACGGCAACCGACTTCCATAACAATAAGAGCATGGATACGATCATCTATCTTACTTCTTACGGGGCTTCGCATAGTATTTACTTATAAGCTTCCCCTATAATACGTAGAGGGAAATGTTTGAAATTACGTTCAGGATCATCCTTCGTATAACCCATAAGAGATAGATGTTTCTCAAAATGACCTTCCGTATATTTTGAGGTATCCAACGTCATCCTAAATATAGTTCTATTCTCATTGTCAGGATGTTTGTTATATGACACGTCTCCCATACATCCACATCCAAGATGATGCTCCTTGACATGGAAACCATCTTTATGGGTAATAAATAACACGATTTCTATCTTATCACCTATTTTTTGATCAAAAATATTTAGATAAAACTCGCTCTCATCATCCGTCAGTCCTATATCAAAGGAATCGTTAGGGCACTCGATATTAAAATCGTTATGATCGGCTGTTATCACCTCCATAGCATTCCATTTAGCCTTCTCTCCTTCTACGAACTTCAACGGGCATACCTCAGTCTTCATCCAAGCCTTCTCCTTGATAAAACAACCACACAACGAACATGCCTGTCTTCCCATCAATCTTTGCAGCAATACCTTAGCTGGTAACTTAAAGAAAGCTATATTAGAAGAGTTCTTAGGACATTTCTTGCATAAATCAAGACGATTCTTGTACCACTCCGGATAATCTTTCTCATCCTTAGGAATCCTACCCAATAAACTGTCTTCCCAAGCTTGGGCTATTACTTGGGCTTTACCAATTGTTTGCACGATAATTATTTTTTAAACTGTTTTTGTTGAAAATCCTGTAATTGTTCCCATGTCATTCCATACCGACATTGATACATGGCCTCATGGTTATCACGTATAAGAGGATCTCCGTTCTTCAACCCCTCCATATCCTCTATCGCCTTAATCTTCTTATCCAGACAATCAAGCTCAATAGGCATCCTTTCATCCGGATAACGATTACCTTCCTTGACAAATATCCGACGTATCTTATCACGTCTTACCCGCATCTCGCGAAGATTGCATATAACGTATCCGATAAACGGGATCCTGATAGATATATTATCGGTATATCTGGAGAGATGATGGATATAAGATACGGATGCTTTCATGCACCACTCTACCTGTTGTTTGGTGAACTTCCCATCAGATCTTCTTACCACCTCATCCACGATATCCCTATCGAATGAAATAAGATTCCTACCCATCAATATCCAATTTGTTTCTCTTGAATACGAATCCCATTACACGGGTATCATCACCCTCCCCGTCAAGCACGAAATAGTTACGTAGGCTTCTCATCTCAATAGACAACTCACGGGTACGGAAATTCCCGTTCTTCTTGTCCACCAGAAAACCACCACGCTTCAGTTCATTGTTAAGGACAGCGATGTAAGACTCCTTCTGTCCATGACAATCCATGTACTTAGCCCTGGTATCATCCGAGTATCCGTAGTTGATGTAGAAAGAAAGTAAGTTTATCGTTCTTTCGGTGATCAAGCTTCTACCCTTGGAATCCAGATAGCCGTTGTATATCCTTAAGAACTGCTGGATCATATCCAGTCTAGTGTCGTAAGGTAATGCGAATACGAAAGCTTTTCTCTGCTCAGGCATATGAAATTAGTTTTCAGCAAAACTACTTAAAAAAAATATCGTTGTCAAGAAATTTTGCCATAATCAACATAATATATGCTGACTAGCATGTATTTACGATAATCCAAAGGGAAAAAGCTGGTGGGGTAGGACGAACGAAGCCATATATATCTACGGCTGGCTGCAATAGCGAGAACAGTGAAGTTCACGTACGCTACGCGCGTGGACGGCGGGGGACAGCCTTATCCTGCCTCACGGGATGCGACCATTCCTTTTTTCTTTTTGGCTTCTTATCGTCCCATGACATAGCCCAAGGCATCCAAAGGGGAAAGGTTGGTGGGGGACGTGCAGGGACAGCTAAGGTAAGGCTACCGCCGTCATACCGGACAATGCCGCCAGAGATTCGCTATTGACATGTACGGCGGTAGAGTTATGTTAGCCTGCCGGAGCGTGAGCGACCGAATACGACCTTACCTTTTTCCCTTTGGATTCCTTCCTCCCAAGCTATGGGATATAAAGCCAAGGGGAAATGGGAGGCCTTGGGGCATGGGGCCTGCCGTAGAAGATACGGACGGCCGGAGCGTGAGCGACCGCACATGACCTCGCTTTTTCTTCTTTGGCTTTTGCTCCACCCGATCCCCCTGCCGGGGTCCCGGCTTCCGGTATAGGATACGGCTTCTACCAGGTTTAGCCTGCGGTATCCTGCCTGACGGCACCATACCTTGGCGGTAAAAAGCAATGTTTTATTAAATAGAGACTTTAAGTGGAGTACACAGGAACTCGACGCCAGGAGAGGTTCTGTGTACGGATAGAGATATTAGTAAGTAGAATATGTTTATAGAGTTAATTATATTTAATAAATATACCTATTAACGCGTGCGTAACAAGTGTGGTGTCAAAAATGATCTTTCACAAACACAGGAGTTTACCCCCCCAATTTTATTACGACAATTTCGTATAAACAACAAATGGGCGACCTTCCCAGGCTACCCATCCATCCGAATAACTTGTTTCGTATTGATGAAACTTGTATATTCGCAGCAAATAAAATATCCTATGGGAACAAAGATAGTACTTTTACATAAAATGAAATCAAATTTCGATAAGATTCTTACCGAAAGATATACTCCACGTAATATTCAGGTCAAAAAAGATGAGCTAGGATGCGTAAAACTTCCAGCTGGATCACTTATATGCCCAGTCGATTTCAAGCCTGTTACCAATAAGGAAGGCAAAAAAGTGACAGCTATAAAATATTCATTGAAACATGAGGAGTATCATGGATCAGGTATTCAGATCAGTGATGAATGTAAGATGGCAATGATATATCTTATTATCATAAACGTATTCAAACATGTGTTTCTAAGAAATAGGATGCATGGCGGGAATAGAGATCAGATAGAGATCAATACCAAAGATTTTATTGATATCCTATCAGATGGATGCGCTTATTTCTGCTACCGCCATGTGTTAAGGGATTCTCATGAGGATATGAACTACCAGCTTATAAGCTTAAAGGCTTGGGCTGAAGGAGAGATTATGATAGCTTTATCGGATATCATAAAATACAAGCATAAGGCTAGTAAGACCCCAAGAATAAAGGATATGTTTGTAAAGAAAGGAGAATCTGTATATACCTGCCTTGATAAAAATCTTGATTCGAATACCAGAAGATGGATGGCTAACAAAAGTCGTAAATTAAATAGAGTCAAGATGTTATCAAAAATAATATTCTCAGCTAGAAACAGAAATATAAATAAGATATATAAGATAACTAAAAAAAGAACTGTCAAATTCAATGTGTCATATCTTATGGATAGATTGAATATAAAGTTATCAAAAGAAGGTATGATGCTAATATCCCAAAGAACGGTATATCGGATGATAAAAGAAGTTCTTAGTATGTGCTGTAAGACTATATCCGATTTATATGATGAGGTAAAGAAAAACAACGGAATAGTTAATACCAAAGACAGGAAGAACGTAACTATCGGACACCTAAGACTATCATACAGAGGAAAGATAATGCATATAATCATCGCAGAAGATTTTATAAAAGACGTCTTTTTAGGGGTAAAAGGGTCCGAGATGAGTAAAGTTGGATGATTTGAGTATCAGATATAAAATTTAATATTTATATATTATTCACATTTATTTTTAATAGTTAATTATAACTATTCGTATCTTTGTACCATAAACATAAAAAGATATGGTAAAAGAAGATTTTAGAAACGAAAACGACCTCCTTCGTCATATTATGACGGTGGATAAAAACGTGGAGCAGGGTCGTGCCTTGAAGAAGATTTTCACCACTAGGGAGAATCTGTTTATTACCGGTAGAGCTGGTAGTGGTAAAAGTACGTTCATGAGACGTATCGTAAAGTTCTTGGGTAAATGTGTTATAGTAGCCCCAACTGGAGTAGCGGCGTTGAATGCCGGTGGACAGACCATTCATTCGTTCTTCTCTATAAAGAACGATCCTTATATCCCTTCTATCGAGAGAGGTATGTTGTCTAATAAGGTGGATGTAAGTCCGTTTATGAAGAAGAAGATCAAGAATCTTGATACTATCGTTATCGACGAGATCAGTATGGTAAGACCTGATTTGCTTGATGAGGTAGCTGACGTACTTAGACAATGCAGGCGTAGCAAGGAACCTTTCGGTGGAGTTAGGTTGATTATGTTTGGAGATCTATCACAACTGCCGCCTGTGGTGACGGCGGATGATTTTATCGACAAATATTATGAGAGCCGGTTCTTTTTCTCATCAAAGGCATTAAGAGCGTCAGGATTCTCGGTAATTACCTTCGAGAACGTATTCCGTCAAAAAGATCCTCAGCTTCTTTCCGTACTTGAGGATATAAGATGTGGGGTTATTACCGACGAGTCAAGACAGATATTGGATAGCAGGGTCAAGTATCCGGATAATATGGATAATACTATAATTATATGCTCAACTAACAAAGAAGCTTATGAGATAAATAAGACTAATCTTGATAAGATCAATAATAAGGTATTTAAGTTCGATGCCACTGTATTCGGGGAGAAGCCTGTAGCGCCTTGCGAGGATGAGCTTATAGTAAAGGTAGGGGCTAAGGTCATAATAACCAGAAACGGCAACGGGTATGTCAATGGCTCGATGGGTATCATAACCAGCATAGATACTGTTGATGAGACGATATATGTTCATCTAGATAACGATACTGAGGTGGAGATAACCAAAGAGAAGTGGGAGAAGATGAAGTACAAGCAGGTAGATGATTCCCTTGAAGGCATTTCTTGCGGCTATATAATACAATATCCATTGAGGTTAGGATACGCCATAACTGCCCACAAATCCCAGGGAATGACTTTAGATAATATATTCGTAGACATCAGCAGAGCCTTCGAGATAGGACAGATATATACCGCTCTTTCAAGATGTAGGTCTATAGACGGTCTTTATCTAAAATCAGTTCCTAAGGAAGATATGGTACTGCTAAGCGATAAGATATCTGACTTTATGGATAAGGTGGATGAGAATGAAGGTGTTTTGAATCCGGAAAAGATATCTGATATCGGGAAGGATATGATCAAGAAACAACAGGATTTGTTTAATTTCGAGGAATACGGATTATAATGGCTAAGAAAGAACTTTTTTCAGACGTAGATGAGTTAGTATCATCTTTAAATAAAGAGCTTGGAGAAGGCTCGATAATGAACTTCGGCGATGATAAGCCTATAATATCCATACCAAGGGAAAGCACCGGATCGCTGGTGGTGGATAAGGCTCTCGGCGGCGGATGGGCGGTAGGCCGGATTCATGAGCTGGTCGGGATGGAATCTTGTGGCAAGACCATGATGTGTACGTTAAGTATGATCGAGTTCCAGAAAAAACATCCAGATAAGTTGGTAGCTATAATAGACGTGGAGAACGCTTTCGATATTGAGTACGCTAGGAAAATGGGATTAGATATAAACCGGTTTTTGATCTCCCAACCAAGCTACGGGGAGCTGGCTATTGACATCACAGCCAAGTTAGTCGAGTCTGGGAAGGTCGGATTTATTGTCGTAGATTCTGTAGCCAATCTGGTACCGAAGAAGGAGATAGAGGGCGATATGGAAGACAGCAACATGGGATTGCAGGCTCGTTTGATGTCCAAAGCCATGAGGGTTCTTACAGGAATCGTAAACAAAAGCGACTGTGTTCTGGTATTCATCAATCAGTACCGGGAGAAGATCGGTGTTATATACGGCGATCCTAAGGTAACGACCGGAGGTAACGCCCTTAAGTTCTATGCCTCTATCCGTATGGAGATGGCGAGAAAGAAGGTTATATTAGGAGAGGACGGATCTTCAGTAGGTCATGAGGTTAGGATAAAGGTTCTGAAGAACAAGACAGCCGTTCCGTTCCAAATAGCAGAGACAGCCTTGTATTATGGTGTGGGGTTTGATAAGGAACTTGAACTTTTGAAGTTATGCGAGGAAACCGGTATCTTTACCCGTAAAGGATCATGGTACTGGTACGGGGATGTTCGGGTCGGTAATGGCGTTGATAATACGTTAAGCATCATGAGAGATAATTATGAATTGTGTCAAGAATTAAGAACTAAATTAAATATCTGATTATGGCGATAGGAGCTAAATTTATAGACGTAATACCATCAAGTGTCGAGAACGCCGCTGATGTTAAGAAAGAGGATGTAAAGAACTATTTGTTCGTAGGTATCCCTATGAGTGAGTTTATTGGCAAGAAACATGAGTTTGAGGGATATATCTTTATGTGCCTACAGGGTGTTACCGGAGGGGTGGAGCTTGGCGGTGATATAGCCATAGCCGTATTGAGACCGGTTAGGCCCGCTACTGGACCGGCTTCTTACCATTTGGTGGATATCGAGAAACATAAGTATAATAGAACTGATGTGGTTCTATTATTCAGAGGAGGAGCTTTTAAGGTAGTTAAACGAGACGATTGTAATCTTATCTAAGATGGGAACATATATTTCTATAAAATCGACAGTAAATGCATTCAGGTACGGTATTGATCCTGTACCTGAATGGTTCGATAAGATATCTAACAAGACTGATGAGGTCGATATTATGGTTGACGGTAATAAGGTAAATGCTTTGGATATAAGGCTAGAAAATGGCATTCTACGGGCTTTTTACGGTTATTATATAGGTATGTACCCGGATAACTCGATACAGGTGTTTAGACCGGAGGATTTTCATTCATTATATACGTTGAAGTTATGAACATATCAATAGGTATAGATCCAGGTATAGATACCGGAGGATTGGCGATGATCCCGGAGAACGGGGAGATTAAGGTAATCATGACTCCAAGGATATCGGCTAAGGGGGATATAGATCTTAGGGCTATATCAAGTTTCTTCCTAGATGCCGCAGATAAAATCCAAGAAGGAGGTGGGGGGACGCTGGCGATCGCCGTCGAGGACGTCCATAGCATCCACAACAGCTCAGCCGCCAGTAACTTCACCTTTGGCGGACGGCGCCGGGAACCAAACGCGCTCTTCGCTATGATGGTGGAGATGATGGAACGATACCACTCGCATCCGGACGTCAGGTTCATGTTCGAGGAGGTACAGCCAAAGACCTGGCAGAAGGAGATTCACACTACCGCCGATCGGGTGTATACGGCGGCTAAGTTAGACACGAAGGCTACATCCATACGATGCGCCATCCGCCTTTTCCCTTTGGTGTCTTTCGTAAAACCATGGTCGGGTAAAGGAGTTCAACCTACCAAGATACAAGATGGAATGTGTGACGCTACGCTTATAGCCGAATATATTAGACGTAAGTTTAAGTTATTTTAATACTATTAAGCGTTTATTGCATTTGAGTTAATATAATTATGATTACATTTGCGATGTAATAAAAAGTAGTTCGTTATGCTTATAAGATGCTTGTCGAAATCATTAAATGAGAAGTTGAGTAAATTGGAGCTGGTTGTTAAAAATGCCGGATCTAATTCACTTTATAAGAATATTAAGATAGATATCATCAATAGTCTAGCTTATATTACTTCCGTAAACGCCAAGGTATGTGTTATAGAGAGGCTGGAAGTGGAGTCTGATTCTAACTTCTCTTTCTTGGTAGAGGCAAGCTCTTTCATAAGGTTTGTAAAAAAACAGAAGAATGGTGAGATAAGAATCGTGCTTTCCGATAAGAAGGACAGTATTACCGTATACTACGCCTCTGGTGAGTATAGTTGTCCGGCTTTTGACGTAAATACCTTTCCTATGGTATATAAGATCCCTGATGGAGGTATTAATGTTAAGATGAATGATTATGTATCGGTTCTTAACAAAGCCAGCAATTATACGGAGATCAACGAGCTTTATCCTTGCATAGAGAATGTGGTCATTGATATTGATGATATTAATATTAATATAGTAAGTACTGACAGGAATACTATTTACAGGTATTTTATCCCTAATCAGGATAAGGTAGAGAAGGTATTTATCCCGGTATCAAACGCCTCCTCTTTATTACTTGATAAGCATATAAATAAGTCATTAGATACGTTGTCTATCAAAGTAGATGATACTAGGACTTACTTCTCTACCCCTGATATGGATATGTATGAGATCCACTTTGACGGTAATTATCCTAACTGGAGGTTCGTGGACGAGCATTTTGTCAAAACAAGTACCTATGTCTTTGATAAAGATCTACTCGTCCAGGCCCTCCAGAATAATATCAAGGTAAATGAGTTCGATCATTGTAGATTGATATTTGCGGAAAAAGGATGCGGTATTATGTCAGAGAACCCTATGTCGGGGAGATCTTGTAAGGAACGACTTACAGCTTTATCGCATTATGGTAATGACATTATGTGCGATGTGCTATGTGGCAGGTATCTTGGTATCGTTAAAAGCATATCATGTAACAGGATCGTTATCGAGCATGACCATAAATCTCATTTCAACAAGATTTATGGGGAGGATAATAAGAACGAGTATTTCTTGTCATCATCAATTATTGTTTAATTTTTAAATATATATATAATATGGGAGTTCGTGAAAATTCGCTAGGATCTAATAACCACTACTTTAAGATAAGTGGTGGTGGAGTTCTTTATCAATCATCCAAGGAGCCTAAAGAAGGTTATGAGGAACATGTGAATGATAAGACCGGGGCTGTATCTTACTGGAAAGTATTTTGGAATGGTATAGAGGGATATTTATCAGATATTGAGATAAGGGAGGTTGACTATAACGGGGCAAAAACTAAATACGTAGCTATAAAAATAAGCGATGACGAAGGAAACTATATTATCAATGTTCCTTTGATGACTCAAAAAGGAGGTATTAATAATTATGCTAAGTCATTGGTGAGATACTTGCCTAATATTGATTTAAAGCGTAAGGTGGTAATCAATCCAGCTCACGCTAGGAAAGGAGATCAATATGCCCCGGGTAATTTTTTTATCTCATATGCTAGGGAAACTCCAGACGGAAATGATGAGCTTATACCGCAATATTATAAGAATGGTCAGAATGGATGGCCTGACAGAGTTGAGAGTACTGATATAATGGGGAATAAGAAGTTTGATTATACTGCCCAAGACGCTTTCGCCTATCAGGTACTTAACAAATACATTCAAAGTATTAAGACAGATGGTGTGAAACCCGCTCAGTCGGCAAGCCAAAACAACGCTGGTGAGGCTACAACACAAACACCCCCACCGTCATATCAGCCGCAAGCCCAGCAGCAGACGCCTCCTCCATCATACCAGCAGGCTCCGCCTCAGACAGCCCAAGCGCCTTCTTTTGGAGGTCAGCAACAACCTCCTCAATATCCTCCTTTTGGAGATGACAATGATCTTCCTTTCTGATTAACTAATTGAAAATGAATAATTTAATGGAAAGTAATTTTAATATATCTACTAAAGTGAACCGTGTCTCGATGCCTACCCAAAATAAGGTAGATACGGTTATGAAGAACTTAGGGCATCGACCTTGTGTAGCGTATTCCGAGGAAAAGAATATGTATTATAAGGATGGAGAATGGGTAGCGTCAGATCTTGACGCTACTATCTTACCTCTTAGGGAGATGTTCGAAAAGACATCTGATTTGAAGTTAGGATTGAAGATCGTTTATTTAATAATAAAGTTGTAATATGGCTACGATTGAAGATATCAAAAAACTTCTGGAGAGTAAGTCATTTACATCAGCTAGAGATCTTGACGAGTTTGAGGAAAAACCGGATGATAAGCTTGATCAGGTTCACATGAATTGCGATCCAATGGTAGGGATAGTTGAGAAAGATGGTAAAATTTTTCTAAACTCTTTAAAATTCTCTAAGGCATGGAACTCATTGGGAAAGGATATTCCTATCAAGCAAGGTAATGCCTTCCCGTTGGGTCAAGGTGATGTTCTTGATATAGATACAGGTGTATCGGCCTCGTTCCCGGATGATACTGTCGGGATGGTTATGATGCTGCCGTCGTTTACCAACGATACAGGCCTCACTTTGGTAGGATCACCGTTCGTTTTCTCCAATAACGAGAATATTACGATCAGAGTCACTAATGTCCGTAAGGATATAGCTATAGTAGAGAAAGATAAGCATATAGCTGAGTTAATTATAGTCGGCAAGATAAAGGCCGATATTCGTAGAACTTATAAAAGTGTTGAGGATGTTCGGATTGAAGATAGTAAAGAGTAGTTATATAAATACTCTAAAACAGGATCTTGATGAAGCTATTAGCTATTCAAGTAGATTAAAAAGAAATTATGAGGATGCTCGTAGTAAGATAACGGAATTGGAGGAAAAAGAAAGATATCTTAATACGCTTGTGGATTCTCTTGATATGGATATAGAATCAAAGGATTCTCATATCGTTAAGATGGGGAATGAGCTTAGTAAATCAAGAGAGTTATATAATGAGTCGGTGAAAGAGAAAGAGACTCTTAAACGGGCTTATATGGATATCGAGAAGAAACATAAACTATCATCCAAATTACTAAGCGAAGCCAGAAGAAGATACATTGAACTTGAGGATCAGATCAAGATCATGTCCGATCGTATCAAGTATCTGGAGAATCATATTGATCCAGAGGTTTTAGATAACGATGTTTCTGATGAGGTTGTTGTTGATGAGGATAAGATGGACCCTAATTCAGGTCATATCGATATACCTGAAAATAATATCTCTGAGGTTACTAGCGTCGATGCCGGCAATGACGTAAATGTCGAGAATAAAACTGAGGAGAAGAAGAAATCTAAGAAACGTAAAAAGACTAAGAAAAATGAATAAGATCTTGTTTTTCTTATTAACGTTATTTACCTTAGCGGCTGTCGGATGCAGTACGTCAAGAACCTACTATACGGAGTACGATACTACTGACATATCTTATGTAGTGGATTCCATAGTATCTTCCGGAACCGTGATGGGCCAATGGAAGGAGTGGCGGTTTACGCTGGACGACGGCCGGGTCGATAACTTTGGTTTCACCGCCCTGTACGACGCCAAGGGAAAAGCTAGAGGGTCAATACAGGTTAGGCAAAGATCCGATACGTTTAATATCAAGATAATAGACTATCATAAAAAAGATAAAAAATGAGTTACGGACTAGGTTACATACCATCACCAGCGGATGATAGGGACGCTATCATGAATATGCAACATGAGGCTGTTCCTGATGAGTATAAGATCAATAATGTCGATAGCGTGGTAGATCAAGGTTCTTCCCCTATTTGCGCAGCCGTAAGCCTGGCTGAGATCCTTAACTGGAGAAAAGCTATAAAGGATATCAAAAGACCAGCTAAAATATCTCCTTACGATATATATGATCTGAGAGAGGATAAGGACCAGGACGGGATGGTTCTTCGTGATGCTATCAAGTCTATCAAGAACGTAGGCGTAGATGGGGAGAAAATAAACAGTTACGCTAGGATCATAGATCCGGTATCAGCTAAGGTAGCGTTGATGCTGAATGGGCCTCTGGTTATAGGTCTGTATTGCTATAATTATGGTAATCGGTTCTGGCAAGGCCAAGGACAGAACTTGGGAGGCCATGCCGTTATCCTCACCGGCTGGGACAAGGCCGGCTTCGTCCTACAGAACAGTTGGGGGACGGGATGGGGTAGGTCTGGTGTAGAGACGTTCCCGTTCGATGATTGGTGCTATATGCTAGAATGTTGGACAATAGTTTCATAACTTTACTATATAAACTTCGAGAAATTCCGTCCCACATCCTCTTGTGAAAGACGATGTGGTATATTTAGGACCCGTAGCTCAATCGGTAAGAGCAATTGGCTCATAACCAGTAGGTTGTCGGTTCAAGTCCGGCCGGGTCCACAGTTGGATTAATAGAATTTGTCATTAGATTTAGAGTTTAGATTTTGTTTGATACCCTTGTCCGTGAGGATCAGGGTATACGCCCCAATAGCTCAAGAGGAAAGTAGCACATCTCCCCTAAAGATGGGATCCACGTTCGAGTCGTGGTTGGGGTACATGGTGTTTTCTTAAACATATTCCTGTAGGTCGGTAATTAATAACCTCAAATAATATATAAGGTGTTGAAATTCATTTAATATTTTATATATATCTATATAGGATCAGGTTATTAGCTTAAGTCTTGAAATAAAGGCTACGTTATTGAAGAATATATAGTTACCTATGGATGTTTATCCAAGTCCGTAGCTCTAAGGTAGGTGATTAAACAGGGATTGTATTTGGGTTCCAGTGTTGCCTATATAAAACCTTCAATAACATTGGCGATGGGTACTAACAGGGTTTTGCCCTGACTTATGTTGAATAAACATTGAATTAGTTTGTAAAATGGTGTATGTACAGGACATAGATGGAAAACCGATGATGCCTACGACAAGGCATGGAAAGGTTAGGCGATTGCTAAAAGACAACAAAGCGGTCGTTGTGAACACATGTCCTTTTACCATCAAATTAACGTACAAGACATCCGATTACAAACAAGAGATTGTGTTAGGCGTCGATGCCGGAACCAAGCATGTTGGTTTGTCAGCTACGACGAAAAGCAAGGAGCTTTACGCAAGTGAGGTTATTCTAAGAAGTGATGTTGTTGATCTTCTATCAACAAGAAGGGGATTAAGGAGGACTAGAAGAAGCAGGCTTAGGTATAGAAAGCAAAGATTCAATAATAGGGTAAAATCCAAGAAGGATGGATGGATTGCTCCATCTGTCCGCCATAAGATTGATTCTCATGTTAGAATTATCAGTTTTGTATATTCTATACTACCTGTCTCAAAATTGATTGTTGAGGTAGCCCAATTTGATACTCAAAAGATCAAGAATCCAGAGATATCAGGTAAAGAGTATCAGGAAGGTGAGCAATTAGGATTTTGGAATGTTAGGGAGTATGTCTTAGCAAGAGACGGGCATAAATGCCAGCATTGTAAGGGTGAGTCAAAAGATCCTATCCTTAATATCCATCATATTGAGTCAAGGAAGATAGGAGGAGATTCACCTTCAAATTTAATTACTCTTTGTGAGACTTGTCATAAGGAATTTCATAAAGGAAATATCAAATTGAAAGTAAGCAGAGGCAAGTCACTTCGTGACGCAGCCGTCATGGGTATCATGAAATGGAAGTTGTACGAGGAGTTAAAATCCAGATACGATAACGTTTCGATGACGTTCGGATACATAACAAAATATAATCGTATAAACCATGGAATTGAAAAATCCCATGTATCCGACGCTTTTGTGATTTCAAGGAATTTTAATTCATGTAGGCTTGGATATTATTACAAACGTAAATTAGTTCGTCGCCATAACCGTCAGATTCATAAGATGAAAATATTGAAAGGAGGAATTAGAAAGCGAAACCAGGCTCCTTTTAAAGTTTTTGGATTTAGGTTATTTGATAAAGTGATGTTTCAAGGAGAAGAGCATTTTATTTACGCAAGAAGGCTTTCTGGGCAATTTAATATTCGGGATATTAATGGAGAGAATAAGAAAGATGTATCTTGCAAGAAATTAAAATATGTCAGCCATGGCTTGGTATCTGTTAAAACGAATTTATTTTTATCACAATGAATATTGTATTTAATAAATCGCTCATATATGAATGAGCGATAATAAATGTATAAAATATATTTATACAAAATTTAATAATTTAATCATATGGATATAAATCAAATAAAAAAGTATCTACCAGCAGGATGGGATGTGGTTGATCTAATAGATCACGGCATAATCGATCTTGATATTATGAACGGAAAGATGATGGGTGAGTATGTGGCTGTGTTGATGATAAAATCTTATGATAAGACCAATGGTCATATCTTAACCACTTTCTCGTTCCATGATAAAGATATGGATAAGTTGAGGATGTTGATAGGTAATGCTATAATGGCGGTAGGATATAGGAATAATCCTCTTAATGGAGATGGGAACACGGCGATCAAATAAAGGTGCTGAATATACTGAGAGAGGGATATTGGATATCCTTAACAGACAGTTCTTGGTGTCTCCTAGATGGATTATAAACAACTTATATGTCTATAACTGGGAGTCTGATTATCTGGCTATAACCAGATCTATGTACGCTTATGAGGTTGAGGTTAAGATCTCGCTTGCTGACTACAACAAGGATTTCGAGAAACAGGAAAAGCACCAAGTAATGCAAGGCTGGTTCGAGGTCCGGAAGCAAGCCCTATACGAGACCGGGGACTGGGTCAGGTACGGCCGGCCCAACTACTTCTACTACTGCGTACCGGATGGGTTGGTTGATCCTAAGGACATACCTCCGTACGCCGGGCTTGCTTATGTTTGTGGCAGGAATTTGAGAAAGGTCAAGGACGCCCCTATCCTGCACCGTGATAAATTTGATCCGGAAGCCTATAAGATGGCTGACAAATTCTACTATAATTGGTGGAATGAGAGACGTAAGGCTAGACAGATAGAGGGGAAGGATATGAAAGACGAGTTCAGGAAAAGCATGAAAAAGGTGAAGGAGAAGATAACCGTCGATGCCAAGATCAAGGCGATGGAGGCGTTCTGGAGCGTCTGCGATTATGCCTACTGGCCGTACGGGGGAAGAGGGGTGTCCGGAATGAGACCCAACTGTTCCGCTTGTGGTGAGGAATGTAAATTACAATGCCCGAAGGGGAAAGAATTTAAAAACAAAATAAGATGAGCAAAATTAGAAGTGTATTGGCGAAAGCCATTTCGTTTGCCTCTGAGCAACCCATGAGTTATAACGAGGCGTTTGAGTTACTTGAGGATATAGATACGTGCAAGGTCAAGATCTGGCTGGAAGAGGGGGCTAAGCTGCCTGAATATGCTCATAAAGAGGATGCTTGTATGGATTTGTTTGTTAAGGATATAGAAATTGACGGTGTTAGAATTATATATCATACAGGCGTACATGTAGCATTGCCAGAAGATTATGAGATGGAAATCCGTCCACGTAGTAGCATTACAAAAACTAAGTCAATTATCCAAAACGCTCCGGGCACCGTAGATGAAGGATACAGAGGGGAGATTATGGTAGTGACTAGACGTATACGTGTAGATCGTTATGGTGACCCTTCTTATTCTAAAGGAGATAAAGTGGCTCAGCTACTTATTCGTAGACGGGAACGCATCGTATGGGATCAAGTAGAGTCATTAGAGGATCTTGGAGAATCAGAGAGAGGAGATGGTGGATTTGGTAGTACCGGAAGATGATTGAAGACTTATGAGCGGAAGAGTTAAGATAAAACCCAAAAATAAGGATAAGAAACCTAAGATCGATGTATTTAAGGTAATAGAAGGCAGGTTTAAGAACATGAACGAGCTTCGGGATCTGATCGACATGGATCCAAGGAAAGGACTGGTCAGGATCCGGGACGGGGCCGGCTTTAGGGAGGTGGAGCGGGGCGGATGCCTGCATCGGAACTACCTTAACCTGTTGGAGGAGGAACTGGGAGCTAAACTATCAATAGATTTGATTGATAAGTATGTTAAAATAAAATAGCACATCACCTATCCTAGTAATTACCTAGGGTAGGTTCGTTTTGTACACCGAAGTATCTACCACGATCTGGCTATCTATATCCTCAATCAACTCAATGATCTCATCCCTTATATCGTAAGAAAGCAAGATCGGGATTATGGTTAACATAAAAGATAGTATTATCCCGAATCCTATTATGACAAGGATATCATTATACTCTATATCTAATATCGGCATGACAAACATCAACCCTGACGTGAATATCATTACAAACAACGTGGATATCTCGTTTATCATATTCCGCTCCATCGTATCCTTTATCATATCTCCTCAACTTTAGTGTGGTTTATTATCCTGCTGATATGACGGATACTTAATCCCGTCCTGTCCTTTATCCTACCATACACGTAGTTCCTTGATACGACCGTAGCTAAGTCACCTAGCTCATTAAGTATCTCATCATACATCTTATGTATCTCGTTGTTGCGGATAACCGTACTATCCCTTACATATATCTTCTCGATATCTTCATCGCAGAAGAAGATCTTTATTTTATGAAGTATGTCTCTAAACATGATTTTAGTTTTGTTCCAAAGATATGAATTTTTGATATCCGGTCAAAGACAATACCTGAGAAGCCAAAAAGAACGGGGGGCGGAGGGAGGACGGGGTAGGCCCGGAGGGATGAGGTCTACCCCCTTCCCTTGGTACTACACTATCCTTACCGTTACTCGATAGTTACCATGAGAACTTTTCCCATAGGCATAAGATTCACATCCCGAACAAAGATCAGTTACTATACAATTATCGTTTAATACATAATCACCATCCCAAGTTACATAACTTTCATCTAAAACCTGAGTCTGTAATTCAGATCTGTAAGTGAAATTAATGATCTTCCCAGGATCTTCTATCACCGTTACAGGAACAAAATTAGTTATCCTATTCCCGTATATCACCTTATTAGCCAACTCGCAATGCATACCCGAATTATATTGATACGTAAGGGTTCCTTCTATAATACCTCCACTTATGCCCAAAATAACATTGTACTCATTTTTAGGATTTAGATATGATATCTGGCCACTTATGCTTATAGTTTTTATCTTCTTATCGCGATATATATCAAGATAAGATCCGTTAAAACCAGGTTGATATGGCTTCCCATCAATATATATATCTACAAAGCTAAGACACATATTCTTGTTTATATTAACACGGTAGTGGATCTTACCGGAAGAAGAAGTCCTGCGCCTAAACATACCCCCTCCTTATCTGAGGGTTAAAATACCCCCCCCCATGTATTTAACTTTTTTATTCATAATATGTTATGTTTTAATTATATCGCAAATATAATAAAATTAATGGGATTATTAAGTCGTGAGGGGATGAGGGATGGGGACATAGGAATATGTTGGGACGCCGGACATATTGGGATATGCGGGATATGTGGGACGGACCACCTCCCCGAAATCGGCCCGGCCGGGCTGCCGTTTTTGGGGCCGCCCCCCCAACCCTCAGAAATCAAAAAATAGGAACGGCAAACGACTAGCGAACCGAAAAAAGAATGCTTATTTTTCGTTTAAATTGTTGATTATCAATGATATAAACCAATATTTTAATATACATTTATATTTGATTAGTTTTATTATATATAATCGTTGAATTTTTATTGTAAAATATTTGTTTGAAAATAAAACATGTATTATATTTGCAATGTGAGATAACAATATTAACAAACAAGGCGTGCTAGATGCCAATATAAACCCCAAAGGCATGGGTAAGATCTAATGACAAGCAAGGAAATTAACAAGGTGCAAAGCGAGGTAAAGAAAGCAAGTGAGAAAACGCTAACCGGTTCGGTTAAGGCGTGGTGTAACCTATTTAAGTCTGGCAAAGAAATCAACGAAATATTGAAGGATAACGATATTAAAGTAGATAAGGCTATTGTACCTGCTTTGGTTGCTTTGGCAAAGGATAAAGAGATGGTAATACAATTGTGTAAAGAGATACTACCACGTGTAAATGATACCTTTTGCGCCTATAAAGAAATTGAAAGAGAATATTATGACAAGCAAGATGTAGATAAAAATAAAAAGTTATCAGAGGAAAAAATAAAAGAAATTGCGATAATCGGTGAAACTCATAAGCGCTTTGGATACAACGAGCCCGTGTCGTATGACGGTGGAATTTACTATGAACCTTATAACGGTACTGATAAACGTATCGTTAAAGTAGCTATTCCTATCAAGCGATACACATATAATTTGATCGCCAAATGTATCACTTACTACCTAACGCACCCTAAAAATGATAGATAAATAGACGGGCTATAATAGCCCGTTATGGTTGCATACTCTTGCGTCCTCGTCGCGCAACCGGACTCAGACTAAAAGAGTAAGTTATTTAACATATTGATATAAGCATACACAAGCGGGTAGGGGTATAGCCGTTGGCGTTCGATAACTTGTGTAGATAGGCCGCCGCTTAACAATGTGGTTTAGGTTCGTTTTCAGTCGCAAGATGAGCCGTTATTCTTTGGGCTTATATCAAGACGGGTTAATACGTCCGGTTTCCGGATAGGCCGTGTAAAACACGGGGTATATTGGTGTATATACGCATGTATATGGCGTATGTCCATGCGTTGTAAGAGTAGCACGCATGGAGTGCATAACGGTGTTATATCCGTGCTAATGTATCAATACGACGTATGTTAGGGCTGCTTAAATACCTAACATGTGTACGGATAGTAAATAACAACCCTTACAAGGGTATTCTGTTCGGTTAAATTGACGGACTTAATACGCCTTGTCGGTACGTATCACGGGTGACGTATGTACGTATTTGGTCTCGTTCGTTCGGGGCAAAGGGACAAAACCAAAGGGAATCGGGCGGGTGTGGTGTGTCCGGCTGGCTGCGTCGATAACGGCGGTCGTGTCGTTCCTAGCCTTCCATTTCTTATTGGTGCCATTTAAAACGAGTAAATTATGTATAGGAAAAAGTTTGATAATCTGAATAGAAAGCTAGCACTTAAAAAAGAAAAGGCTTTAGAGGCGGTTAAAATAGCTCAAATGGAATTTTACATAGAGCTAACTAAAGAACTATACAAATCTAATAAATTAGATTGTAGTAGAGATTCTGATAAATGTAGGCGGAAACGTGTTAGTTACATGGCGAACAAATTGCGACAATAGATCGTTTGTTTTTATTTGATTTTAAAGTTTTCCCTTTCGTACCGTAGTGATATAGGACGAAAGGGCTTTTTTGTGCCTATATTTTACAAAATGATAGCATAATCATATGTTTTACTTACACATAAAAGTGCTGAGGCGGTAAATTTTAAGCCTTAATTATAAATGTGTAAGTAAAATTCCTTATTATGTATCATTTTGTATATATCTATATCCATACGGACGGGTGAATTGTGCCCTTATGTATGGATTTGCGCTTGAATCGATCCTAAAAGGTATATAATAGGCGGTACTTATTGTATATTTTTTATCTATATCTGGGCTTATCTTTCCTTAGAGGTAGCTCTAGGGATTGATATATATTATGTTGTTGATACTCAATTTGTTGTATTATTTGAGTGTTGTTTTAAAATCGTGTTTACTTATTGTATATTTTTTATGGGTATATTTATATATTTCGTACTTATCTTGTTTTGTGGGTATATGGCGTTTGAGTTAGGGCGGTATGTTATAGCTACGGGCGACGCTCTGCCTATAATCATAGTTTCTTTATTGGTTTTATTATCAATACATTGTATTAGGCAAGTATATAAGGCAATCAAGAGCAAAGACCTCGATATCCTAGACTGAATCAGCGTTCCACGTGGAACAAAGTAGCGGAAGCTCCGGGTTTATGGGGATTCTTGAGGGAATGGGTTGGTTGTGCGGGATGGGACACTTCCAAACAAGGGAAAACACCCTCAAACAAGGGGGTAACAAGGAAAAACCTTTCCAAACAAGAAAAAACACCAACAAACAAGGGAAACACCTTTCGAGCAAGGAAAACGCCTTTCAAGCAAGGGGTATCTTCCAATCAAATGTAAAAGTTTACAAGTGGTAGGAGTTTCCCGTCAAGGCAAGGCAGTTGTGAGTGATGGGAGGTATGGTGTTATTGGTAGTGGATATTGTTTATTAGTATGGGGTGATGCGGAGGAAACCAAGGGAAAACGGGGGCGGTGGTGGCGTGGGGGTCGGCCCCGCTGGTCGTCCGTCTCTGTTCTCCTTTGGCGGTAGTATAATATTAAAATCTGATATTGATATGACGAGAGAAGAAGCGAGAAACGTATTTGGCGGTAGTATAGTAAATAATCTGCTGTCGCTAGGGGCTGAGCCTACCAACGTGGTAAGGCAAGACGGGCTGATAGAATGGAGGAGTGATGGATATATAGAGGTAGGAGGCGTACAGGTATGGGCTTACTATTACTTTGAGGATGGCGAGGACGTTGATAGATGTGATTGGGAGGATCATATGGAGATAGAGATAGAGGAATGTTGGATTTAAAACCGGTTGGTGGTGGGTAACACCAAGGGGAACGGGCGGCGGTGTCACGGCGTGGTAGGCTGCGGGTGTCGGCTGCCGTTCTTTCTTTGGCGTGGTAATAACTAAATACTAATATTATATGGACGAGATTGTAAAATTACAAGATGAGATACTGTCTTACCTTCGTAATAATATTACAAAGGATGAGGCGTATTATATCCTTACGACTGATAAGGGAATGATAGAGATTCTTATAGCTGATAAGAAGGACGGAAACAAACGTATCAAGATCCTTGATATGGAATATACTATCGAGAAGGATGATATGTTGTTGTTATTCGATACAGATGGGATAATAGACGAATGTCTTTTGGTTGCCAGCTATATAGGGGTAAATATGTATTTTCGCAGGCAAGATGTCAACGCTATTTTGAATAACATCAATAGAGAGAAAGTTATGGAATATCCTTACATAGCTATTCAGTTAGATAACATACAAACTATAGAAAAGCGTAGGGTTATTTTTGAGATCACCGGGCATAGGATGGATGATAACAAAGAGAGAATAGATTTTATGTTTATTTATTATATGGCAAGATTATGCGAGTAAGAAGGACGGTAAAAGAGAAAGATGTTATAAAGATATGGGTATTTGGATATGATAGGAAGCTTATTAAATCAGCAATGGATTCCGGGTTTAGAAGCATGTCGGCGGTATTGTCTTACGCCAATTGCATGGCGGGGGATAAGCCTATAGATCATATTAGGGTCTCGAATGAGAATCGTGGCTGGTGTGGATCGTATACTATATATGGTAGGGAGATAGATTAGTTCGATAGTGAACAACGAAGGAGGTGAGTATGAATAATATTATAACAAACGTCAATGGCGTGAAGGTAAAAGTAAAGGTGTATGATTTTGGCGATGAAGCGGCAGATAGATACACGATAATATGTGTGAGTGATAAGGATAAGGACAGTAGTGGGTTGGTATATTATCCTATGTTCGCATGTAGTGAAAATCCATTTCATCCACAAGGAATAGGAATATATGTTGGTGATTATTATCCATATAGGAGACATTCATACAATTTAGGGAAAAGGGTTAAAGATATAATGATCTTACCAGAGAAAGTGATAGAGTACATAAAATGGATAACAAGATAAAATCATGGAAGGAATAACTTACAATAATTATGATTTGGTTGCTTTTGAGCAAAACGGCGAGATAGTGGTGGCTGTGACGTTTTACAGATATTATAGAAAGAAAGCGCATAGCGAGGTTAATTATAGATGGAGAACCAGATGCCCGGAGTTGGTGGATAAGATTGTAAGACACCGTACCAAGGTGTTTACCGGCCAGCTTATTCAGTTAGCGAAGGCGTATGGGGAGAAAAGGGTCATTAAATATCAAAAACAGGAGGAAGAGGTATGTCAAAATACGACAGGGACGCTATAGAAATATATATACTAGATCATATAGATACTGATAATTACAAAAAGCAGTTTAGATATGATAGGGAGTATCTGGCTTTTATGCTTAACGTGTTTAAGGATGAGTATAAAGAACATATCAAAAGGGATGGGATTAAGAAAGCTTTCGAGGACTACATAATGAGCGTTCCGTCTATATTCAGGATTCATATAGCGGATTGCGATATCAGGTATTTATTACGTTCATGGGAAGTGGAGTTCGATGATGATGATGAGATATACATCTTGTATAAAAAGATCATAAGGGAGGTCTTCTTTAAGATGTGTAATGATATGAACATTAGATTTTAGTTTGTTAATATTGTGACCATGACCTTGGCGGGGTGGAAGGATATATCATGATCGTACGTGTGCGGATATGATCCGGGGTCAGTTCCCGGCACCTTGGCATAACTTAAATGTAAGTAGTATGGAAGATAATATTTTAAAAAGAGCGACAGCGGAATTAAAAGAAGCCGGTTGCAGGGTTTTCGCATGGCATGATGATACTTATAATAGAGGTTGGAGTAAGGGTGATTATACAATGTTGTATTACGCCTTCCCTGATTCGCCTAACATCGGGTATCTGAGTCATGGGGAATATGGGATGAGCGTAGCGTATAGTAGAGCTTATATACCGAGCCGTGGGAGTGGATCGGGGTGTTGTGTCAAGGAGGAGGCTACGTTCGACCTTGCGACGGCACTGGACGTGCTAAACGAGCCATTACCTAGGTGGTGCAAGTCTTATGGGGTTTATCCAGAACAATATAAGGATATTGATGGATGGTACAATAACGATAATTATAACAAAAAAATATTTAAGGAAATTTGATATGGAAGTAAAAGATTGGGAAAATCTGGTTTTGAATACAGAAGTAGGATCACATTGTTTTGTTACGCTGATTGATGATAAGGACATCAGTAGAGGTTATGCGCAGATCAGACGTGCGGAGCATTTCGGGTATAACATCTGTTTTACCCGGTTATATGGGAATAAGTTTTATTTCGAAAAAATAGAGGAAGGACGTACGCAACAATACATCAATAGGAGGAAATAAAATGATAATAGAGTTTGATTTCGAGATATACAAAAACGGAGATTACGATAAGGTATATCTACGTAACGGAAAAGAGGCAAGAGTATTATGTGATAATGGGAAGGGTAATAGTCCTATGGTCGTGATGATTGAGGATGATAAAGCGGATGATTATATTATTCTTCGTTATAACGAAACTGGCAGGAGGAATATCAATGGTCAATCGGGTCTCGATCTTATGTTATCGGTAAAAGAACGGGAACCAGAATTATGGGTTGTTGTCATATCTTATATGGATAATAAGGATAAGAGACAAAAGATGGTCTTACCTAATTTTTTCTCAAGGAATATAAGAGGAAATGTATATCTTCAAGGAAGCTCTAAATCAAGTGTATCATATTATGTTGATAAGCTAGAAGAAGATGGGTGCTTCGATGAGCTATGCGAGAAGATAAGGGTAAAGAGAGATCGAATTTATAACATGGAAATAATATCACTATCAGATGACGAGACGGCAGTTTAACCAGTTGATAAATGATCTGGACGGTAAAAACCCGTTTATCGTGTTGCATAGGGATGCCGTTGCGCCTAAATACGTGGGCGTGGAGGTTTCGAAAGAAGGCGTGGTATACAACTACTCGATTATAAGCATAAATGACGAATATAAGCCTAAAAAGGCTCTTATTTCGAAGATATTGGGTATAGCTGATAATCTTAATGGCGATAGCGACTTGAAAAAGGGATGATTGAGTGTATTTATGACCATAATAATAAAAGTTGCGTACTGATACGAATGATATTGGACGGAGGATAAATATGGCAGTATGGTAATAGACAGGTTTATGTCTTAATATCATAATATTCTGCTATTATATCCTCTTTTTGGGTAAGGAGTATAATAAATAATATAAATATCTTGGATATGGGGGAGATTAACATAGGTGATAAGATCGTGAGTAATAATTTTGATATGGATAAGATATGACAAGATACTTACTTATGATGGCTATGGTGATACTGACACCGCCAAAAGGGAGCGGTGGCATGCCCCTCGCCCCGAAGCCGGCCGTGATCGAGGCACGGGTATGGGATAAGCTGGCGGCCGCCCTGTCTTTCGTGGAGTCAAGGAATGACGATCGAGCGTATAACGCCTCATCCGGGGCTTTAGGAAGATGGCAAATGAAAAGGGTATACGTTGATGAGGTTAATAGGATATTACGCCTCAAACGGCAGAAAAAGCGGTATAGATACGATGATCGAACGAATCCTGTCAAGGCTAGGGAAATGTTCGAGATATATCAATCTCATCATAATCCTAAAAAGGATATAGATCGGGCTATAAGATTGCATAGGGGATTACATTCCCCTAAATATATTAAGGAGGTTAAACGTAAATTAAGGGAATAATATGAATCGTGAGGTATTAATAAGTATCATTAATAGAGGTAGAATAAGGTTTATCCCAGTAAGAAGATGTTTCTTATGCAATGAATATGTAGGATATAAATTCGTTAGGATGTGTGATGGAAGTATGATACCTGTATTTTCTAGTGGATGTAGGTGTTGTGGCATAAATAATGGGACGCTATCAGAAAGGACTTGGGATGAGGTGCTTGATCTTGTCAAAACGGTACAAAATAAGCCTATGAATGAGAGAACGGAGGAAGATGAATTTATATTAAATAGTTTAATATAAGGAGGTATTGTATATGAAATGGGTGATAATAAAAGGCGTAAGGTATCCTATGTCCGTGGTGTCGGCATTCGCCGCATATTACGGGAACAATCCGTTTCTGAAGATACGGATAAGGAGCAAATATCACATAATTTCTTTTGATAATTTCGATTGTTTGAATATCCAGATAAGGTATTTGACTAACAACTATCCTGACTTCGTGCAGATAGGAAATTGGTATATATCCAAGAAGCAGGTGATGTCGTGGGGGCCCAAGGGGCAGGCCGTGGACGGATCGGGCTGGGTTATATCCTTCACCCTGTCCTTTGGTTTGGAGAACAGTACTCAAATTAAGTTCGACAAGGAAGAGGAGTATCAAAGAGCTTTAGATAGTTTAAATGAGAAGTTCAATGTAATATTATGAGTTGTATCATGAAAACCATGATACTTAGAGGAGTATTGAGACTGATAGCGATCAAGGCAAATGATGTTGTTTAATTAAAAAATAAATTGTTATGGAAATAAGAGAGCATTTATCGGTTTATCTAGAGAGTGGATATCTTTTTGACGATATGTCAGGAAAATTAAAGTGGTTTGAGATTGATAAAATCTTGATCAGTTTTACATATGGAGTAGTTAGATATGTAGGAACATGGGGAGGATGTAGGGCTGAGAAGACATTAGATGGGAAATTATTTTATTCGTCCGAAGAATGTTTTAAAAAGGATAAGAGCATCCCTAAGACAAAACTATCAATATATGATGTTTTTAAGTCATTATACGGATTCGCTCCAATAGGTGATGTGTGGAAATACAAAAACGGAAGAGCTGTCAAGTGTAAGTTGGAATGTTTTGATGTTGAAATAGATAATAAAGGAAAAATTTATTGTAAGGAAACATATTACAGAACATGTGAAGATGTGTATAAATTCAATGACTTGACTGTAGTTGACAAGAATGGAGACATGAGATTAGTAAAATCTTCAAAAAGTAAATTAATGCTTACTAATGATCAATTAGATGTTGTGGAGAGAATGAAGGGCATCATTGATGACATGGTTAGGTTAAAGATGATTATGTATATTGATCAAGACTATAATCTTTGTTTTCTGCCGGGAGATAAAATAGAAGATTTGACAATGGATGAGACAGATGGATTTGTGGATACCACCGGTATAGTGACATCTATAAAATCTAAGAATGTAGTGGAGTTTTATGTAGAAAACCCATTCGTAAAGATAAAGGATGAATGATATCTGAATCTGGATTGTGGTGGTTCGTGAGAATAGCCACAATCATATCTCTAAACGTGAACATAAGGAGGTACGTATGTCATTCGATTGACGTTAGGGATCTAGTTATATTAAAAGAGGAGGGATTATGAAAGAGATTGTATTAAAACTGTATGAGTTTGATGAGCTGTCAAAAGATTCACAAGAAAGGATCATAGAGCGTGAGCGCTGGAATATAATGGATTGTTGCATGGAAGCTTATGGTGCTGATTATATAAGCACCATGAAGTCTTTTGGGGATATGACAAATACTGAGGCTTATGGCTGGGAAGTTGGATATACGAGGTATGATTTTAGATTCAAATTCAAGTACAATGATCCTATATACTGTCATCCAACTGATTATGATAAGGATATATATCCTAATAACTTATGTGGCAAATTACTGTTCAGGTATATCAACAACAACATTATGCCACGTATTATCAAGGGCAGGTGTTTCTCCACGCCATGTAAATATGTTGATGGGAAATACGAGTATAAGCACAAATATAGTAGGGTGATGTTTGACTATGGAGATAATTTCCCATTGACAGGGATGTGTTATGATTTATATCTCCTGAAACCTATAATTGATTATTACAATGCATGGTGTACTTATCCGGAGGGTTTTTCTTTAGAGGATTTGATAGAGCAATGTTATGATAATTTCTTCAGGTCATGGCATGAGGAATATGAACATTGGGTTGACGATGAAGATGCGATACGTGAGGAGCTTCATCATAATCAGTATGAAGATCGACTCTATTATGAGAATGGGGATGTGTATGTTGGATCATTAAATGAAATAGTATGAAAACACAAGAAGAATATGCTCGTGAGATCGATGAGATCGTTCGCCGTGATGTAGAGAGTTACCAGAGTGACTGGTTTAAGATTGATAAGGAAATATTCATGCTTCCGGAAAACAAGAACAAGACATTTATTCTCGGAACCCGAAAGACAGGATGTGATTTGTTGATACTGGGAGGCACTAATTGTGATGAAAGTTATTTGGATGGGGTTTTTGGGTGTCTTGGTAATGAGAAATTCTATGTTTGCCAGCCAATATCTCTTTATGAGACAACACGAAATATTCAGGAAAGACCTGCCTTGTACACTTTTAAAATAGCGACCGCATATTTCAGAGAGCAGGATTTGGTTCCTGTATTTGAAAATTCACATTGTAAATTAATGAAGTTATGAATATAGAGGTAATAAGATACAGGCTTCCAGTTTATTGGGCTTGTGCTCTGATAAATGGTGATTATACTGGTTTATCGGATGAAGAAGAAAGGGGAATTAATAATTTCTTGGAACAAGCAGAAGGGTATCCCGTAGATGTGGACTTGGAAACAGAAGGCTTTTATCGGTGCAATGACGCTAATGATATAGCGGGAAGTTGCGCCGATTTTATTTTTCATAAGTGTAACAATTAAATTAAATAGTATGGAAACGGAAAATAAACTGGTTTATTCAAAAGAGAATTACTATACCGAGAACGGATATAAGTATAAAATCAAGACTACAATATCGTTAGATGATGATTGTCATAACAATATGTGTGATTGGAGTATAACCGCTGACATTCGTTGGAAAAATAAATATGGGATATATAAAGAGTATATGGGAGGCTGTTGCCATGATGAGATTGCGAGACATTGTCCGGAATTGGCGAAGTTTATACCATTACATGGTTGCAATCATTACGGCGCTCCTCTGTATCCAGTGGAAAATGGTATATATCACGTTAAAAGAAGTGGTATGTTTGTGGCAATGGAGTATTTGCGTATATCAGAACAAGAATGCGTAGAATTATATAAAGCCTCTGAGGATAAGATGTATTTCAAGTATATGCTTTTCAATCTGGGGATTGTGGATAGATGGAAACGTGAATCAGACGAGCTTATTGCTGAACTTGAAGACCTGTGTGGCAAGAAATGGGTAAATCCGTATACGCCGGAAAAGGAAAGGTTTACTTTGACATTAACGGACGAGGAACGTTTACTTATTGAAGAGAGCATTAAAGCCGGGTATTATTCCGCAGAAAATATCGAAAAACGTAGGGAAGAGGCTCATAAGGCAAAGATGATGGAAAAGCGTGCTGAAATTTGTGAGCAATATGATAAGATAATCAGGAATGCGGAAACAGACAAAAAGGTAATGCTCTGTGTGTTTGATTGTGGATTGTCAACCGATAATGTGATATATTATAATCACACGAACACTTTATCTTTCAACTGGCGTGATTATGGGGAAAAGATCACACAAAAAGAGTTTGATGATTTCGTGAATAACGTGGATCGCTCCCAACTCCCGGAAGGAATTAAATTTGAGTTAAAGTAATTTTTAGTCTACACATAATCACTATCAGAAAAATGAATAAGATTATAGAAGATTACAAAAAGATAGTTGCCGGCAACAAAGCCGGCAAAAACATCTGCTTTATGTCAAGAGGAGAATACGCTGATCCGAAAATAGCGTACAACGGTATCCTCATGAATTACTGGGATGTGTATGATTGTATGGATGAGGTAGAAGAACCGACAGATGATGATTGGTTGAACGCGGTAAGTAATTTATTTGACTCATATACATATGATGTTAAGAATACGGATGTTGATAAATTCAAGATGTCGGATGTAATGAACGTATATCGTATTATTAATCTGTAGTTGTATAACAAAAAAATATTGATATGAACAACTCTATGGTCGCTCACTTATGGGCAAATGAAAAGAAAGAATCCGCAAGAGGTAGTAATCTTTTCTTTGAAGGTAGAAGTATTTATTCTTATGGTTATCATTTTGAGGTTGGAAGAATCGTAAGAAATAAGTGTGGTGAAAAGGCGTATTTGCTTAACGATGAGTATTATTCTTCTTCTACCTGTAAACATCAACGTTGTGTTCGTAGTGCAATACCAACTGGTTCAAAGGTATTTTCTGTTGGATATAATATGTCTGATGATGGTAGCATGGCTTTTATCACCAGTCGATTGGAGCTTATCAAAGAGGTTATCGAGAAATACAAGAAGGTCAGAACAAGCCTGTCTTATAGGGATGTTTGGGGAGTATTTAGAAGTCTAATGGATTATATTGAGTTCTTTAATATGGGTACTCCCGAGAGCCTTCTTAAAAAGAGCGCAAACAACTGGATTGGAACTAAACATGCGTTATCTTATGAATCGGATAAGATTAAAAGTGAATATGTCCATGAGTTAAAGCGTGTGTTTGAGGTATTGCTAAATCATCAAGCGTTAGAAACTTTAGGGACGACCAATGTGATAGTAGATGAGATTTGTGGTGAAGGAACGTGGGCTGGGTATGTGGCCAGATGTCAGAGATGGAAAGATAGTCAGGCGAAAAAAGAGGCTTTAATTTTTGAAAAAAGAAGAAAAGAAAAAGAAGATCGCAAGAAAAAATTTGAAGAACAGATCGAGATGTGGAAGTCTGGCAAGATTCTGGAATTATATCTACATTATTATTTGGAGGATGACCAGCCTAACGTATGGCTTCGCATCAAGAATGGCATAATTGAGACTAGCAAGAATATCAAGATAGGACGAGCTGAGGCTGAGAGACTTTGGAAATTGATAAAGTTCTTCCATAATGGCAGTAAATTCCAACACGATATGGTATTGGATACAACCGGTCACAAATGGAAGATCAATAGCTATAAGAATGATATATTGGTTGCTGGATGTCACCGGATAGCGTATAGCGAGATGGAAGGTGTTGCGAGACAATTAGGATGGGATTAAAACAGCTATCAAGTAATATTTGAGAGCTATGGCAATCACTATCAGATTTACGGGAGAGACATCCAAGATGTCATGGGTGGCGTTACCGGTGGAGCCGGCGTATATGGGTAGGCGGTCGGGGAAGACAAGGCGCAGCCCTTGCCCGTTGGCTTGGTTGAGTAATAAAATAACATATAAATATGTAAGAAAATATGAGTATTAAAGAAGGAGATATGGTATCTATAAGACAGGATTTTATCAATCGATATAAAAATGTGCAAGAATCCATCATAAAGGCAATGGATAAGGCATTGGAGCGGGCAATAGGGAACAAGGTAATAAATTTCGAGAAGTGTGAAGGCAATTATTTGGACGTCTATCCTCTTATCGGGGCGGTCTTACAGAAGGAGGTAAGGAGAGTACTTGGCGAAAATGCGAATAAGGATATATACCGGAATATGAAAATAAAAGCGACCAAGTACAGAAATGATTACAGGGTATGGTTGGACTATGCCGGGGATTACAGAAACGAAAATATAGAATAACATGAAATATCAAAATTTTATGTGCCCTTATGAGCTTGCGCTAAAGTTGCATGAGTTGGGCGTAAATTCGGAGTCGGAATTTTATTTTGTGAAAGAGATGAAAGGAGGGGAAACCCAGATAGATTCAGTCGTGCAAAATACAATGAGGTATTCATATAGAAAAGAAGGCGACCTCATACCGGCTTATATGAGTCATGAACTTGGAGAGATACTACCAAGTATGATAAATGTCAGTAAATCAAAAATATGGGATGAATGGTTGCAGTTGACACAATATTTCCCGAATAGGGATAGTAGATATTACGAAGCCGCCTATGTTCGTTACAATGCCTACGATTCGCCAACAGAAGTGTATAGCGGATTTGGGGAAACAGAGGCGGAGTCAAGGGCGATGCTTCTCTTTGATTTGTTGGAAAAGAAGATATTGACACCTGATAGTTTGAATTTAAAGGAAGTGGATAGGAGAAAGGAATATGAGAACGAATTTGAATAGTACAAGCATGAGAAACACATGTCCAGAATTTCCGCTTTTCGGTGCGAATTATCCAGACGCAACTTGCATAGATGGCATATTATATGATCTGGATAATGTAGGTGATGATGGTGTTCTAATCAAGCCATTGGAAGAAATTCCATGCCCATTCTGCCGAACAGAGGAGTTTATCAGATACGATCCATTCAATAAAGAGTATAGCATGGATAGTGAAGAGGATATAAAAGATTGGTATATGAGCTATATTAATGAAATGAGAAATAAGTATGGGGGAAAATAAGAAGAAACAAACACCATGCCGGAACTTGAAAGATTGGCATACGAACAAATGAAGGAGGTAAACGATGGAGACAGTAAGATTATCAGATTACTCTTCTTATGATAAAAACAAGGGAGGAATACAAAAATTGCGTCACAAATTCAGGAATCAAATACTTGAATATTGGGGAGAAGATACCGGAATCCTAATAGGAACAACCATGGTATATGAAAGACATTTGTGGAACGAGGAAGTTAAAGTAATATGATTATGGATGATAATAAGATAATGGAAGCGGCTAAGTTAATAGCCAACTCATCAGCGGCCTTGATCGAGGCTATGGGGATGATGAGCGAAAATATCGAGAGAGCTAATAGGGGCGAGTCTTTGGCGTATACCGAGGAGGCCTTTAATAAAGTGGTTATGAATAATGGAATAGATTATAATAGTGTTATGAGTAGAAGTTGGATATGAGAAATGGAGGAGGACTATGGGTAAAGAAGTTAAGATAGATGTAGGATATAAAGATGTGCTAGAAAAATCATTATCAGCCATCCAATATCTAAGAATACATGGATTCTCGACGTACATGGAATCGGAGGGGATTGTAAATAGGATAATGATGTTCAAGGATAAGAATGAGATGAGAGATCAAAAGATTATAAATATCAAATAGTAATTATATACAATAAAAATTATGAGCTTAATAGATAAACTAGAAGACTTGGTGGCTAAGGTAGACACCGAATACCAAGAGAAGATGGAGGCGGTGATCCGGAAGATAGTCCCGGGGATGCCGGAAGATAGCGTACGTCATGCCGCCGAGTGTATGTGCACGGACAGGATGGGGAGTATGATGGACATCGATCTTTATATATTAAGGGAAGAAAATAGGCCTTACAAATGCCATTATCTAAAGGATCTGCTGAAAGATAGGGTAGCTAGAATAAATAAGATGCATGAGGATAAAAGTTATACATATGATATAGATGATAATTATTGGTGCGCTACATGTGGTTCCCATTCTCATAAAGAAGATTCCAAGACAGGGTATTGTTGGCATTGCGATACAGATAGTTGGGTTAAAGAGGATGGGGCGGATGTAGGGATATAAAAATAGGCGATTATATAATATTCATATTTACTAGATATGGGAGAGAAGAAGATAAAAATGTGCCAAAAAAAGACAAGTCTATTAAAAAAGTGCTTGAGGAGATAGAGAATAAGGCTATTGAATCTCGATATACGAATATGTATGATTGGCAGCGCAGGGAGCTTTCAAAAGAGGATTTGTTTGAGTATGCTGAGGAGATGAAGAAATGTCTTGATAAGATATTTGATTTGACGATTGATGAAAGATTAAAGTAATAACTTAAAATATAACAATATGAAAATTCAAGTAGAGTTAAATTTAGAAGATGCCAAAGGAAGGCGGCGATCGGTGCTCATGACGCCGCCAGTGCCGAAAAAGGTCGAGGTATTATCCCCGGCATGGTATAGGGCGGCGGTGGAGTTTCAAAGCATGCAGGAGCGGGAGCGACTAGCTTTTTGCTCGTGGTGCTGTTGTCATGGAGGGTGTAATTTGTGTGCGGATATAAGTAAATACAATATAAAAGGGCTTAAGATATATGGAGGATAAAGTGATTATACACCTAAAGGATATGGTATTCGTGCCGATGATTATCGGGAGATAACTAGGGTGGATAAATATTGTGTTGAGTTTATCAAGGAGTAAAATATGGTTGATAAAACAAAAGAATAATATTAACTATTAATAATGTTTATTTAATTTAATTCAAAAACAAAATGTCTACTTTTGTAGACACATAAAAATTACACATATGAAAAAGAGTGAATTTGTAAAGGAGTTAGAGAAGATCATCGATATGATTAAGGCCGAGGATGATGGTTTCGAGTATGGTGGTAAAGTCATTTTCTATAAAGAAGATGATGATAACTATGAAATCTCGGTAAAGAACATTGAGATGGATCTGACGGTAGAGGCCAATACTATGGCTAGTATGGATGATAGGACTTTCGCCTGCCTTATGAGTGAGGTCTATAAACAAAAGTTTACAAAGGCTATAACGATGTCGGAGGATGATGATGATGAAGACAATTGATAAGATGACCGATCAGGAGATATATAATCTTACTGACGAACAGGTAGAGAAATTGATCGTAACAAGATGTGTGGAGGAAGGCGTAAGGTTCATAGATGAGCCTCCAATCATGAAGACATATGACTATAAGCCTATTTCTCCATCACATTTCTTCTACTATTTAGAAGGTTTGAGTATAGCCGTTCTTGATCAGAATGATGCTATTAAGATAGCTAAGTTTTTAAGTGAATTTGATCTATATAGGACTAGCTATGATTTCGTTGTATCCAATGAGGAACTATGCGGTAAGTTAGATATAATCAATATCAAACATATTCCGATGTTTGACACGAAAGATAAGGAAACCTACAAGTCTATCAAGGATAAGAACGGTGAGATCGAGAATGAATATAAAGATCAGGTAGATAAATATAAGGAGAACACAAAAAAGATGTGTGAAATCCGTGCCAAGATATGGTCAAAAGTAATTGATGTAAGGCGCAAGATCGATCATAAGAACCATCTTAAAGTTATTTTCGTAAAGGAATATCTCCCGTTGGTGGATCACGATACGGACAAGGCTATGATATTTTTCAAGAAGGCTTATGATGTGGATGATGATACGGAAAGATATATTCGTGAAGGAATAAAAGATTATCCTTTGTTTAACAATAATATAGATTAAAATGCACAATTGGTTTAAATGTACGGTTTCTTATGAGACCGATGCCGAGAACGGCATGAAGAAGAAGGTAAAGGAAGAGTATTTAGTAGATGCCTTTTCTTATACCGAATGTGAGGCTAGAATCATAGAGGAGATGAAGCCATTCATATCCGGTGAGTTTAGCGTTGATATCAAACGATTCAGGATAGCGGAATTGTTTGCCATGGATGGAGACCGGTTCTATAAGGTCACGGCTGATTATATTACGATAGACGAGAAATCGAACAATGAGAAACGCAAGGCGTTTAACTACATCGTTCGGGCCAATGACCTTGATCATGCCAAAAAGAATTTCGAGGAAGGCATGAAAGGAACCATATCAGATTTCGTTGTCACTTGTATCAAGGAAGAGAAGAAACTGATGGACTTCTACGAGTTTGATGGTAAGATCAGGAATCCGGAGAAAAATGAGGATAGTAGGCAGTAAAGCTAGCTACGAAACCACGTCGTCCATAGCCGAGAAGTTGATGGAGATAAGTAAAATGGAGGGTACGATTTATCGTATCCTCACATTGTCTAACAAAACTTATCTAGCTTCTAAATTAGGATATAGCAGATCGGGGTTCTATAAGAAGATACAAAACAGGAGTTTTAATATCCGGGAACTAGCTCAGATATTCGATACGATCATCAACTTCAAGGATCAAGATTGGACTGAGGGTAAGATTAATAGGCTTAAGAGGTATAGGGCTATGAGCCTTATGGAGTTCAACAAAAGTTATAAAAAGAAAAAGGCATGAGAGGTAGGATGTTACCGTGTGAGAGATGTGGGAGGATGGTAACCATAAGGAGTAAGGGGTTGTGTCCCGCGTGCAGAGCCAAGGAGCTACCGCCAAAGGAAAGAGCGGCGATACGGGTGAAGGCCAAGCCAAAGGGGAAGAGCCTAGCCGTTTTCTTTGGCGCCCATGTGGCTAGGTTGAGTATGACAAGGAGATCTGCTACCGGCGCATACATACCATGCCCGGGGGTAAGCAACATATGCCACTTATACCCTAAACGGAAATATAAATCAGTTGCTGAGGATAATGATAACATTATCTACTTGACGGCTGATGAGCATACAAGATTCGATTATCTATTAGATACGATGGATTTCAGCCGACTCTTGGACGAGTTTGGCAACGTATGGCTGTTGGCAGCCAGAAGGATGAGGGATCTCGCACCTAGAGTCGAGGAGGATGGTAAATTAAAAACCAGATTATTATCATGGATAGAAGAAAACGAAGATTACTTTTAGACCTAGGATATAAGGCTATAAGTGACACAGTATATAGTTATGGGACGATCATGGAAGTCATAAGCGATCAAGAGCCGTTTGATGACATGAGAGTTCGTTTATCCGAGAGACACAATGTGATTATCGCGGATGATGGGGAGGTGGGATGGTCGGTTTTAGGCAAGATAGCGAACGAGCATCGGTCATCATATTGCTGGCGATCATCATTACCAGTATTAAGATCATATCATACAGATCCTAAATTTACCGCTTTCTTTGGCATATTAGACGTTTTGTCAACGATCCCAAAGAAAGATATGGTTGAGGAGGAAAAGTCTGTTGAAGAGCCTAAAAACGAGCCTAATGAGGAGATGGAGGTTGAGTATGATCTGGAGACAGAGCAACAGTATTATGCCGCTGAATGGATAAAGGATATCCCGACACCTGTGTTATATAGAATGACTGTCGCCGGCAAACGTGTGTATTATGAGATGGATGTTGATGGGTATCCTATCATATACGATGGAGCCACTAACAATATCGCCAATGGGTATTGTGATACGTCTGGCGCCTTGGAGAAGTGGAAGAATGAGATGAGACTCAAAGGGAAGGATCCTGATGAGTACGCTAACTACAGGGCTGACTTAGGTACTATCATGCATTATCTATTTGGGTTGTATCTGACCGGGGTTAAGATAAAGCTGATCCCGACATGGATCAGGAAGGTGGTCAAGGAAGCCAAGCTAAGAATAGACAAGTATAGGATGGAGCGGATATTAGTGGATAACATTGATGAGCTGATAGAGGATCTAATATCATTTGCCATATTCTGCAAGGAAAGACATGTAAAACCTGTATTGATCGAGAAGATGTTGAGGTCAAGCAGGTTAAAGGTAGCTTCTTCGGTGGACGCAGTGGTGGAGATGGATAGCGAGCCGGAGATGGTGGAGATAGAGGTCGAGACAGGAGAGTTCTATAAGACGGGAGCCAAGAAAGGTCAGCCTAAGACGGAGAAAAAGAAGATAAAGAGATGCAGGAGGATATTCGCTATATTGGACTTCAAATCAAACAGGAAAGGCAATTTCTATGACGAGTATGCTTTCCAACTTGAGTTATATAGAAGAATGATATTAGAGAACTATGGAAAGATATTGGAGATAGAGGAGATATATAACTTCGCTCCGGGTGATCCTACCGCAAAGACCAGCCAATATAAGTTGAAGAGACAGACTGACAACCCTATATTGAATATGGCTACCGTAGTATATCTTCAAGGAAAGTATAAGTTCGAGAAAACTAATTATACGGTTACATCAAGAATCGGATCCTTGGACATAGAAGGCGAGTTTGATGTTAATAAGTTGGTAAGGAAAGAGCCGCTGAGGGACTATATATATAGAGTCATGAATGAGAGGAGAGGGTGATGGAATTTAGGGAGTTCAATAAGAGCGTTCATCGGTATGAGCTGGATCATAGCAAACCAAGAAGGAAGCTGACGTGCCCGCAATGCGGCAAGGATAAGTGTTTTACGCCGTACGTGGACGTAACCACCGGTCAGATCGTTGGAGAGCAGTTTGGGGTGTGTGATCATAAAAATAAATGTGGTTACTTTAAATATCCAACAGGAAGCGAACTTGGGAACAATGATCTTTTTACCGATTCAAACAAAGTATTAAGGAGGTACAGACCTCCTATGGATCCGGATATAGCCAACTGCATTCCGGTAAGCAAGATGTTTGAGACGCTTAATCCTTTCGAGACATCCGATCTTCAGGATTATCTATCCAATATCTTCGGATCGTATCATACCAATAGGGCATTTAGCTTGTATAAGGTGGGGATGATGAGATTCGGGGACTGGGGTAAGTGCTGTGTGTTCTGGCAACTGGATAAGAATTGGGTAGTGCGGACCGGGAAGATAATGGACTACGGGCCTGACGGGAAGAGGGTAAAGGTTCCCATGGATCATGTATGTTGGGTGCATATACTGGACGGTCAGGATTACATGCTTAGGCAATGCCTGTTCGGGGAGTTTCTTATCAACTTCTATCCCAATGACGCTCCGGTGTATATAGTAGAGTCAGAGAAGACGGCTGTTATCTGTAACATCGTGTACCCTAGTAGGTTGTTTATGGCCTGTGGCGGTATCCATATGCTGAAAAGGGAGATGATAGAGACATTGGGTAGGAGGCGGATAGTCCTGTACCCGGATAAGGGCGACGCTTTCAACGAATGGAGAAAGAAGGTAGACAAGGATATGAGGGGGATGAATATAGAGATAAGTAATTTTCTAGAATCAAAACCCAATATAAATGAGGGAATGGATATAGCGGATTATTTTATTATTAAACAAATTTACAATGGCAAAGGTAGTTGACAATTACAAGAAATTCAAGGTGCTTGAAATAACAAGACAGGAGATGATGGATAAGCTCACCAGATATGGGTGCTTAGGTATTTGCGATATGTGTAACAGACCTACATCCGTAGGTTATTACGTGGCGGTAATCAATCAATGGATGTGCAAGGACTGCTATAATGATTTCATCAAGTCAATTGATAGGTATGAGGAAGATATGAGAATAGAGAACAGGAATTTTAATAGATTCTGTGATCTATTTAATGTCAAAATACAAGAAAAGGCATGAGAGAGCTATCTTTAGCCCAGAAAGCTATGTTAAACGGATCCGTATGCCCGTACTGTAAAACCCCATCCACTATAATAAATACGGTAGAGGGGAAGCAGGTTGGATGCGAGAAGTGTGGAGCTTGGATGAGATCCGATCCTTTTGGGAAGCCGATGGGGAGGCTGGCTAAGCCGGATCTTCTTAGGAGTATGGATATGGCAATGACTGAGATTAATATATTTGCGTATAGAACAAAACGGGATGTGCAGGATATTTACAAAAGCCTATCTGGTGAATTGGATATACCAATAGAACATGTATCCCCATATAAGATGTCTTTGCCATCACTACTTAATACCATGAGATATATTGAAAAGTATAGCGATAATCATATACGGATATATGATAGAACCATGGTAAAGAAGGCTTGCCCTAGGCACGGAGCGGTGGTGATCGGGAGCAACGCCTGCCACGGGTGCCCGGAGTTCCTGTTCCATGTGGTAAACGACACGACCGATACGGTGGTGTGTGATATGGATATGAGTTATGGAGATCGCAAGAAGGATAAATATGAGCATTAGAGCTAATGATAATGGAACATTTGAGTATCGAATCAAATTGGATACCTTTAATAAAATGAATAATACATGTAAAATGAAGAAAGTTTATTTTGTTCACAAACCAACAGGTTTTTATGTTGGGGGCAATGTAAGTAGCGTAGAAGCTACAGTTTATAATAAAATGGTTAATATGGGGATGAGTAGCGAATTAGCCGATAAATTTAAAAAGGTAATAGGTACATTCCCTTGCACATGGGAGATACCAGATGAATTTGCGTCTGATCCATATTCGTATATGATTAAGCGTCTGGGATTGGAATATCCATCTTTTTTAAAGGAAGAGGATTTGGATATGCAAGAGAATATAGATTTTGATGATGAGGAGGACGAAGAGGATGGGGAGATCGACTGAATATTACAGGACACATCCGGAAGCCAGAAAGAAGAAGGCTGAGACGGACAAGAAGATCAACGCCAGACCTGAGCAGAAAGCCAAGAGACGGGAATTGGGTCGCAAGAACTACAAGACCGATAAGTTGAAGGGGAAGGCTTATCGGAAGGGGAAGGACCTATGCCATACGGCTAAGGGATTAAGATATAAATCAAGATCAGCTAACAGAGGATCTAAATCCGATACGGCTGGCGATAGAAACGCAAGAGGATGAGTGAGGATAGGATATGGAGGTCATCCAAGGAGATTATCATGGATGCCTATGAGAGGATAAGAAAGTATCAGTCGGGGGAACTTCTCCCGGCTCATACCGGATATCCTTATCTGGATAAGGCTTTGCTGGGGGGATTTTACCCCCAGCATGCGGTAGCCATAGGAGCTAGACCCGGAGTCGGCAAGTCTTATTTGGCGCAGAAGATCATGAGCAATGTGATGAATGTCAATATCAATCCACAGGCAGATGATTATGTATGGTTAAGATGTGAGTTTGAAATGAACCCAGAAGATTTGATGTTACGTTCACTATCAAAAAAAATGGGGAAAGACATACAAGATATACTCCTTAACGAGATGTCAGAAGATGAGGTAAAAGAAATGCAGAGATGCCTCAAGGAAGAGAACTCTAGCAGAATAACATACATCCCTAAACCATCAACCGTAGATGAGCTTCAAAACTTTCTATGGAATGAGTATATGCCAATAAACAAGGATAAGAAAATGGTATTCGTGTCTATAGATCATACGGCTCTAGTACAAGGTTCAGGAGACGCCAAAAGAAATATCGACTCGTTGATAACCATGTGTAATATCGCTAAAAGAACTTTTCCTAATATTTTCTTTCTTATAATATCCCAACTCAATCGTGATATCGAAGGACGGCGGGATCCAAAGGATCATATGCCAAAGCAATCTGATTTTTATCAATCAGATACATTGGGACAGTTATGTACGGCTATGGTAGCGTTAAATATACCGAAAAGATACGGGTACTCCTCATACATGCAATTTCCGCAAGGATGGTATCCTAATCTGGAACGTTTCAAGAGCGAGTCAAGACGATCCTTCCGTGTGGATGGATTATTGTTCCATCATATCGTAAAGGTCCGTCAAAGATCATTGGAGGAGATTGACGCTATACATGTAGATATCATGAAAGGATATGAGCGATATTATCCTGATGGAGGGGTGGTGCGCCAAGAAAGACCGGGAGGCTCGAATGCCCCCGTGGGTAGCGGCAAGCCGGATACGACCGTAGTGACGCTTCCGCCCCCACCTCCCGGTGTTCCATTGGAGCAACAATATATACCGCCCAGTGATGATTTCAATATAGTACATGACGAAACACCTTATTGACATGAGATTGAGACATAATTACTTGCTTGTAGTGATAAAGGTGCTGGAAATGTTCTTGAAGACCGTATTATCGGTTGAGGATAAGATGGGGATAAAGGAAATTATATCCTCGTTGAAGGAAATGGCTAAATACAGCATCAGATATATCATAAACCGGGAACGGGAAAAGGAGATCATGAGTATCTGTGATGAGGTATCCAATAAAGTACAGGAGTATAAAAGGATAAATGACAACTCAATGATATTGGAATTGGAGAACCTAAAAAGGGAGGTTGTAGCGGTAGAGGATCTTCTTAGCTCCTACAAAGGCGTTCTTGACGCTGAGCTGGTGATAGCCGAGGATGATATCAGGATCATACGGGATAAGATCGCTATAAGCCTGAGAGAAGACGGGACATGCAAGAGTATGACCGACGCCGATAAAAGAGCTAGGGTGGATGTAAGGTACGAGCGGGCTTTAGAGGACTATCGAATCCTTCTAAGATGCGCTAATACGGTTAGGGCTAAGATGTCTGTCATAGGGCATCTAAATCAATCAATAAATCAATCTATATCAGTTGGTAGGGTTGGTATGGCTAATGAATCTTATACGGTAAAACAGTATGAAAAAGGGAAAGAGATTATCGAAAGCAGACGGCCTTAGGGTATTGATAGGAGCTTACAATGCTATAGAATGCAGACGTGAGTTAACTATGTGTGCAGCTATAACCGAAACGGCTGATATGCTTGGATTAGTGGATAGAAAAAATGTTTTAGCGTATGAACTTATACCTGAGTTGAGGATGTTTAAGCCGATCAATAGTCGTATAGAGGAAATTTGGTTCGATTTTTCCGATAAGTATACAAGGCTATATATATTACGCACGTTGATTAACATATACAACGATACCGATCATCCTGATATAGTAGAGAAAATAGCTAGAAAGATTAGATCAATATTTTAACTCATTAGCTTATGTATATTAATTTTGAACAGATGATGACATCAGGATTAACGATGTCTGATGTTGGATATCTTTTGATGATCCGGCAAAAAGAAGAGATGGCTAACACCATTCCAAAGGAGAAAATAGATAGTTATAAAGCATCTGGTTATATTGAGCTTCAGAAGAATGGGAAGTGGAAGATAACGCCAAGGGGAGGATCGCTGCTGATGCTGATAGAGACACCCGGTCTGACACCGGAGGTCGAGGGGATCCGGGACCGTATCGTTGGGGTATATAACGATATGGGTAAGGATACAGGAGCTATCAAGGAGGTGGAGAAAAGGCTTATCTGGTTTGTGGCTAACACCAACTTCAAGGAAGAACCTATAGTAAGGGCTGTAATATCCCATATAGACCTTAAACGTGAATATACGATGAGGTTGGATAACTTGATATGGAAACCGTCAAATGTCTATAGCGTACATATGAGCTTATCGGAATCAACGTTATTCGATACGATCATAAAGATGTATGGCATGACATCCGATCTGTATCTTAGGGAGAATAAGAATAAGGAGCTGGCATGGTTGTTCGCCGTAAGCCGGCTTCCGGACCCCCCCAAGAGGATGGATAAGGAATATACTATTACTGGAGATGTTAAGATGGACATCGAAAGAATATCAAATATAAAAAAAGAATTAGGTAGAAGATTAAAAATGTCGATTTAAGAGTTATGAAAAGAAATCAAGTATTAGGAGTAGTAATAGACGCAATATTTGCGAAAACATCTGAGTTTGATGATATTGAAGACATAAAGGAAGATAGTAACCTATCGTCCGATATGGCTATGGATTCATTGGATCTTGTTGAAGTGATAATGGATATAGAAAAGATGACAGGTGAATACATACCAGACGAGGTGTTTCGCAATACCCCTTGCGATGAAATAACGGTAGGAAGTTTAACTGATATGTTGTATGTTTATTTTAAGGACAAATAATGGACTTTGGATATGACGATTGGGAAGAGGGGTTAGAAACCCCTCTTGTCGATGATTGCGATGACGATTATAACGAGGAGGACGAGTATGATTTCGGCTAAAGAACTAAGGATAGGGAATCTTGTAAAAGACAAGGCTGGCAATATATGGAGGGTAGGGTGCGTTACTGGTATGCGTAATGAAAGTAAGTCATTGATCCTTGAACGTGAGGTTGATGACGGGATAATGAAATGGTATTCCGGGGAAGACGATGTCATGCCTATTGAGATAGATGATAACCTGCTTAATACCATCGGGTTTAAGTGTGATAAAGGACGGGATGTATATCGAGGCTACGGAATATCTATAGAGTTTTTTGATGATGGGTATTATCTTGGGCTTAGGGATCTGGAAGACGATCTAAGCGATCCTATACATATCAAGAATCTCCACCATCTACAAAACCTGTCAATGGATTTATATGGACATGATATAGATAAAGACTTATGATTATACCGGAGAATAATTTGTTATGCAAGGTCATAAACGGAGAGAAGGTTCTTGCCGCATCCTATTCACAGATAGACACGTTCGTCCAATGTCCATACAAGTGGTATAAGACTTACGTGGAGGGTCATAGGTCTACGGAGAAGCATGAGGCTACGTCATATGGTACGGTTATCCACCAAACGATGGAGTATTTCTTCAAGAACGGATGCAGACCTTCTTATGAGGATATGAGCAAGGCATTCAACTACTACGCCGATATAGAGAAAATACCTTTTGATAGCGTTAAATCTCAGATCGAGTCCATGCAACATGCGGCTAGGCTAATAAGATGGATCGTAGGGTTGTTTGAGAAGGACGCGGCTGGCAATTACAAGAAATCGTGGTCGGATCTTACGCCAATGGAGAAAGTGATCCGGGGGTCGAGACCGGCCGGCGTGGAGGAGGACTTCGTCCTGCCTTATAAGCTACCCAAGCCCCTTACATTGGATGGTGTGACATACGATAAGGTACATATCATAGGATCAGTAGACTGGAGAGGTGAGTATAAGACAAAAGACAGAATAGCCATGTATACGATAGACTGGAAGTCTGGGAGAAAATTATTCGATAAGGATAAATTGCTTCACAATCTCCAGCATCCGATATACGCCTTTTACATACTCAGAAAATATAAGGTATTGCCGGATATGTGCAGCTATTTCTTTACCCGCATGCTGGACAATCAGAACGTGAAGGTAGATAAGGAGAAAGTAGAGAGATCGGTCAAGGAACTTAACGATATTCTCCTTGACATGTATGATTTCGAGACAAATAAAATAGATAGCTATCAAGCTCACGTTTGGGACGATGCCAAACAAGGGTATAAGTACGAGAAGCGCTACCTCATGGGACGCCAGCCGGCCTGCCTTGAACCCCGCCCCAAGCCCTTGTGTTTTTGGTGCGATTTTTCAATCCATAAACAAGGAACATGTAGGTACTCATCGGATTGGGACGAGTCAAAAAGAAAGAATAAAAAAGATTAACTTTATTAAAAAGCCTAGGTAAATATCTAGGCTTTAATTATATTTGTGTCAATAAATAACTGGTTATGATAGAATAAATTATTTGTATCATAAACTATGTTTATATTTATGGCATAAGATATTAAAAATGAGATTAGTTGAGAGACATATCGTAAAAGACAACCGGTTTGAGGATATATGCCTCAAATCCGGGTTGTTGTATAATTATGTTCTTTTCAATGTCAGACAAGGTATATTTTCCGGAGATTACATAAATGAATATGAGTTTTCTACTAAATTATGTAAGGAGAATCAGGTTGATTTTAGGAATCTACCATCAGTGGTATCCCAACAAGTCGTAGCTCAAGCATTTTCGGCAATAAAGTCTTGGATGAAATTAAAGAAGGAATATGAAAAAAATCCCTCTAAGTTCAATTCGAAACCTAAATTGCCGAAGTACAAACGAGGCAAGAAGCAGAATATGGTAGTCTTTACGACTTCTGCTTGCAGGCTTAAGAGTGATGGTTGCATTCATTTTATCAAAAACATAGTCCAACCAATCAAAACAAACATAGGAGATAACAAATTATGTCAGGTTAGGATAATCCCTCAAGCTACATGCTATGTGGTTGAGGTTATTTATGAGAAGAAGGAACAGGATTTAAATCTTAATAAGAATAATGTTCTTTCGATTGATTTGGGATTGAATAATTTATGTACATGTATAAGCAATGTAGGTATCAGGCCTTTCATTGTAAACGGCAAGATTATCAAGTCCTTCAATCAGTGGTATAATAAGAAGAGAGCTAGATTGATGTCATATATTGGCGATAAGGGAACTTCAAGGAGATTAAGACAGTTAAACAATTGCAGGAATTTTTGGATAGATGATCATATCCATAAGATCAGCAGGTTTATCGTCAATTATTGTATTGACAATAATATTGGTAGTCTTGTAGTAGGGGTAAACAAGGGATGGAAGAATGGGATAAATCTAGGAAAGAGAATAAACCAGAAATTCGTTGAGATACCGTTCTCTAAACTCATTGACAAGATTTCTTACAAATGTAAATTAGTTGGAATCATCCTTCAAGTTCATGAGGAGTCCTATACCTCCAAAGTAGACCATTTGGCTTTTGAGAAACTATGCAAGCATGATGTTTATTTAGGCAAAAGAAAGAAACGAGGATTGTTTCAAAGCTCTATTGGAAAGCTGCTAAATGCTGATATCAACGGAGCTATTGGGATTGGCAGGAAAGTATTCGGTGATTCTTACGTCAGTGGGATAATCGATAGTGGGTTAGCGTTTAACCCTGTTAGAGTAAACATCTTGTGATATGAATGTGAATTTAATAAATAAAATAAATAATTTTAGTAACGTGGATAAAAGCGAAAGAGAAAAACAGATATTGGATCTTCTGATGTCTAGAAAGGATATCAGGAAATTGGTAGAGAAATCAAATGAATGTTATTCTAAGATGGATTTCGTTGGCGCCATGAGATACCGGCAGGAGATAAAGGATATCGTAGACCGGGAATCGAAGATCATGTTGACAAAAAGCGAGTCTTTGGTGAGTTTGATGAACAACGCTGATAATGAATATAAATTCAATATGCTGGTATGGCTACATTCCATGATGTGTATGGCAGATGTGTTTAACGGGATATTGGAGGATTTCAAGGATGGGGTAAGGAAAGCCAATGGCAACTCTAAGTTCGTTAAATTCGATAGTCTGGATCGGTTGATGACGGAATGCAAGAAGGAGATTGATTACCTAATGAAAGGTACAAGTAAATCGTTTCAGATATCTTTCGCCGTAAGAAGCGATGAGTTAAGGGAGATGATAGAGAATATGGTTGGAGACAATATCCGAGAAGGGTATGACATATTCAAGGAAGAGGCTAAGATGACCAAAGAGACAGACAGGAGCAAGATAGAGGAATTTAATAAAAGGCTGGACCATGAGTAAATTTGATGTAAAGATAGGTGATATAGTTCATACCCAGATAGGGATAGGAGAGGTGATAGCCATAAGCAAGACCAAAGAGACTTTGATGGTAAAAATGGACGATGGCCGGGAATGTGCGATAAGACTAGAGTACGTGAAAGACGTTTTTGATAACTACAGAGATGACATATAAATTAAGGCCATATCAAGAGGAGTGTGTTAAAAGTATCTCCGATTACATAAACTCTGATAGACATGATCCGGTATTGATCATAGGTCCTGTAGGTTGCGGTAAGTCACTTCTGATAGCAGAAGCGGCTAGATTGATGGGAGATAAGACGCTGATTTTACAACCATCAAAAGAATTGCTGCAGCAGAACCACGACAAGATAACGTCGTATGGCATACCGGCTACCATCTACTCCGCTTCCTGTGGCAAGAAAGAGCTATCTAACATGATATATGCCACGTTAGGATCTATCAAGAAAGTTGTTGGTCAGCTTAAGGAGATGGGAATCAGAAACGTATTGATAGATGAGGCTCATGCCGGATACAGTCCTGAGGATGGCAGTGAGTTCATGACATTCATGAATGAGCTGAAGCCGAGAAAGGTGATAGGGTTTACAGCCACGCCATGTAGACTTAAAAACATGTCGATAGGACAGACATCATATTCCCAACTTAATTTCATCACTCGTATGAGACCGGTGTATTTCAAGAACCTGATTCACGTGATACAGGTAGAGGAGATGATAAGGCAAGGATTTTGGACACCTCTTAAGTATGAGACATGGGATTTCAATGGAGATGCCCTTAAACTTAATTCTAACGGATCTGAATATACGGCTGAGTCTATTAGTGAGGCGGTGAGAAAAAATGGCTTAAACAACCTTATTTTGCGTCGATTGATGGTATTAAAAGACGTATGTAGATCTATACTGGTGTTTATGGATTCTGTTGAGAGCTGTAATACTGCCGCCGAATGGACGAACGCCAAGATATGCGCCGGCATTGCGGAGGTGGTTCACGGAGGCACGTCAAAGAAACAACGGGAGGATATAGTCGAGGGGTTCAAGTCGGGTAAGACGAAGGTAGTGTTCAACTATTCCGCCCTCGGTACGGGATTCGATCATCCGGGTCTGGACTGCGTGATAGTAGGAAGACCGACATTTTCGTTCTCGTCGTTTTATCAGTGGCTTGGAAGGGCAGTCCGTATAAAAGACGGAAAGGATAGTGCTTTGGTCGTTGATTGTTGTAACAACTCGTCAAGGTTCGGTGATATAAGGAAACTTAGTATAGAGAACTACAAGGGGTATGGATGGGGAATGTTTATCGGCGATAAGCTAATAACTAATATCCCGATGGGGGATAAGGTAACGAAAACAGATCTGGATATCAAAGCCGCCAAGAAAGATCGTAGGAGGGGGCTGGCGCAGGGCATTACCGCCTCCCCTGTACCCGGGAGGCCGGATCATCCCCTTGGCTCTACGGTAATGACATTCGGGAAATATTGTGGATGGATGCTGCATTCGATCCCAGTATCGTACTTCAAATTCATAAACGAGACATTTGATTGGGATAATGGTCGAAACAAGGAGATAAAAGAGTACATAGATTTTTTAATCAAAAACAACAGATTATGACAGGATGTATATATCATGAGGCTGATCTTGACGGAGTAATGTCAGCGGCTATAGTAAAAAAGTATTTCAAAGGGGAAGACATTGATCTTCTTCCTTACAATTACGGCAAGGAAATACCTGACGTGAATAAATATGATAAGGTGTTTGTAGTTGACGTGTCATTTGGAAACAGAACAAGATTCCTTTTCGATGAGTGGAAGGATAAAGGTACAGATGTCATATGGATAGACCATCATAAGACAGCCATAGACGATATGAGGGATTACGAGGTAAAGGGCAAGAGGTGTATAGGGACGGCGGCCTGTGAGCTTACGTGGGAATATCTTTTCGATGACATCAAAACTCCTAATGTGGTAGAATTATTGAGTGCTTATGATGTATGGGATCACGACCGGTTCGAGTGGAGTGACGTTCTTTCATTCCAATATGGGATGAGAGGATATTGTGGTCTTGACGTGGATATGGCGGCAAAGGTCATGGACGGCGATCATGACTTCATATATGACATGATAAGGAACGGGGAGGCGATACTGGAGTATATCGTTGAGAAAAACAGGGGCGAGATGAATATGTTCTCATTCGAGGCAGATATATTTGGATACAAGGCAATATGTATGAATACCACGGAGTTTAACTCTACTACATTTGAATCTATGTATAACCCTAAGAAACATGATCTGATGATGCCATTTTGCTGGAACGGCAGATTCTTCAGATGCTCGTTCTATACCACCAAGGAGGAGGTGGATGTCTCGGCGCTGGCACGCAAGGCCTATCCCGGGGGAGGAGGTCATAAGGCGGCGGCAGGCTTCCAGCTTAGCGCAGAGGATATGATGGAGTTTTTGAAAACAAAGAAAATGTTATGATTGGACTAGGATCTACCTTTATAATAATGGCGTGTTCTATCTATTTGATAGTAGAAGGAAATGAAAAGAATGATTCGACTAAATTTTATGGAGGGATAATAGCAGCGATCTTATCTATCTTTTTGATGTGTTTAGTAATACAAAATATAAAAAATACAGAAAATATGGGGAAAATATACAAATTCAAGAGACTTAACGAAATGAAGCTAGACGATTATGGCTTCGGTTTGTTCGAGTACAATGGCGCTCTTTATTTCAAGGAGGCAGATGAGGGGAAATGCTTTGATGTAAGGAGCGGGAATGAGGCTATTATCGGGAAAGATAAAATTGTAACGACCTTGGAGGATTGATCATGAGAAAACTTGACGACACCAACAGGACAAGAAAGAAAAACGTACGGCACTCGTGGGTAAAGGCGGGGCCGGGGATCCAACGCTGCGCTATTTGCGGAATTACGAAGCAAAGCGAGTGGAGGGACGGGAAGACCTCGCATTGCGTATATCTATCATCTGGTGAGCTTTATTCTATGACAGGAGAAACACCAGAATGCAGGGATCTTAGTGAATTTTATTAATCTAAAAAGTATATAATTACCTAATAATAAAACAAAAAGGAGTTTGAAATGAAAGAGGAATTTAGCAAATACGACAAAGTCGTTTATGATGGTGAGGTATTTGAGGTACTTGAAACCGCCGACAATACGGGAATGATGAAAATAGAACCGTTATTTGATGAGACATATAAATCCATTTGGGCTGATGAGGAGATGGTTGTTTCGTTAAATAGGGCTATCAAGTTAAGGCTTATTGATGATGAGACGGCGGATGAGGCGATTAATTTCGGGAAGCCAAAAATAGGAGACGCAGTGGTGGAAAGCGGGCCGCTTGTAGGGAAAGACGGCAGCGGGAAGGACGACCGGGCCGACGGTAAACTCCGGTGGGATCTTCTTCCTTTGGCTGAGATAGAGGATATCGTGAGGGTATATACGGAAGGAGCCAAGAAGTACGCTGATAACTCATGGCAAGGTATACCTGATGGATTCAATCGTTATCTAGGCGCACTCATGAGGCACTTGGTTGCTTACACGAAGGGGGAGAGATATGATAAGGAGGGATTTATGCATCTATCCGCCGTATGCTGGAACGCCATAGCGTTATTATATTACGATAAACATAACAAAGGGTTAATAGAATGGAAAAGTCAGGAGAAAGAGTAGTAGATGAGAGATTAAGAGCTGTCGACAAAAGAACAGGTAAATACGTTAATGTAATCAAGCGAACTATTGATGATAGCCTATTCCCGATAGTTAAGTATTTCAGTTACAGTTATAATGAATTAAATTATGATTATGTAAAGAATCTGAATTTTGATGTAAACGTAAATTGGGAGCAGCGTAGATATCAGATTGTTAAGGATTTATTATCTAACAATTTCGATGGGAGAAACATGAGTATAGATGAGGTAGATAATGCTATATTTACCGCTGATTTGATTATTAACAGATTAACAACTATTTGAGATGGTAAGAATTGATTTTTTCACGAAGAAAGACGCTGAGTACAGCGACTACATGCGGTATATTATCGCCAACACATTACAGGAGTATGAGGGTGAGGTCACGTTAAACCAGATCCCGGAGAACAAAGCCACGGAGGAGGAAATATCCAAGTACGGTATAGAGGTATATCCTACTATCATCGTCAGCGGTGATAATATGGATGGTTTCGAGAAGCTTGAAGGGATGACCAGAAAGGCTGATCTTATCAACGTCATGTCTATGTACGATAAAAAATAAGCTCATGACGATTGAGGATAAATATCTTGGCTGGAAGGATCTGTTCTTCGACCGGTTTGTTCATTGTTATGACGACATAGATCAACCACATGGAAGTAATATCCCTCTGGCTAAGATAAACTTCAGTAACAAGGCAGGATATGTGGAGGACGGGACTATCAACATAGCTGAGTTCCTCCAATATCTTTGGATGCATGATAAGGTATATGGACGTAACCATACTCCCGTGGGCATACCTTCTGTCTTAAGGACATTAGTCAGGTTGACGGAGAACGCTAAACTGGTATTCGATGATCAGCCCGGAATACATGAGATAGATACTTATAAAGGATTTTTCCTTAGGGACGATTTTCAACCCGGAAAAGATTATGTCCTTGACCTTGACAGGATAGTTAGCGGGATGGGAGGATGGTATGGGGAGGATGAGGATCCATGTTATTCGATGTTCGTCAGCCAAGACCAGATATGGAACTTGAACCCGATATTGAAGGTATTAGCTGATGAGGGATCGCCATTAGCTAAGAAGCTTGGGTATGAGATAAACTCATATGTAAGTGATAATGGATATACGATATACAACCCATACCTTTCATGGATCAATCATTACTATCATTATTGCCCGACATTTAACGAGGATAAATTAAAGCCTTGGGATAGGGTAGAGGATAGGGAAAATAAGTTCAAGATGACGGATAAGGTCAAGAGAGGTGCCAATAACTGGTACTATTCAGGCGGGACTATATCTTGCGTGGATAGCTTCTTAGGGAAGAAATACAGGAAGAATCTCCGAACCTTTATCTATCGTGGAATAGTGTTCTTTTTAGATCGGATATGGCATACACCATTGTTTGAGAAGATGGGCGTGAAAATGAAATACAATGCTTATTATTGTTATGCCGCTACTTCCGGGATATGGTATGATAAGGGATTCAAGGAAAGACTAGCCAAGAGGTTTAACAAGTCGCTGGGCGGCGACGGGGAACTGTTCGGGGCTAACCTAGCCTGCATGGTATGTGACCGTAAGGATATCGATTGGGAGGCGCTTCGTCTTTGGCTTGACAAGTATGACGAGCCTACTGATAAGGGTATGGTGAATAGCCCTATCCAATTTATGTATTTATATTTATATTACGCTTTTAACAAATAACTTGAAATGAAGAAGATAAATGACTGGGTTATAAGGACATTTGGGTTGAGAGGTTCATGGAGCTGGGCTAAGAAGCAGATGTTAAATGGAGCGATCATTAAACGTAAGGCTACTATAGGGACATATAAAATAGCTATTGATAATGACAAGAATAGGTTACTTGTAGCTACATGGGATCATCTAGATCAAAGTCCTGTATGGGAAAGGTGTCCGCATAGTTTATTAGATGAAGATGCGGTTGATTATTTTGTCACAGCTCATAAGGGATTATCATATGGAGGCATAAAGATTAGGATGAAAGATGAATTAACAAGGTAGAAGAATATGAGAAGAAGGATGATAGGCGGTCAAACCGTTTCAAACGGTATATATATATCTTACACACCAATGGCAAGTTATATACTAGTGATAAATGGAATTATTCGTGGAGAAACGACGCCGTGGGAGTGGCGTTGATAAGCGACAACAGCAGCTTCGTTATTTCAGGTATTGAGATTAAGAATCGAAGCTGGTCTAATACGACTGGATTGATCCAAGGAGTGACTACAATAACATCAAGTAATGAAGCCAAAAAAGATTTTAATGGATTTCAAAACACACAAAGTATTGCGGAATATACGCATGCTAGTGCCGCTTATGAATGTACTGTTACTCAATTCAAGAACGGGTAAATGGGATATCTAGCATCAGTGGGAGAATGGATGGAGATCATAAATAATTTAGATGAGATTAACAGATGCATGTCTCTTATCGATGGATTAGATATAGACGAAGGCGCTACAAGTTATTGGACTAGCACTCAATATAATTATGAGAAAGCATGGTTAGTGACTTATAACGGGAATGAGTTTTATCCAAATGATGAGAGAAAGGGCGTTTCCTTCTATGCTATTAGAGTAATATCACAATTAATATAAAAAACAATTATGACAAAGAAACAGTTAAGAATCCCATTTAAAGATGGAAAACCATGTAAGTGGGTTAAAGATGATCATGACGAGGAACGTGATAATTATGAGTTCGAGGAATGCCTTGAGATACACGGATTCGTTCGTGGACGCTCTTCGGCTGTAATGATATTAAGACCGGCGAATGATCATGGGGAGGATTTTAATTATGCCAAAAGTGTCTATTACCAAGTATTCTTGACAGACAGTAAGGAAGTAATACAGAACATGATGCATGGAATCATATATGGTAAATGGACGTTTGTTAAGAGAGGCGAAAATTTTGGTATAAAATTGGTTAAGGTCTTACCTAAGATACATAAAATCTCCCTTGATATGATCGCAAAGGATATTTTTAGGCCTGAGAATAAATAAACAATATGAAAGTATTATCATTATTTGACGGAATATCATGTGGGTATCTAGCGTTACAAAGAGCCGGCATACCTATAGATGCTTATTACGCCTCGGAGATAGACAATACATGCATAAAGGTGAGCCAGAAGCATTTCCCTGATATTATCCGGTTAGGAGATGTCAATAACTGGAGAACATGGGATATCCCTTGGAAAGACATAGATCTGGTCATGGGAGGATTCTGTTGCCAAAGCTTCTCTAGTTCCGGTAAAGGAAAGGGATTTATGGACTCTCGTGGAAGACTGTTCTTTTGTTTCTCAGACATAGTAAAGCATTTAAAGAAGGAGACCAAAGGTAAGATCCTGTTCTTGGGCGAGAACGTCCGGATGCGGGACGAGCATCGCCGAGTGATAACGGAGGAGCTGGGCGTAGAGCCTGTAGAGATCGACAGCGCCTTGGTGTCGGCGCAGACCCGGCATCGTCTTTATTGGTGTAATTGGCCAGTAGAAATGCCGAAAGACAAACATATATCGTTAGATGATGTTTTAGAGAATGATAAAGGATGGAAATCTGGGGCCATAAGAGGACATTATATATCAACTATCGTTGGTCGAAGAATAGATAGCAACGGACACCGAAAGGACTATGACAAGAACGTGAAAATCATACAATGTCTGGAAGTAAGAAAAGACAAGAATACTACCTCTATTAAGAAAAGTAATTGCCTTACAACAGTCATGAAAGATAACGTGATATCATCATTACCGCCCGGAAGATATATGAACGCCTTTGACATGAAAGATAAGTTCAGATACCTTACTCCTGTGGAGATGTGCAGGCTACAGACATTGCCGGATGATTACCTTGATGGGATAGCCCCGAATACGGCCATGTCTTTAGCGGGAAACGGATGGACAGTGGATGTGATAGCCCATTTGCTAAGAGGTATAGAGCGTAGGTAAAATTTAAAACACGATCACAGCGATATGGTTATAAACAAAACATGGTCGATGCCGAATAAAGAGACATTCAGCATAAAACCGATAAGAGAACTTATAGACAAATATCGAGAAGAGGGGATGGTTATAGTGGATCCATTCGCCAGAAACAGCGATATAGGGACGATAACCAACGATCTTGATCCTGAGACTAAGGCTATGTATCATAAAGACGCCACGGACTTCTTGTGTCATCTTGATGATAATATAGCTGATATGGTATTGTATGATCCACCATATTCTGCGAGACAGGTATCTGAGTCGTATAAAAGACTTGGAGGATCTGTTAATATGCAAACAACGCAATCTAGTTATTGGGCTAGGCAGAAGAATGAAATAGCTAGGATCACCAAGAAGGACGGGGTGGTCATTACCTGTGCATGGAACTCCGGCGGTATAGGGGCAGGGCTTGGTTTCGAGCAGCAGGAGATTCTTCTCGTGGCCCATGGGGGATGGCATAATGATACGATCGTTACGGTAGAAAGGAAGATGATGGATGGTATGCATGATAGTATCCCGATATTGATGGGAATAAAGAAACTGGATGATATGTCACCGAAAAAGCAAAAACCATGAAGGAACGGATTTTTACCACAAAAGAACAGGGGAGAGTGCTGGTTGAGGCCGGCCTCCCTATCTCCACCGCCATCGGATTCAGAGACAAGTACCTTGACTCATTGCATTCTATGGAGGATGACGCTGGTCGTATAGGGTTGATCGAGGCCGTTACCCCGGATATATCCAATCCTGTTTGGGATGTAGGCACGTTGCTGAATTTGATCCCATATGAGATAGAGGGTTGTACATTAGAATGTTATAAGCTAAAACATGCATGGTCTGTAGCGTATAGAGATATAGACGAGATCCCTATATATTGGAGTAGCGAGAAACTTCTTGTAGACACATTGTTTTCGATGATGATGGAATTACTTAAACATAAGATTATATGAGCATAAAGCAAATAACAAAATTAAGGTACAAAACGAAAGATAAGCCTCCTATAGAAGGGGTTCCTCTTTTAGGATACAACAAAAAATATAGCTGTCCGTGGGAAACAATGTATAGGAGAGGGGATAAGTACTACACCTGCATGAAGTATGATGCTGAATTTGAAACATATCCACCGGAAGAATATGAATATTTATATCCATGAAAATATGAAACAAGTAACAAGAATAAGATACAAAACAGAGGATAATCCGCCTATGGCTAATGTCCCTCTTATAGGATACAGTTTGGAATACGACTGCAAGGTAGCGTTAGTATACAGAAAGGGGGATAACTATTACACCAATATGGAGTGCGATGTTGAATATAAGACATCCCCTCCAGATGAGTACGAATACGTATATCCGTGATAATTAGAAGGGATATATTTATATTTAAGCATGATTAATATTATTTTAATATTATTCATGCTTTTATTTTTGTTTAAATCGTATTTTTGTATCAACATTAAAAACCTGATTATTATGGATGAAAACAAACAAAAAGTCAATGAGCTAACGATGAGGACGCTGGGTTCTCATTATGGCGGATATACCTATGTAAAGGTAAAAAATCGTCAAACTTATGTAACGATAGATTGGAAGTTGTTGAGGGCTATAGAAAAAGGAGAGGTGGAGATAGACAACGAGAAATACCATCTATCCGGAATAGAGTACGTAGCTAAAAGATGTCAGGACATGTTTTACGTTGGTCGTGATATTTATTATTTCAAGGGTATGGGAGAAAGAGGAATAACCAATCTTCTTAGAAACGCTATAGATGATTTGCTAGATACCATAAGCAGCAGGGAGACTTATCGTAGCGCAGAGCACAGGGTGTACGCCCAAATGAATAAACTTACGGAAGCTGGAGCTATGATCAGCTTAGCTATTGAATTACTAACATCTAACATCCGTCATAGTTATGGAGAAATTAATTTTGAACGATATCCAAGACCTGTGGAGGTGGAGGAAGAAGATAAACATTGATGACCTCAAAGAGGATCCTATGGCTGAGGATATGCCACTCTATTTCCCATGCGCTGTTATTTGGCATGTTGATTATGGGGGGCATGACGCTGATAATTATATATGTTATGGATTTGTTTATGTAGCAGAAATATTAGGAATATAAATATTAAAAAACGAAATAAATAGACATGAGTAAATTACTATTTTTCGATTTAGAGACAACTGGGGTTAAGTTCTGGAGAAACGGGATACACCAAATAGGAGGGATCGTGGATATCGACGGACAGGAGGCTGAGAGGTTCGACATCCGCCTAGCCCCGAACCCTGCCGCCACGATAGAGCAAGAGGCGCTGGATGTGGCCGGCGTTACCTTGGAGCAAGTGCAGTCGTATCAGCCTATGGAAGAAGGGTACAGGCAGTTAGTTGGTATATTATCCAAATATGTGAATAAGTTCGACAAGAGGGATAAAATGTATTTGGTAGGATATAACAACGCTGGATTCGATAACAGCTTCCTACGGGCTTTATTCCAGCAATGTGGGGATAGGTATTTCGGATCATGGTTCTATCCTAACTGTATGGATGTATATGTTATGGTGACACCATTCCTGATGAGTGCAAGAAACGATATGGAGAACTTTAAGTTGATGACCGTAGCCAGAACTATGGGTATTGAGATTGACGAGAATAAGCTCCATGACGCTACTTACGATATTGAGCTGACTAGGGATATATTTTATAAGATAATCAACAAAATGGATGTCAAGCTATGAGAGATGTTCTAGAGGCCATGCATGATTACCCGGATGAGGCTCTTGGGTTATTTTTCTTTTTGATAGTGATTGTCTGGTTATTGTCAGGTGTATTTGAGAAAAAAGATGGATGATAAACTCGATGAGATACTGGATCTCCTAAGATCTCAAAATGAGATGATTAAGGACATTCACGACTATGTGAAAGAAGTTACCAGCGAGAAATATATAGGGGAGTCTAGGATGACCAGCTTCTCTATCAATTTGGCCGCTGATATACTTACCGAAGCCATTAGCCCTAAGATAAAAGGGATGATGGTGGATTTATTAAGGAAACAGGGATGGAAAACCGAATGAGACATGGGAACATATGAGAAGAAGGTAAATCAGTTAAAAGATTTGATGGTAAGGAAATACAAATCGGCTTACAACAAATCCAAGGAAATGGACATAGATATAAGCTCGATGACATATCTTCCGAAACCAGACGCGTTTAACGTCATAAATATTGAAAAAATGCATGTTATTCTTGATCGGGTCAATAAGATCATAGATGATAACAAGGATAAGCTTAAGAATCCGACTTGCTCTACATGCGTACATCTGCATGATAATGATTGGGCGAAAAGATACGGGAAAGTATGTTGCTCTATTTGGCAAGTGTGTGACCATTATATAAACCCTAACAGTAAATATAACAGGAAGCAAAAGACTTATGTTAGACGACCAAGCAATAAAGCTTGTCCTAATTATGAGTATGGTGATGATAATTTTGAAAACAGAAGAAGATGTATAAAAGAAAAGAATACCCGATAAAGAGCTATGTGCCGATGCGCACCAACAAGGATAGGACGTGTATCTGCTGTGGCGATACGATCCCAGCCGGCAGCAGCAGGATGATACCTAGACACGCCAAGGCAAATTACGGTCTATGTTTCCCGTGCTTCAGGAAATGGAGAGATACCGGAGGAGATCTTAAGCTTATGGACAACCCCGGAGATGCGAAGAGAGAATATGTCATACATATGTCTAATATCCTGAAAGGGAATTGTGATATAATAAAAGGTCGAAAGCTTTACGTGGCTTTTAAAAAGGCGATAAATGGCGGAAAGAAGATCGTTATCAAATTTGACACTGATCAACCGATATCTATGTCAACAAGAGTCATGAATCCTTCATTCGGAGAGATTATGGATGAGTACGGCAAGGACATATTCCAAGGTAATCTCAAACTGGTAGATGTACCAAAAGGAGTTAAAGACTTGATAGTTAACTATATAGAAAAATATCGTAAATTATGAATATAAAAACATTTATATACATGATCCTGACATTCAGGAGAGTAGATCCTATACCTAGGAATATAGGTCTTATGTTAAGTACAACGTTCTGGATATCTATAGTATGGATAATATCCAACTTTACCATATTGATAATGAGATTAACAAAGTAGACGAAATGAAAGAAGGTGATGTGATATACAAGAATGGCATGGAGCTGCTTGTGGTATTAAGCTACGATCATAATGAACCATGTAGGGGATGCTTCTTCTACAAGGATAATAAATGTGGATCAGAAAGACTGATAAAATGCTGGGATTGTAAAAAGGAATATATATTCACGGCTATACGTAAATATAATACGACTGAACTGTGCGGAATAGTAAAAAGATATGAGGAGACGTATAAGATAATACTTAAAACAATCAAGAAGATTGAGAAAGAATGTCAAAAATATGTTATCTGGGATACTGTGCATGTGATGTTGAAAGATGATGGAGAGCTTATTATAAAAGCCTTATCCAAGGATAAGTCCGTGCTTTTAAATGATTTCATTATATACATCAACAATAATGGGAGTATAGACGAAGAGGACTATGATCTATTATTAACTAAATAATTGATAGTACAAATGGACAAATCAAACAAAATAGAGAATCTAGCAAACAAGTATGTTGAAAGGCATATAAGAGATAGACATCTAAGCGATGATACGATAAAAGAAATAAAAATAGCTTATATTATGATTATAAAAGATTTTATAGCTATTGTCGATAAATCTACATCAATGAATGAAGATGATATAATATACGTCGTTAACAACATATCATCAATATTATATGAACCTGTAGAAATCTCTAATACCGATAAAAAAATATTGGAGATAGGGATAGCGCTAGGCCTAAAGAGCGCCATATCATGTATATTTGGTTCATTATTAAAAGATGACTGCAATATAAAAGATGAGATAATTGATATATCTAAACATATAAAAGAAAAATTAAGGTAGAACATGAGCCTGTTTGTATGCGCTAAATGCGGTTGCGTAGACAATACCGCCACGTCTAGTTACTGGATGTTGACAAACGAGTATATGGTGGACAAATTCGAGTATGCCAAGGAACTACAGCCGTATAAGGGCATGGGGCTGTGCAGCGAATGCGGGAGGCTGGCTACCAGCCCTGACGGACGTGATGTCGTGGTGCCCGGGAAATGGCACGGGAAGTTCCCGAAGGAGAAAGCTACCGAAGAGCAGTTAAAGAAAATAGGATATAAAAATTTGATAAGATGAATAAGACGAATAAGGTAAGAAAGGGAGAAGTTAGAATATACGAAGGAAAAACATACGTGGCTATTCCGGAGATAAAAGAAGATCATTGTGCAGGATGTTGTTTTTATAACGAGGGATGTTGTTCAATACGTGACTTTGATCATATCGATTTCCCTGATTGCCATAATAGCGGTATGATCTGGATGCAAAAAGAAATTAATATAAGCGATATCAAAGAAAAGGCTATCAAATTAGCCATAGATGCCATGAAGCCCATACCGATATGCTCATCACCATGCTACAGTATAAGTGATAACAGATCGCCGGAGGAAAAGCATGAGGAGGAGATGAGGTTTTGTAAGGATCTTAACGACCTTAGATGTGAGATGCTTATTGATATGGCTAAGAAAATAGAAGAGTATTTATTATAAGATATATAATATGAAGAAAATAATAGGAATAGATTTCGATGGGACATGCGTGACAGACTTATACCCTTATGTAGGAGACAATATCGGAGCCGCTAGCGTATTGAGGGAATTGGGCGATAAGAATCTTCTGATATTGTATACGGTAAGAGATGGTAAATATCTACAGGATGCCGTAGACTGGTTTAGATATAATCATATCAATCTGTATTCGGTGAACTACAATCCTGAGCCAGTATCATCATCACCAAAATTGTATTGTGATTATTATATAGATGACAGGAATATCGGCACTCCGCTCACGGATAAAGGATATGTTGATTGGAATAAGATGTTGGTGTTATTAAAACAAAAGAACTTATTATGAAGATAATAAAAATGAATATCAAAAGATATAAGGAGATTATAAGAAAAAAGGATATACTAACACGAGCCTTATCAGAGGCTCGTAAATTAAATAAATCAATAATATGGGAGTAAAATATTTTACTGACGCAGGGATCGAATGTACCCCGGAAGAATGTAAGCTGATTGAATCATTAAATAGATTAGCGAAGAAATGGGAGAAGGACGGCAAACGTCTTTGGTTGTATTCCGCTAGTGGGGTTCTTACCGTCATGATGCATGGTGATAGGGAAGACAATCCTATACCTGAGATGCTTCCTAACGCAGGTACAAATCCAGATAATATTATAACTACAATCTCAGGAATAGGTAATGATGGAGGAGATTGGTAAACAAATTATAATTTATGAAAATAGGAGAACAGACAATAATATTTTTAGCCGTGAACAAGAATGGTGATGAGATTATTCTTGACAACACCCCCGCTCGACAAGGGGAGATATGGACGGATGAGAGATCGACGCATGACGAAGAGTATTTTTCCATCGAGGATCATAATTCGGCGATCGTACTCCCAAAAGGTACTATCCGTAGATTAACAGGTAGGGACTTGAAGTGGGAGGACGATCCTATATCTCTTAAATCTAAATCCGTCATCGATAAATTTCCTCATGCGGACATTGAATTTTATAAACAGAAGATAATAAACTTCGTAGAATGGATATAATGCCTCATTGTCTAAAACCTTAGTTTTATTAACTTTTAAAAATTACAAACATGAAAAAAGAAGAAAAGAAATTTGTAACAGAGTATCAAATCAATGGCAAAAAGTATGCCGGTGAAATATGGGCAACCTCATGGGAAGAAGCTGAATGTTTTATAAAACAAAGAGCTTCTACCGAAAAGGCTGTTGGGTTTATTCCTAAAGATTAATCATCTATACCACATCCAAAAAACAGATATTATGGCTACTAAAAAACAGATATTAGAATCAGATGAATTACTTCAACAAAAAAGAAGAGCTTATTATCTTTCAGATGAAGGATTCGAGGAATATAAAAAGTTCTTGTCAGATCCCGATCAAAAGAAATTCTGTTTCAAGGGATATTATTATGTAGAGGTGAAGGAGCAGGATGATAAAGAGCTATCAGGATTAATGGGACGAGTAGTATACGAATAAGGTAAGGTAATGTATAAGGGCTGATAACAAAAGAAGGATAGGATGATAATCGCCTATCCTTCTCTTACTTTAATCAAATATCTTGCCGCCAAAAGAGATAAAAGACTCTCTTGATTTAGGTATATTCCTGATATTATATAACGTTTTCTCAAATCCCTTCCTAGTCATATAAACCGTATTCCTGATCCCGGTATCCGTATTGTATCTGTAATGTGCGTAACCCTTCTTCATAACATTCTCTGTTAATATCCATTCTCTTTTATTCTTGTAAAAGAAACCTTGCTCTTGTAAAAACTCTCTTAACGATCTTTCCGCTATATCACATCCATGAGACTCAAGTTCTCTCCTAACATCACGAATCAACATATCATCACCTTTGTCATTGGCCATAATAGCTGTTTCAGCAAATCCTACTTTGGGAGCTTGTTCTTTGATAATATTGTCGGATATTCTCTTAGCCTCCTCTGCCGCTTTCTTAGCTTCAGCTAACGCCTGCTTTTCTTTCTCGGATACCAACAACGCCTCTAATGCTTCTATGTAATTATGTGGAAGATTCTTTTTTATGGATGCCTCCATTTCGTTAAAAGCATTCATGTACTCCAATTTAAATTTTATAGCTTTGCTACCAGTAAACCCCATGACAAGTATAGTAAATCCATCCCTATTCATTACATATCTTTTGGATTTTCTAAATCCACCATTAGGTTGAGGTATGTCATCATAGCATAAACAAAACATTTTATGTAAATCCATTTTTGGATTACATTCAGTATCAATAACATAACTCTTTTCTAACAAATCATCTATAGATCTTATAACTTTGCTATGATCCTTCTCAAATTTAACAGCTACTCTCAAGCTGTCTGTCAACACATCATTAGATTCATTAATAAAAACAAGATTATCCATAATATAAAAAAATAGGCTCAAAAGGAAATGTCGGATCTCACCTCGACAAATCCTAATGAGCCAAAAATATCTTACACATTGAATGACCTTGAAGTGAGATCCCGTCATTCATTGTTTCATGATGCGAATATAACCATAATATTTATGCTACAAACCGAAATAACAATAATTTATATTTATTTTGTATAATTTAATTTTGGCTATTTGAAGAATCCTAATAAATGCTTACATTTGCATTCATGAATAGAATATTTATTCCCATCCGTCCGAGATGGATAGATAGGAATACAAAAATAGCCAATCAAATTGTCTTAAACAATTGACTGGCTATTTTTTTGTCATACTATATCAGCTATCTTCCTCTATCAAAATACCAATTAGCGTCCTCCCCAGACTCATCCTTATTCCTACCACCTAGGAAGAATCCCATCGTCATGCCGTTGGTCATCAGCCAGTAGTCGGATGTCTGTTTAATATCCCTAGCCGTCTTGATATTATACCATTGCTTACCAAACGAGAACTTCATGAGCTGCCTCCATAGCTTGCTCTCGTCCTTATACACGCCGGTCTGGACGGTAGCGAACGGATCCCAGTTCCGAGGATCGGTGAGATCGCCTAACTTCCGGGCCGTAACCAGCGGATCTTGCAGCATATCTATGGCGTTAAGCTCCATGAACGGGGATGTCTGGGAAGCGATCTCATTGATCGTCCTGAACCCGATATAGGTAATGAACTGCCCGAACCAGCTATCCTCATTATCCTCCCTATATCCCATCAAGGCCCTTCCTATAGCCATCATCGTGGCGAATACCGCCATATTGATAATAGATCTCTTGATATTAACCTGCTCATAAGGTGTAAGCTTATCATATTCCTCCTTAAGCACGTCATACACCTCTCCCATACGACCCTCGGACATCGTATTATAGACATTCCCCGCCAATCGCCATAATGTCCTCATATATCCTTCCTCGAACTGGTTGGTCTGGAAATTAAAACCGGCTTTCTTATATGCCCGCTGCACGGCCAATATAAACCATCCACGATGAGGAAGCACCATATTAAGGATCGCGTTCCGGCTAGCCCCCACCCGGTTCTGCTCATTCAAGGCGCCGTCGCAGATCTGCACCATGCTCCTGACCCTACTGGACAAGGTAGGTATGTATCTTTCTATAATATCCTTATTAGCTTCGTTTTTAGCCACGATCTTCCCGTCCTTGACATTTACTAAGTTCCATATGGAATAATCCCTTAAACGCTCCCAATCACGTTTAGCCTCATTAGCGGACATATTCCTGTCTTTCATCATCATCTCCTTGAAATTAGAATATGACCAGAACTGACCCTCATACAGGCGGGTGTCATCCATTACCGAGATAATAACCTGCGGGTCCAACGGGGAGTTAAGAACCTCCATCATCTTAAACGGCAGATCCCGGAATAAGGTTCTCCAGATCTTGTTATACGCCGCCGATCGTACACGGTTGCGGACATTAAACACACCTAGGGCCTCACCGACAACATATAACTTATTGGTACGATTTATGTCCCCGATCTCAGACACGTACGTGCTTAACTGCTTCTGGGCTTCTCCATAAGCGTATTTCATGGAGTCCTTGCTTATGTACTGTCCTACCATACCTTCCAAAAGGAAGTTGGCCTGCCCGGTAAGGGCACCGGTAGCCGCCACGAACGGGGAGAAGCCTAAGTTGGATTTGGACACAAATTTGGTAAACATAAGGGCCAGCTTATTAAGATCGACCTTATAATTGCCTATATTCCATTCAGTCCGCTTATTGTTTATCCTAACGTCATAGATACTGGCGTTAACCCAGTCCTGAAACATCCTGTAGGCATGAGTGGCTTCTGGATTCTTTCCCCCATCATATTGTGTCTCAAGCATCATATTCCTATATCCCATAACATCATCCAAAGCAGCTCTCTTATACTTATAGGATGCCGCCTGAAGGGATAGCATAGAATAGGAGTACGCGAAGTCATGGGATACGTCATCGGCATTCTCTAGCTTGCTCAGATAGTACTTGGGGATCATGCGATATTTGTTATCGTTCTCATCAAGCCCTCCTAGGTCTTGTCCTTGACCATGTATGGGATCATCAACCCTCTCGCCAACGATGTCACGTACGGCGTTTCCGATGGCCGCCTTCGGGTCAACCCCGGCCTGCACCATCCTCTCCACTCCGCCCTTGGATATCTGTGGTATCTGGTAGATATTCCTGAAACGCTCATCATAATCCTCCATAGCCTTACGGCTTATGTTAAGCAATTCCTTCCTCATCTCCCACTTATCCTTGTTGATCGTGGCCTCCTCTCCTTCCTTGGTAATACCGTATTTTTTGAAGAAAGCCTCATTCTTGTACTTATCAAATCTAGGCGTATGATATCCATAACCTAGATCGGGATTATAATTAGGATTCCGGAAGGAACTCTCGAAATCAGCCTCATCTAACCATTGGTTGTTGATCGACAAATCAATCATATTAATATCGAAGCCGAAACGGGACACGCTTTCTTCCTTTGATATACCGCTTTCCATGGCATCAAAAAAATCCGACACCTTATACGTACCGTTATTTATCTTCCTAACGAAATCAGAATATCCCTTGGGAGAGTATTTTCTCATATAAGGATATAGCCGAGTTCTGGCATACTCAATAAGTATACTATTAGCCTTACCCATAGCTATATCATTAGCCAGCTTATCACTGAAATCAGGACCGTATTTTTTTCTAAGGAACGTTGTCTCCATGGATGTCCATGATGGGTTCTTCTGCGACAGCTTGGCGGCCATCCTATCTACCTGACTCCGGGAGCGGGCGGACATATGTTCCTTGGCGAATTTAATCTCATCCATTCCCTTGTCGTATGTCACGGCGTCTCTTAGCGCGTTAAGGTAGGAATCTGTAACGCCACTCTCCACCGTATCGGGCATATTCATCTCAATATCCTCAGCGGAAGCGGCGGCGTTAATAACACTCTTAGCCTCGGCCAGACGATCGTATAGCTCGTTTATCTTCCTTAATGACGATGATCCACGAAGACGATCGAAATCATACTCGCCATATCTGGTGCTGTCCCGGTACTGAATAAGCAAAGGTCTTAACTGGTCATTGATCTCATTTATTGTTGCCATCGCCTCCTCTACCTTCTCTATCCTTGATGATGATGCAGATTGCTCCGTGATCTTATCAACCAGATTCTCGTAATAATCACCCTCCTCGGATCCCCACATATCCTTGGAGAAGCCAAGATGACCACCGGCTAGCAGGAACTCGAACGCTGCCTTACCGCCCTCGGACCGCTCTATCCCACGCAGTATCTCCTTAAACTCGGCTGAAGCCTTACGACCCTCGTTGGTATTCCCGAACTCCTCGGCCCACGCCTCGTCCCATGCCTTGATCTCCTCGGACATCATCAACGCCTCGGACCCCGCTTCCTTTGGTGTCCCGTCGGAATACCACTCGCTCTTGGCTATAGCCCTATCACGAAGGATATCCAGATAAGATCTCCAAGCTATAGGGTCAGATTGGAAAGCGTCCCAATCGACCTTCTTGTTCTTAATAAACTTATCCATAGCCACATACCGGCTTCTACGGATACGGGTCATGAAATCGGACGTGGCTTGCGATACCCTACGACCCAGTCTTTCCTCGACCTTCTTATTAACTTTCTCGATCTTATCGTAATAAGCCTGCACCATAGGTTTCTCTTGGTTCTCATCCAACCACCTATTTATCGTATCCAGATACCGTTGCTGATCCTCGAATGTCATGTCCGAGATATCAAAATTCTGGATGGTAGGTTTGAATACATGATACACGGCCTTCGTAATAGGCTTATCCCCATCATATCCTACGATATCATCACGAGTCTTGACCTTAAGCCCCTTATCAGATAAAAGTGTGTCGATAAGTTGTTTCTCGGTTTTACCCGAAACCTTTTTAAGATCATATATATCAATAATAGCTTTCGCCTGCTCTGTCCGGTATAGTAAATCGTATTTGGCGAAATCACGGGACGAGTCAAGGTAATCCGAGTTCTTCCCATTTATCTTCTGTATAAGACCCTCATTATCCTTTATCCCCCATCCACGCTCTTTCATCATCCTAGTCATCTTATTGATATTGGATACACCCTCGGTATGCGCATCACTATGAGCCTTGGCCAGACGTTGACCTAACATACCTAATATGGCGTTACCACTATGCTCCAGTGTGCCAAAGAACCGGGACATGACATTGATATCCTTATGGATGTTATTCACCAACTTCTTTATCCCATCCCAGAATCTTTCCGGAATATTAAACATCCGAAGCTGTCCATCCAGCCAGTCCTCATTACGATCACTTCGAAGGGCGTTTATATCGGACATGGATGTCTCAGCCATACGTAATATATCATCCATATCCTCTACCATACCAACCTTATTGACGCCATAATAATCCGCCGCCTGATTATTGACGAATCCACGAAGATTCCTGATCAAAGGCACTATCTCCCCGTACACGTTATCGATAACCTGTATCGTCTCATAATCAAGTCCCTTGTCGCTCTTACGCAAGCTACTGGCAACAGTGACCAAATACTCCACCTCAGCCTTGGCGGTCGCTATGACACTCTTGGTGGATAGCAGGTTGTTGTTTTTATTAAGCTCACCACCGACTTGTCTCACCTTCTCGCCTATATCACGAAGAAGGGAGATACTCTCACCGATCCTCTGGCTTTGGCTTGACCTCATCCTCTGCAATCTAGTGTATAGCCTTTCCAATGACCTACCGTTCTTGATCAACTTATTAGCCACGTCAACGTCCGATAACGAATACATGAGATGATTGCTATCCTTTAGCAGAAGCACGTCAAAGGCGCTTGGATCATCAGCTAACGCCGACTCCTTTATCCTATCAAGTACCTTATTTAAATCCGATCTTTGGCTGGAGAAGAAATTACGTATAGCTCGTACCATCCTGCCAAACAAGGAGAGCTGGGCGTCCTCAGACGAGGCCAGATCCTCTACCGCCTGTTCCATGCCCGGCACGAACCGCTGGGCCAACGTCTTGCCTAGGATCTCCCGCTTCACCATCCGATCCAACTCCTCTCCTTGGTATTCCTTTCCATACACCTCATAGTAACGACCAGCGAACTGATTCCATAACGACGTACCAACAACAGAATCCAGCACCTCATCAATCTCCTGCTGGTTACGATAAGTATCGATCAAGAAATGAGCCACCTCCTCATTGAGATCCTCTACCGTAGCCCCCTCAGCCAAAGCGATAACCCCATTAGCCATGTCAGACAAGGCCCTAGCCGAAGGATCCACGCCATTACGCATCTTATACTTATCCATATACTCAGACATACCCATCACACGGATGCCTAACGTGGATAAGATGTTGGTGATATCAGTCCTGTTCTGAAGATCCTCCGCCTTCTCGTTCTCAATAACCCCACGGACATTACTTCCGTACAAGGCGTTATCCTCCATCATCAACGACAAGGCTAGCTCCATGAATCCATCATACTTATTATTAAGCTCCTCGAACTTACCTTGCCTTAACATACCCTTGATCTCCGGTCTGCTTACCGTAACCTTCTCCCCGGACGTAGTGATAAGATCAAGATCATTACTTACCTCCGTATCAAAACCTATAGAACCCAATACGTTCATCTCAGAGGATTGACTTCCAAACCTATTCCTGAGGCTGGATAAGGCATTCATAGCGTTATAGATCTTAAGACCATCAGAATTGCCGGCTCCAGTAAGATAATATCTATCCCCTAGTCTTATACGTTCCCCACTCAACATACCTTTCTTGATAAGGTAATTAATAAACCCTCCACGAGTACTTATATCTGAGTTTGAGCTAATACCAAGGACCGGGATGAACGAATCACTGTTGTTAAGGGTTATGGAGGACGAGCCAAAGGAGATGTCAGCCGTACCGGACGGGACGTCGCTCTCCTCGACACTGCCGGCCAAGAACCCGGCCTCGATCCGCCCACCGGACGAGCCTTTTATGGCGTTGGCGTAAGAGTCGTGTATCTTGCCGTCATCCGATCTAAAGAACAGGCGAGGCTCACCGGAATCATATACCAGTCTTGAAGATGGAGGAGTATAATTCTCAATATTATTTAACGGCAAGGCATTACCAGAAAATATGATCTCACCATCTATATTTCCACCCTTCACCCTGATATTAGGTCGTTGCCCGGTAAAAGCGCTTTCCACGGCCTTCCATAACATACGGGCTGTCTCCTTAATATCTATATTCTCCCTGATAGCCCTTATATCATCCCATGACGCCTCTTTCAGTATCGTATCGCCAATATTATCCTCGTTTATGGAATCCAGATCCACCTCCTGTACCGTGGACGTATCTACCACAGCCATATCATTGACATCACCTACCTCTCCGGAGGTAAGATAAGCCACGACATTGTCGCTATTCCCAAGGCTTCTGGCCAACGCCGGGGCATCCATATCGCTTATGGCTGACAAGACCTTGGCTGACATAAGTTGTCCCCACTCGCTAGCGTTAAGTCTGGCACTTATGGATCTGGCGGCCTCCTTATTCCTTGGCACGGATCTCGTCCAGTCTCCGAACTTAGACCTGAACTTATCGTTATAAATAGTCATATAAGCTTCAGCGGCCTTATTAAGGTCACTTACGGCGGCTATGCCCGCTATCTTATCGAACAAGGTGGATACCTCGCCGGAAGGGGTCAAGACACGGGTTATCTTACCCTCCTTATTCCTTTTAATTACGCAACTCGACATAACTTCATGTTTTTGACAAAGATAAACAAAAAGCCCCCACAAATAAGCGGAGGCTGATATTCTTGTGTTCCTTATATAATTTATGGCTTAATCCGTATTCTTACTATTGATGAACTCGCTAACACAATCACCAGCGAAGCCGGCTATATACGCTGCGTGTTCATCCTCTCCAACCTTAAAACCAAGAGACATATTGCAAAACTGACATACGCTCATTGCTATATGGAATGACTCGTGACATATATTTCTCATTATTAAATCATCGTCGCTCGAAAAATTCCAAAGTATGGCGAATTTATCGTCATCATCCCTATCCCTTACCAAATTTGCGAAAGACGCCTCCTTGTCCATATCATCCTCATCTCCCCATTTCCCCTCGTGTTCAGGCTCCATATTTTCGAAACGATCACACAATGTCTTATAATCTAATCCAACCGTGATAATCAACTTCAACGGATATATCACGAAATCAAACTCCATCTCTCTCATAATTTCTTTAATTTTTCTATAACCTCAAAACACATCTTACACTCAATCCTACGATACAACTGCCTTACGCCATCTATCGTAGTCCAATAACGACCACCCTCACGGTGCAGGAACTCGCTCATGACCTTAGTGTCAGCCACATCATGTAGGTCGTATGAGTCAAAACATAACTTACATATATCGGATCAAAATAAGTAACCTTATTATACGATATACAACGGATTTGTCTTCCATCAGGAATCTGAACATCGAAAACATCTATCTTTTCCATATTAAAAACAGAGGGATACCGATCCCATCACAGACCTGTATCCCCTTATAATAAATTAGCGACGAAAAGCATGGTGATGGACATGCGCCACAAATGTAATTACAAATTTTGTAAAAACAAAACCGTTTTATGGTAAAATGTCCCGGACGAACCGCACACGATAGCGTAAGCTCTTATCGCTGCCGCTCACGCCGCCAGTGCCGAAGTACACGCTCCATCCGTAGTTGGAGCTATACTCTGAACTAGACCAATAGAGGGCGGGAGTATTGAATTGTTGTCCACCAATAGCCGATAATGCGTTATTGACACTCGTCAAGTGCATACATATCAATGAAAGCTGACCACATGATGGGATATACCAATCATCATATCCTTTAGCGTCAACACCAGCTAAGAACGTATTAAGCACATGACCAATTGTCGCATAGGAAGTATAAGACCCACCACCGGTAGTCACCCCTTTTAATACATTGGAATTGGCTTTCCCCTTCCAATCAGATAAAGCCCCGTTTGTCCAGACAATAACATTTGCCGAAAGGTTAGGAGTACCATTGTATGAACCCGACTCCGATTTTAGGTAACCGGAACCATTACTTCCATCTACTTTGTCATAATTTGTAATGCCGGTCTGATCCGTACCATATCCACCCCAATAAAAAGCGTAAGTGCTGTTCTTCCCGGACCCAGCTGTTACGTAGCTTTCATTAAGATGCTCATATTTCTCAATCATAAATCTCTTACCTTGAGCGTTAAGGACAACACCTATACAATCACTGGAAGGTGTGTACGTTATACTTCCATCAGGGCGGATATAAGAGATAAGGCAAGTACCATTACACTGACACGGGGCGTCACTCTTCAACACCCCATACACCCGATTGTCGCTAGTCAGCCACCGTTTCCCGTCGCTCGTGATATAAGCCTGCCTACATCCCTCCTGATTCACCGTAAGCGTCTTTTTAACGCCTTTAGGAGTTGTTATCTCCAACTCAAGGGTACGGTCAAGACCTTTGTTCATTACCGAACCAAAAGAAACAGCGGCGTTACCGGTCCCGGACCCGGGGCTGACGGTCAAGTGCTGGTCCGTCACCTCGCCTACCCCGTCTTTCCAATTAATATCTATATCATTCGTCCTATTTAATGCTTTTTGTAAATACTCATCGCTTAATGTCCTATCATAAATATCAAGAGCATAAAGAGCTCCATTCCAACAATAGACGGAACTCTCTGAAGGGTAAGTCCCTAGAATCAATCCAACAACTGGATCAAAAGTTGGGTTTCCGAGGCTTATTTGTCCATTGTAAGAGGTTGGCGAGACGTATACGGCATTCTTAAATGGATCATATACAGATGCGATGCTTTTTGAAACGTTCCCGACAATAATCACATTCGCTCCTGTATACGTATGTTCAATTATCAATCTTTTCGTAATCTCTGTAGATTTATTAGATATAAAAGCTTGACTTACTTTAGAAGGATTCAAATTAATCCTTTTATATACAAACGTAAAATCATTGAGAGCCGGGAAGTTCTCGCATATACCATAGTTATTAATGCCATCAAAAACTAACGCTCCCTCGTATTCTGGTATTTGCTCGATGGTGATGTCACAGGATTCTTGTATTTTATTTAATATAAACCCATACCAATCCCCATTTGCTTTAAATAAAAAAGACGGTAATGTATAAATTCCATCTTCTGATATTTTGTACATCTGTACTCCTTCAGGAGTTGCTTGTCTATATGATAGAGTTTGACCATCTTTCAGTCCATAAACTTTTATCTTATAAGAAGAAACTGTAAAAGATGGTTGGTTACTACGGGATTGATAATATAACTGTGTAACCGCAATCTTAACTGAAGTCACATTTACAGAATAACTCGTCCAAGTTATATCTGCCCTATCAGTAGATTTAATCCATCTATCATCATTATAATTCTCACCATACAACCCATACCCACTCCCTTTCACAAACCCAAAATTCTTCAACACAATATCATAACCATTCCCAGATAAATCCTTTAACACATCTCTATCTGCGTCACTGTTGCCCTTACCATTACATCTATAAGAAGCCACTAAATAATCATCTATATTAGCCATAATCTTTTTTCTTACAAATATACTAAAACAAACAAACCCCAATCAGCTTAAGTCGATCGGGGTTTGAATAAACAATGAAAATCGATTATAATCTTCCTAACATCCTCATCACGGTTCTAGAGGCAGCATTTTTCCATGTCCACTCATCGTTAGATGTTACGTTAACTGTCTGAGCGGAACCGTTAACATCCAAATTGATAGTTTCCTTATCAATCTCAAGAGTAGAGTCACCAGCGGCTTGAGTAATGGTAACTTGCGCCTTTTGTCCACCGGCAGCCGTTACACTTAGCGTAGCCACCAACTCCTCGATAGAGACATTGGCAGGAACATCAGAGATAGTAATACTCCAAACAAACTCTCCGGTAGCACCAGGATCGTCAGCGATAACAGCGCCGTTAGCTGTCTGCTTACCAGCCGCCGTATAATTCCCGGGGAGCTGTAAAGTCAGGCCATTCTCCTCCGCCGGAGTAGCAGCGAAAGTAAGCTTAGTACTATTAGACTTACCTGTGATAGTTACATTACCACCGGTTTTAGCGACAGTGGCCGTAGGACTATCCGAAGTCACGGACTCAGCGGCGGCGGCCTGATTAACTACCAACGCTTTTTGAACGCCACCGTTAGTAACGACAATAAGATTAGCTGTACGCTCAAGACGACCTGTATATTTATCTCCTGATATAGATACCGCCTGATCACCTGATCCTGATACCGGATCGACTGTTACAAAACCAAATTTTTGTGATGCCATATTCAAATAATTTTAAAAAATGTCCTTTTATTATGCCAAAAATAACTTATATAATGTTAGCCATAAAATATGGGGGGGGGATAGATAGCACTACGACTACACCCGCTCCACGTACAGACCTATTAAATCCTGTAGATTATGGCTGAGAGGAGTTCCGCTATCCCTTGTGCATTTATACACGTCAGCGTTCTGAATGTAATATTTATCCTTAAATATCTCCATAGGAGGGAAATAAGGGATAGGATCACCTATAGTCCCGGCGTGCTCCTTGTCAACAGTCTTATATAAGGAGGCCGTACTGAGTCCAGGTTCCCATTCAGACGATAATATATGTGGTTGGATAACCTCGTAAAGGATATCCGTATCCTCCTTAACTACCCTAAGACAAAATCCCGTATCCACGGATAGCCCGAAATCCGCTCCTTCTTGTCCCCATATAGGAAATAGAACCTTAACATCCAATTTCTCGTTAGAAGATAAAGATATGGCCTTATTATTAACTACCATCCTAGAGAACCTGACAGCTACTTTTTGAGGATCAGAAGCGTCCTTCTCCTCCGCCTGTTGCTGGATGTACGCCGTGGTAACACTTACCTTATCAGGATAACCGGACTGAACATCGACAGCTCTCACCTGTTCTACGGTAGTGGCTATACTGATCTGCTTTTGCTTGTCCCCTAACGCCGTTGTCAGATCGTTATCGTACTTATCCATCATCCCGATCAAGATCTTGCCTTCCGTCATATCGAACTCCAGACCCATAATCGTAATCTTACCAACTATAGCCCCATCAGCCAAAGCGTTACGTCTGCCATATTCAGGGATATAAATATTTTGATCATCCAAGAAAAACTCATGGAGATTTTCAGTCTCATAAGATCTCAGCTCCTCGTATTTAGCCGATTTCTCCTCGTTAAGAACCCTTGACTCATCTAATCTAGCCTCAATGATCTCCTTGACCGTGGCTTTAGGATTAGCCTCCTTGAACGCCAATTGCTCCTCGCCTAGTTCTATCCATGGGGCAGGATTCCCATTAATGTAGTCATCATAGCTATTACCCTTAGCGTAATTATCATCAAGAGGTTCGTCTAAAACCAACATATTGGGATATATTTCCCTGTTTATATATGTATATGCCATAATCTATTCTTTAATCTTGTTCTTTAACGGCGATGCTATACTTGCCTGAAGCATAACACCAGATATTTATCTCGAAAGGCTTGTTAGCCGTAGTGGTTATAGAAGTACCACTCATGCTTACATAAGCTCCTGAATTTGGTATGGCTTGAGTAAAGGACGCAGACGGGACGCACCTGATCATCAGCTCCTCTCCTATCTGCATGCCTGAAGCCACGGATAGGGTGGTAGCCGCTGATAGCGTGGCCGTGATGCTTCTTTTTGTGATAGGTAAGTTGGCTAACGTCGTGACGGTATTCACGCCTATGCACCTTCTAATCGTATTGTAAAGATCCGTAGGAATAAGTCCCAACCCATTAACCGCTGTACCAAAGACCCGCATTTGACCCGGGACGCCACATGTCATTAAGTCTAAATTGCCCGTGCTCCCGTTTATTATATTCACATAACTAAAGCCGAAATTGTACGTAGGATATCCTCCACCAGTAGATGGAGGAGCTACCATAACCGAGTTGCCTATAAGCAAGGAGCTGGAGTTTAAAGTACTAAACGCCGCCTTAGGCATAAGCCCATCGGATGTTGAGCTAACCACCTTATAGGTAGTGTTTGTATCCTTATAATAAGGGATACCACCGACAATAGGACAGGCGGTATAGCCAGAAGCGCTAGTTACCGTACTTCCGTTCTTTACCAGACCTGTGGTCCCATTAGCTCCTACGACACTATACGTCGTATTAGTGTCTGTCCAAGGCACATTGACATACATCTTTCCGCTACCGTCCAGTTCTACCGGATAATTCTTGCCATTCTCCGCATATCCGATCATTACCAACCCTAGGGTCGATGTACTGGCCTTGGCGTATGTGGTATTAGTAGGGACAACCCACGTGCCATCACCACGAAGAAAAGAGGTTTGCTTGCCGGCAGCCGGAGCGGGTACCAATCCTGCCGATCCTGCGGCTGAGGACGTCGCTCCACCCATGTTGCTATATGTGGTATTAGGAGGCGTCTGCCATGTTCCATCGCCACGAAGATACTTACCTTGCGCTCCAGCGGCAGGAGCGGGAACCAAACCGGCCTTTCCCGCAGCCGAGGAGGTCGCCGCCCCCATATTGGAATATGTGGTATTGGTATCCGTCCACGGAACATTCACATACATCTTGCCGCTACCGTCAAGAACAACAGGATAGTTCTTTCCAGTTGCAGAGTATCCGATCTTAACAAGACCCAACTTGTCGCTCGTGGCTTGAGCATAAGTCGTGTTATTATCAGTCCAAGGGACATTCACGTACATCTTCCCATTAGAGTCCAAGGATACGGCGTAGTTCTTTCCACTAGTAGTATAACCGATCTTGACCAATCCTAAAATGTCAGCCGTGGCCTGATTATAGGTCGTATTATTATCTGTCCATGGGACATTAACAAAAGCATTCCCAGACGAATCTACCTGAACTTTATAATTCTTTCCTGAAGTCGTGTATCCTACCTTAATACCACCAAGAACGGTAGCTGAGGACGTAGGCGGGGCGAAAGTGCTAGGCTTATCCGTAACCCCAGACCATGGCACAGATGACGCCTGACCTGCCGTATAAGGCTCGTAACCGGCCTCAGTATTCAACTTACTATCATCCTTGACCAGATACATCTTATTCGTGGCCGTCACCTTAACCGTGTCCCCGACCTGAGCCGTGGCTGTAGTAAGTTTAAACCTTGCCGTATCATCAGCCACCACGACCATTCTCTCTAAGGCCGCTTTAGGCAACCTATCTATATTGATAGTACCGGACGTGATCTTAGAGGCGTCGAAGTTTGCCAATGTCGTGGAGATAGTAATATTACTCCCGAAGTCCGATGAGGCGCTACCGGTCACGGCACCGGACAGCGCTATAGTCCTAGCCGCCTGTAATTTCGTGGCGGTAGGAGCGTTATCCGTCTTAAGAGCGTATTTGGAAAGATCAATATCGTTAGCCTTATCCAAAAGCTGCTCTATCTGATCACCATTGTATTTACCTTGAAAATCTGCCATATCATAATTATTTTTGCTCAAATATAGCCATATACATAAACACCAAGAAATCGAGGGGGGGTAGATACGAGCAGGTGTTAAAAGCTACCGTCCCCATGCAGGAACCCTGTACGGAATATAATAGCCTTATCTTTAAGTTTTTGAACAGACTCCCATTCCCACTCGCCCTCACAAGGTCTTATAACATACTTATTGCCCCAGATCTTGAATTTCCGTTCAATAACAAACATCTCCTTATCGTTAAGGACATGAAAGATACTCCCGACAGGGAAATACTTATCAGTCCTCAATATAACACGATGATGTCTCTCGTCATATTCAGGATCGCCTACGATACGTGCTTTATAAAACTGGAAGTCGTTTAACGTCCGATCCACAGGTTCTATCCAGTAATATCCTTTAGCCATTGATATTCTCTATTTAATCGTTATATTCGCGGAAGAACAGTAACTCATAAGGTTTTTAGGTAATTTTCAACCAAGGGGAAAGGGTGTCCGTGAGGATATCCTTTTTTCATTCCCGCCCACCCTACCTATGAACAAAAAGATCTACTCCTGACAAATATAACGATAATAAGATACTTGACAAAAAGAAACCCCATCGGTATTCTATTGCCGACGGGGTTCTTCCAACGTTGTATCAAATCATATCATCTCACTCCATTTGATTGTGTCACCGACGAAGCACCGCACCGCCAGATACCTTACAAACGCCGTCCCTTCCGGAGCGTCAGGGTCTTCCAGATAAGCCAAGACAGCCTTGACTATTTTCTGGTCGCAGTCCAATACCTTAGGAAAGTAGTCGCTATAGAACATAGCGAACAGATATTGAACATCTCCCCACGTAGCGTTATCAGGTTTCTTGGCCCCGCATTTATCGAACATCTGCTTAGCGTCCTCCATCGTCCATCTTCTCTTGGACCCGTCGGCGTTAAGCATCTTGTCGGCGGCTTCCCTAGCCAACTCCTTGGAAAAGTGATATCCATGGGTGTCTATGTACCGCTTATAATCAGGGTCATCGGCGTCTGCTCCTCAGTAGTAACGACTCCTGCGTCCCCTGCGCATATACGGTTCGGTACCTTCGTACTCGTCACGGATGCCGCGCTCACCGAACCATCCCCTGCGATACATCTCGTCCTCACGTTCATGGAGTCTCTCACGTTTCTCAAGCTCACGCTCGTCACGTTCCAGCTCCCTCTCACGTCTTTCGAGATCACGCTCACGGCGTTCTAGCTCATCCATTCTGCCGTCATGCTCCTTGCCATAATGGTCGTATATTCCGCCACCATAACCCATGTAAGTTCCATCCGAACGTCTGCTACGTCCACGGCCGCCTCTACGATCGTAGATCTCATCATCGTAGTCCTCATCGTGACCGCCGCCTAAATCTATAACTCTCATCTTAACCTAATTTTTTAATTAACAACTCTTTTAGCTCATCGAAAGAGGATCCCATCCTATCGACTTTCTCCTCAAGATTCTTGATCTTCCGGTCTTGATCCTTAGTCTGCTTAAAAGCCGGATTGATTTCCTCAAGGATCGAATCACAAGCCTCTAGCGTCCTCCTATGCTTATCGATACTATCGAGAATATCGGAGCTGGTTCTCTTAGCGGCGTTAAGCTGGTTCATGATCGGATCGACCGAGCAGGCCAAAGTTATGTTATTGGACATAGCGACATCCCTGCTCTCCGGTACGACATAGGTCATGGAAGACCCGTTTATCTCCACGGTAAGGTCTATCACCCTATCCTGTAGTTGCTGATATTGCCCCATCTGGCCCATCTGGGGTTGCTGGAACCTAGGCTCGGACACGTTAACCACATTCCCCATCCTGAACACCGGAACATCGGACGTATCCAGCGTATATACTTGAAATCCTTTCTTTAAGTCTCTAAACATATCTCGATTTTTAAGCGGGAGGGAATACCCTCCCATTAGACATCCAATCTAACCTATTCCTCATCAACAGTCGTCTCCGACGCCGAGGCGGAAGTTGTAGGCACACAGCAATCCATGAGCCTCAATACACCCCTTACCTTGTTGAAATAAACAAGGCGTTCGGTGTTGTTAACCATAGCCGCTCCGGTCACAGCCACGTTGATCGGGTTCACCACAGCCACGCCGGTTACCGGGCAGCATGTGTCATCACCTACCGTGGATACGGTGCTGTTCGCTGGAATAGCTATCTGTACTGGCAATGTCTCGCCTGTTGTCGGAACCACCTGCCGGATTTTCAGCAGCAGAAGGCCCTCGCATGGCAAGGACAGCCATATCCTTGGGTTGATGCCGAAGATGGTGTTGGTAGTAGTCACTACCACGTTCTTCGTGACCAACTCATAAAGAGACCCTATTTTAGAAACACAAGCCATTTTTAAATATTTTTTACTGTGTTTATAATTGTAAATAACTACATTCGCGTCTGGGATAGGCAGAGGTCGCGTCTTTGCTGATAAGGGTTTCTCTAAGTTCTCCCTTCCCATTCTCTTTAAAAACTTAGTCCACATTTTAAAAATTAGAGAAAATGACGAACGAAGAATTTATTAAGAACATCTCCTTTGAAGGAGAGGAATGGAGAGATGTAGTCGGATTTGAGGGACTTTATATGGTGTCCTCCTTTGGGAGAGTAATTTCTCTTAAAAGAGAAGTTAGAAATACACATTGCTCTTGCAGAGTTGTAGAACAACATATACTAACACCAAATAAAAATACAAGTAGACCCAAATATATAAGACACAGTTATCATCTATATAAAAACAAAAGAAATAGAAAATCAATAACAGCCCATAGAATCGTAGCTACCGCATTTATCCCCAATCCTAATAATTATCCAGATATAGACCATATAGACGGAAATCCTCTGAATAATAATGTACACAATTTAAGATGGTGCAATCAAGTTATGAACATGAACAATCCGATCACAAGAAAAAGACTGTCTAACTCTAAAACAGGCAAACTAAACACAAAGAAAAGCATGCCTGTCGTACGAATAAGCAATGATGGAATGATTGAAACATTTCCCTCCGTGATGGAAGCATATAGAAATGGATATAATCACTCATCCATACTAAAATGTTGCAAACATAAAATGCACACACATAAAGGATGTAAATGGATGTTTTTATCCGATTACGAAAACCTTACCAGTAAATCAAAGAACGATATCTGCCAAACGTCAGACTAAAAATTAAATAGCTGCGTTCCCGTTGTTGCAACAACCATTATTGCAACCGCAACTATTGTTGCAACAACCTCCATTATACCCATTAAATCCATAAGGATATCCGCCATAGCCATTACTTGCAAATGGGTTGCAGACTAAATAGCTGGGCACCGGGCAAGGACGAATCTGGTTAACAATGTTTTGAGTTTGAGCTTGCTGAGCGGCAAATAACTCCAACGTCTGTTTTTGTTCACGCAACGAATCAATCGTATGCTGCATTTCCCTCTTCTCAAGATCACAGAAAGCATTCTGAATTTGCTGAGATTGAGCATCAATCTTAGCACTCAAGATATTAAACTGACTCGTAGACTGCTCTCTGTTGTTAGCCAAACCGTTATTGATATTGTTCTGAAGAACATTGGTTTGCTCTAACGTCCGCAATTGATTGTCAAAACCCTGCTGCGTTATCATATTTTGAGTAGCGCACGTGCTTTGGTTGATCAAAGAACTCAAATTGCAGCAGCAAGAGCTAATTTGATTACCGATCTCACAACCTTGTTGCTGTACGGCGTTAATAACAGCCTGAGAGGTCATACCTACCTGACCAGCTACCTTATCGATAGCGCCTTGTACGTTACAGATAGCGCTTTGCAATTGAGTGGTAGTACAGTTCAAGGCGTTAGCGATCTGCTCGATAGCGCTTCTGTTACCTTGGATGGCCTGCATCAGCAACTCACGGCCATAGTCGTTATTCAATTGAGCGGGAAGACCATTAGCGCAATTCTCACCACCGTTACCAAAACCATTGCCAAAGCCACGGCCGCCCCATAACCAGAACAGGACGATGATCCACAACCACCAACCGTTAGCCCCTCCGAACTGGTCTTGGTTGTTACGACCGTTCATCAACGCAGCGACTAAATTCGGATCCATCTTATTACCACCCAAAAGGCTGGTAAACATACCCGGAATCATAGATAATAAACCATTAGCGGCGCTACCGCTCCCGGAACCCATGCCGTCTAACAGCACGATTTTGTCTCCACTTGTACCCATGTCTATTTATTTTTGAATTAATAATAACCCCACCTGATGGCGGGCGTTACAAAGTTCAAAAATTAATAATCCTAAGATCGTGATATATGTCATCATCAAGGCACGTCATGTCATGCAGTTGGTATTAATAAGAACCGGTACAAGACAAAAAATCCGGGACGTATCACTACGGCCCGGATTCATGCAAATCTATAAATTCAATGTTTCAATGCTCGAAAGAAAACGTCTCACGACGCCAAAGAGAGATTAACCACACGAAAAATCTCGCATTAATTTATTTGTATTAGCAGTGTATTCATTAATTATCTTACTGGATGAGGGATTATCCTCTACCCTTGATAGACGGTTATCGTCACTCCTTACCGTAACGTCACCTATCTTTCGTGCCATACTATCCTGATATGATGATGGATCGGAGTATATAAGATCATCGACGAACCTGTATATTGATCCATCAACCGTCTCTCCTACCTTCTCATATAGGCCAGATTGGAAAGACACGAAATCGTCGTACCTCCCACGAGCCAAGAACGAACCGTCCGGTCTCGCCTCGACACCGCCGTTGACCTCCCGGAGCAGACCCGGATTCCTTTGGTATAGATATCGATAAAAACCGACATCCATCATCCTATCCTGTCTATCCAGATAGAAAAGATTCCTCATGCTGCTGTCGCTGGACTCGATAGCCACGTCAAACAGAAGATCCCTTACCTGACCATCCGGCAACGACATCTCTATGTTTTTTAATGTACCTCTGTCATGGTGGTTCAAAGATACGTTATAAAATCCATTAAAATCAAGGAAACGCAAGACATTATTATATAAATCCGATTTTTTTAACCTTTCCTTGATCTGGATTTTCCTCAACGAGATACAGGATTTGATAAAATCCCGATCCTTCCCCTGTCTAGCCTCGTATCTCCTGAACTCCCGATCAATATCGACATCATCCACCTTAGAGGTAACGGGATGTTGATATATCAATCTGGCAAGGATCATACTCTCCGTATTGGAGGATGAGATGTTATCCATAACCAACTTCTTGATATTATCCTTGACCACGCCAATATCAGATCGAGAAGCCCCTTGGGGGAGCACGCCTGTCGGTAAGTACGAGGGCTGGGCTATCCCGATATCAGCCAGCACCTCATAGGCCTGATCGGTGTCGGTTATCGGGGTCGTGTTATGGTATGTATTTCTACCTACATACAACATGTTCCTGTCATACATATCGGAAGGAGATGTTTTCCCGGACCTTACATACACCATCCTATCCCCGGTAAAGTAAGTATCCTGAACCTCATATATCGGATTCCCTTTCCCTGTTATCCTATCAAGATCGGAAATAAAGTCATCATATACCGGATCACCATTCTGTATAGAAGATAACATGACATCCAACGATGCCATAAGGTCACGGATATCCTCCGGCCTAGATATAACCATCTCATCGCTAATCGCCTCGCTTATATCAACGCCCATATCGGAAAGATCCATGGCTATGTCATATAGACGTCCGGCAACATCCTTGATGTCCTTAAAATCGTCCATATTGATCATTTCCCCAACCTTATCCCTTAGACCTTTCATATCCTTAGGTGTACTGATATATGGTATGGTATTGTAAGAGTATGAGTCGGTGATCGTATTCCTATACTCATCCCAAACCTCCATACGAGTCATGGTGCGATACGTATCATACATCCGATCGGCGTAATCCTGATCCTCCTGATACCGGAGCGCCAAGGAAGGGTAGGGGATGGAGGCGAAAGCCTGATCGAACTCCCGGCGGTCGCTGATACCGCCTACCGCCCTCATGATCGTATCCCTTACCTCCATTGGATTCAAGACCCTTCTCTTTCCCAATGAATCATACGCATCCTCATATATCATATAATCATCACCAAGACCTGATTCGGAGGACAAGAAATATGTATCCTTCTCATTGAGATCCCCGTCAGACATAAAATCGACAATCCTCCTCATCATATCCCTTACCCGATCATACGCCGATCGGTTGGTCATGATATTATCAATCTCATCGGCGTCATACATCCCAGATCGCTCAAGATTGTACCTATTGAGGAATATATCACCGCCGGAAAGGAAGTTAGATACGATCATATCATTAAGATCATTGATATTATCAACGCCCAAGGAAGTAAGGGTGTTATTGATATCCTTAACCTCGTCAGCCATGAAATTACCCACAGCATAATTCTTTTGTTTGATAAAGGACATGACATCATCATACCTAGGCTCCCCATTGCTATCTAAGTCGTATTCTGATGGCATGGACATCCAATCGCCAAAGAAAGACACGAAGTCGGGGGAGTAGGCCGTACCCCAGACCGATAAGGCCTGCTTCTGGTCGCCAAGCACCTCCATCGCCCTTTGGTATAATCCGGATGGTTGGTTGTTAGGGGCAAGGACATTATCTACCCAACCCTCCTTATTTTTTATAACATAACAAGATCTACCCATAGCTAAATAGTTTTGCTACAAAGATAAACAAAATCCCGCCTACTCTCACGAGCGGGCGGGATACCAAACAACAATAGGTGTAAACTGGTATATAATCACCTAGCCCAAGAGACAGATATGTTGATCAGAGAGGTTTGGGAAAAGCTAGAGGCTCATGGGTATGATATAGCGGAGAAGAATCTTCGTATATTGCTTGAGGATAATAAGTTCTTCGCCAAAACCGGTAAGAGATGGTTGCTTTCCCAAAGGATGATAGATCGTGGTTACGTTCGTTACAGATATCGTAATGATGACGAGTTCTACGGCACTAATACTGTCTATGTGACTCCTAAAGGATTCCAGTGGATCGTGTCTAAACTATCTAGGGAATGGATGCCTAGGTTCTTGGAGTTGAAAGGTAGGGTTCTCAGTAGATCGGATAAAAATATTTTTGCTAAACAATAAGTTTCGTTTTTATAGTTTTAGGATTGAGTTTTTTGTTTGTCCTTGAGGATCGGCAAAATGATTTGTACTTTTCGGAGAAACATGAGGTTTGTTATTATTGTTAGGTGATTATATACCAATTTACACCAGTACATTTTGACGCTTCACAGCCCCGGCTACTGCCAGCGACTCCACGTCCCCTACCCGGTTCACCACCGGTGACGTATTTTATTGGGTTAGAAGATTCTGTTTTTCTAACCCAAATTTCTTTATATTCTTAGCTGCCAGTAAATCCCTATCATTTACGGCCTCACAAGAAGGGCAAGTCCAGATACGATCGGATAATTTAAGATCACGATGTATGTACCCACATTCGCACATCTTGGAGCTAGGTTCGAATCTTCCTATTCGAATCAAATTCACGCCCTTCCAATCTGACTTATAGCTTAATATTCTAAAGAACTCGCTCCATGAGCATGAAGCTATGCTATTAGCCAGCTTATGGTTCTTCATCATCCCCTCCACGTTAAGATCCTCAATAACCACGGTTTGGTTCTCGCCTAGGATATTGTTGACAACATGGTGTAGGAAGTTATGTCTTTGATTTGATATGTGCTCGTATGCCTTAGCTACGGCTAATCTAGCTTTTTCTCTTCTTCGGCTTCCTTTTTGTTTGCGAGCCAATCTCCGTTGTAAGCATCTTAACCGTGCGGAAGACCTTTCCAGATATTTCGGATTCTCGAAAACCGAACCGTTCGATAAGGTAGCGAATGTCTTTATCCCTACATCGATACCTACAGCGGTATCCGGATTTATAGGAGACTTGCCCGGTAGCTTAATGCCGTTATCTACAAGGATACTGATATAGTATTTATTTGTAGGTGACTTTGATACGGTAACAGTTCCTATCTTCCCTTTAAATACTTGATTAGAGTAGAATCTTACCCATCCTAATTTAGGTAGTTTGATTCTGTTGTTATCGAAATCAACGTGAACGTTAAGGATATTCTTGAACGATTTCCTTGATCCTCGCTTTGATTTGAATTTCGGGAAGCCTTTCTTCTCCCTAAAAAATCTGGTGAAAGCCTGATCTAAGTTCCTTATTGACTGCTGTAGGCATTCATTAGATATCTCGTTGAGCCAAGTATATTCCTCTTGTTTCTTTAGGTCAGTCAGTTTCTTGCATAGATCAACAGCCGTCAGTGATTTTTTATTATCTTGATACGCTTCGATTTTCGTCTGCAAAGCCCAGTTATAGATAAATCGGGTTGATCCGAAAGTCTTCTCTATTAGTGAGATTTGTTCGGATGTCGGATTTAGTCTATATTTATAAGCTTTTAGCATACTACTCTACTGTCTTTTGATGCAAATATATGATATGGGAAGTAATTATATACCATTTTACTTATGTTATACAACATGATAATGTAAAATTGTATATAATCACCTTTTGAAATAGCAAACAAATAGATGATATTTTTACAAAAAATGTAATCAATCGTATTCCTCTGTCATATATAAAGCGTAATCATACCTATCCTCCATCATCATCACCACCTTCTTGATATCAGATAAAGTCAGTTTCTTTATCTCCATATTCCTACTATCCATCCTGACGAAAGAGTCCTTGAACTCCTGCTCGGTTATGGCATCCAACCTAAATAGATTGTATTTTATAAGTAACTGGGTTACGTCAAATATCAAGATATTAAGATCAATATCGTTTTTCAACTCATTAAGTAGATCGCGCATCATATCCTTAATAGCGTCAGTGTCAAGTTCCAGCTTCTCGGCTTCCCTCATCAACTTCTTAATGATGCCATTGTACTCGATTATGATATTAGCGTTATCATCATCGGTAGGCAGAAGAATATCCATCGTACATTCTATACCTATCTTATCACTAAGTCTTTTATTGAACTCCGTCATATAATCGAAAGCCTGACTTCTGCTTAAAGCGTATGTATGGTCAAGTAACTGCCTTTGTCTGTTATTGACAAAATAATGACTGGTGTATAACATCATCAAGACCTTCACTCGCTGGAGGCGTAAGTCTTGCATAATCTTTCGGTGTAAAAAAGCATCTAATTGCATAATATAAAGAGTCCCCACCGGGGCCATCACACACCCGACAGGGACCAACTTTTAAATATCTTACTCGTCAGGTGATGGACTGACACCGCAAAGATAAATCAAGATAATTTATTTAGCAAGGATCATCGGCTTCTTTTTCTCCCGATACTATATTACCTTCGGAAGCCAAAGACTTATCCTCGGCCGCCTTCGTAGGCGAGGCGAACTCCGATTGGGAACCGGACGGGTTGACGAACGGGGTCTCCGTATCCTCGAAGAACGTCTCATCCCTCCTAATACTCATCCTGAACTTAGGGGCTATGAAAGGATCGTTATTAAGATCGATGTTGATCGTAACGTCATTCATCAAAATATCCTCCTTGGTCCTAGAATCGCCTATCCATCCTCTTACGTCAGCGGTCATAGGCATCTTACTAGCGGCTTCCTTGACATCCTTTAGCCGTTTCTTGATAACATCCACGTCTCCCGCCAACGGAATCATATATGTCTTGTTATCCAGCCCGGATCTGGCTATAGCGTTGTTAAGATCCATTATATCATCAATACTTACTCCGCCACCTAGACCCTCTATAATTCTGTCAGCCATCGATCCGATCATAGATGAGAATGATGATATATCCTGATTTTTCAATCTTACGGGGTACAGGTAATTTCTTCCATTTCCTGTCTTTATAGCTACGACCGGGATACGTGAATTTTTATAATCACCATACTTGTCCCTGACGATAGCCGTACAGAACGGGAATATATTATACTTAATATCATCTCTCATCGTAACCTCCCCGTTCTCTATATATCCTACGCTCTCGACCTTACCAACCGTCTCATTGGTAAAGTCATTTTCGGAGACCATCAACGTACCATTATCATCACTTATGCTAAAATTAGGTCTTCCTGGCAAAACACTGGTGACTGCGCCTACGAACGGTATATCAATCTCGCCAGCGACAGATCCCACATTATCCCTATACAACTCAAAGGCCATACTCCTTAAATCAGCGTTACTACCTTTTGAGTCTGGATCATTGGCCTTAAGCACCGAGACAAAATTACCGTCACCATCCACGATCTTAATAACCATATTATTAACCAAATCACTACGGGCAGACTTGGTCTCGTCAGAATTAGGATCAACGGCATAAAGGCTATTGTATTTATCATACAATTCCTTGGTATAAGGATCTAACATATCTACCTTGAACCTCACGATATCGTTCTTACGAAGACTAGCCGCAGCTTCTTGATTTATCGACTCATTATTAGAGCCAAATGCATCTCCTGTATAATAAGGAACAACAGATCCATCCTGCCCCTTGCGATACACCATGAACCAGTTGGAGGTCGATAAGGCGGTCTGCCGCCCCAGTATGACACCGGTAGCGTTCTCGAAAGCCTGAGCGTCATCCTCGCTTATCATCCATCTTGAGTGGTTATTCGACTCTATAACAGTAAATATGTCGGTTCCGTTGGTGAAATCCATCACCCTTCCATTATCAGTATCAGTGGCATCAGATCTTTTAAGCCCAAGACCGTCCATAAACCTGTCAAGTCTCATCCCTCCTACCTCATAATACATGACTCCGCCAATCTCTCTCTTCTGGGCCATCAACACTACCGGATTCTGGGCGGCATTGGCCTCCGTCCTGCCGGTGGATGTTCCGGGTTCGCTCTCCGTGAGAACATCACCCATAGGTATAGACTTATCGTAATCCTTGACAACCATACTTCCATTATCATACAGCCTCATCCATTCCACGAACTGGAGAAGAGGTTCATCAGAATAGTTATTGATAATATCAATAGCCTCATTAAGTTTATCCTGATCAACTTCATTCCCGTTGTCAATATCATTCATAAGATCATTATAAGTCTGTATAGCCTCCTTAACCTGATCCTGATCAAGACCATTAATGTTCATATCTATGATATCATCAATAGTATCCCTGATGTTATTTAAGACGTTATCGTTGGTATTTAACCTATCTATCATTGACCTAATCTTATTAAGCCTAGCTATAGGATTATCGCCAAACCCATTTACAAGATCATTGATACGATCCTTGTTATTATCATATATCTGCCTCTCCCTAGGAGATAAGATATCCTCATTACCGTTCCATATCTTTATAGCTATATTATTGATTCTATCATCAGAAGGATTTATGATATCCTCATTATCAGGTACATTCTCAACGATACCGCCCTCATCAGCCTTGATATCATTCTCCATAGATCTGGCGATCATATGATTATAGGTCTTGAACATAAATGCCTCGTCCTCTCCTATAAGACCATCTTGATAAGCCTTATCTATGGCCTGATCATTGGCATAAAGGGAGTTGGCATCAGGATCATCGGTATTCCTGAAATCATATTTACTATCATCCTCCTCATAAGTCTTTCCCCATATGTTTGACAAAACCTTCATGAACCCACGTTCCTGCGACCGTATGAATCTCCTATCACGCATACGGCGAAGGGACTCATTTATATTCTTATAAGCCACAAGATTATGACGATACTCGCTAAGTAACGCCATAGCCTCTTTATAATTATCAACCCCACGGATAGATACAGCATTCTCAAAACCAACTATAGTCTCATAAGCCGACATAAGATCGGCGGCACTGATCCTTGATTCATTCCTGTTTAATAACAGCTTAGATATATCTGTCTCTGAGTTAACTAACGTAGCTAATCTCCTCTCCAAAGCAATTCTATCCTCCGTCAATTTAAGAAGTCTATCATTCTCCTTGGCTAACTTGACCTTATCAGACTCAAGAGCTTCTTTAGACGTGATACTCTGCTGAAGCTTCAAAACATTCTTCTCCATCTTCTGTATATCATCTGTAAGCTTCCTGAGTTTCTTAAGATCCCTACTCGAATCAGGATTAAGACGAGAATATATATCTAAAGCGGGGCCTATATCCGTATTGTATATCCTTCCTAACTGATTAGCGATATCATCCAAATTATCCTTAGCCTCAAGACCGTTATAAGCCATGTTAGAGATGTAGGTGTTAAATGATCTATTGGATATACCATCGGTAAGGGAGTCGGCAAATCTACTAGCCATAGTAAAATTATCAACCTTCTTATTGAACTCGCCAACAAGATTGGACTTATACTCATTTACCTGCTCATCTGTCATATTCATATCAGAGGCTATATCGCTATTAGGTATAGACTCGATGACTGTCTTGAAATTCTCCTTGGTATCATCTAACATCCCCATTTCCTGATCATAACGAAGACGGTTGAATACGGCGTCACTAAAAGTCTTATCTACGATTCTAGAATTAGGTATATCGTCAGCGTTATTATCCGTACTCAAGCCTGATAATTGAGCGTTCAGGGCCATGCTGCCACGAATAGCACGGATAGCGGCGGTAGTCAAGGCGCCGGCATTGGTGTTGTAAGCCTCCACCATCCCCTTGTTCCGGGACATGTCTTGGCTCCATTCCTTTATACCACCAATAGTTTTTACTCCCATAACCGATCCAATAATCATACCGATGCCGATTTCCTTCCATCCCTGATTAGATCCGTAAGTCTCCTTGAACCCGTTCTTTATAGCCTCCATATAGCCTATATTCTGACGAATAGCCATAGGATTGTATCTTGATTCTACCCAATCCTCGGCGGATTTACTAGCCACTCCCTGAAGACCTTCCTCATACAGACCCTCAGATACCGGACGTTTGATAATATTGAACGTATTCCCGGCTATTTTCTGCCATTTCTTAGGCGTTATGATCCTCAATGTTCCATTATCCATCCTCTCGGCTCCTACACCAAATATATTTCGTTTTATGAACTTATCAACGCCCAGATCCATGCCAAACATATCACCGAACATAGCTATATTGGATAACGTAAGGATACCGATATTGGCAGCGAATATAGCGTTAGCGGCATCAGCATTATCAGCTCTGAACTTCATGAGTTCCTCATATGAGGCTTCTCTACCATAGGCATTCCTGTAAGCCTGCTTGAAGTTTTCCTCAGATTCCATCAACCCACTCCTTGACTCTACCGAAGCCTCCCAAAGCGTTGACGTACCGATAAAGGTCAGGTTGTCCAGCCCCTTACCTATGCCTCGTCCTATGCGGGCAGCTCTTAGCATAGCATTAAACCCGGTCTTTGTAGCAGAAACAGCCTTCCCCATACCGGCAATCGTAGCACCTATTCTAGCCCCCATACGAGCGGCATTCATAAGACCAGCTCCGGCGAAGGCGTAAGATGACAAAACGGCTCCAGCCGTAAATGCAGCTCCTGACAAAAGATCATTTGTCCAAAAATTGGTTGTAAACATACTTTTAAGAAATCCAGCATCTCGCTCCTCCTTACTGTAATAATGATTAAGCGTATAATCACCACGCTTATCCATATCATCCAACCATCTGGCAAAACTGTTATCATACATAGCTGATAACGTCCCTTTTGTAACAAGCTCCTTTAATCCATAAACAGACTGACCTACTCCACCTATTCCATACAAAGCAGACTTATAAATAAACTTACCTAATCCTCTATAAGTTTTCTCCCAACCACTTTGACTTCTCGATAGACGATCATCATTATCCACATTATTGATATAACTCTCGTATTTTGGAATCCATTCACCTGTTGACAGCCTATACCTTGAATCACGAAGGTTGATCCTACTTCCAGTTATATCATAATTACCCTTAGGAATACCCGTCTCGTTTATCATCTGAAAAAGCGGATTCCTTGCTTTTACATCATCATGATAAGATGTCTCTACGGAATTTTTTATACCCTCTACTAATGATGGAATACTCCTGCTTCCCTCTCTAGACAAAACATCATTATCCATATCCGATAAACCGCGCATGCCAACAGGTATAGGGATAGAAGAAATATTATCCTTAGAAGGCATGGGAGATGGAATTGATGGAGTAGGGACATAATATCCCTGACTCTTCATCACATTCCCTATATCGTTATTATTATTGCTCATTTTTTCCATCTATTTTATCCATAGTCTCTTTATCCAACACCGAAAGAATATTGCTAAGATCAGAGTGCTGCTCATTAATATCTCTACCCTTAACAATAACGTCTTTATTGATAGCCTCAACCACGGCTTGGGTAAGATACATCTGAGGACACATATTTATAATCTTCATGATATTATCAGCATAATCAGTATTATATTCCAACACCTTTAGAGGTGTCCCGGTCCTAGCCTGCCCGTGAAAATAGACGCCAACCTCAACACCTCCAGGAAAGCCCTTGGCTTTAACATCATACGATTTGTAATTTCTTAAAACCGTATTAATAATCCTAATAGCTCTTTTATTAAGCTCGGATGTAGCTAGTTCATTGTTCTGAATATTGTACTTATCAACCATCCTAGAAGCCTCCTCAGCCGCATTCTCGATAGTAGCGAAAGCGCCAAGTGAATTAGCTTGCGCCCATTTCTGATAAGGCCTATTGGTCGTGGCAGAAAAAGATACAGGGATGATCTTAGATTCGTAATCTTCAGATCTTACATTCCTTTCCCTTTCGTACAAACTATACCCCATACTATCTAATTCCTCTTTAGTAACTTGAACCGTAGCGATATTTTTTCCGCCAGCCATAGCTACCAAATCAAATGTATTGGGATTATCCGTAGGACGAGCATACAATATGTAATTATTAAGTCTGCTATCTTTATCCTTATTCAAGAAACCAGCTCTTGACAAAAGCAGACTCTCTAATTTAGCATGCATACGCCTATCTTCTTTAGAGGCATTGGTAGAATTAGAGAACGACCATGATCTTGGAGCAAACTCGTCATATCTTCTTTCATAGACCATTTTAGAATCCTGAATAGCCTTAGCTATATTACGACCTATATTAGATGAAGACCATTCTCTTCTAAGCGTAGGACCGTCAGCTCTAGACATATTCTTACCTAAGATCTTGATCATTTTATCCCTACTAGTCATATCGACATTATCGCTATTCATTACCGGATTGTCTACACGACTATAAGTTTTAGCTATATCATTTATATCCTCCAGAGTGAAATTTTCTCCTGAATATCTATTTAACAAATTTATATAAGATCTCATCAGCTCCGTATTAGCTATAGATCTATCCGCATAGTTGATGTTCTCGCTTATCAATCCAGCTATAGCGGAAACCTTTAAAGCATCTTCTGGTGAATACTCTTTCC